AAGTATATTCTTTAATATTCGTAGCGCAAATATAAGTGAATAGTTTATCTATTATAGTATTTACTTTAATAATAGATGTTAAATATAAGTATTTTCTTTATTAATTTCATGGTTTATTAAAGTAAATACTATATCTTTGTAACATCAAAAAAGAAATAAAGTAATAACAACTAAAAAATAAAGATTATGAAAGTAAAAGATTTAAGAATTAATGACTTATTGTCATTTGGTGAATACATAGAAATGGCTGATGAGTACCTTAGTGAGTTTGGAAGGAAATCAAATGGGGGATATGTGATGAGTGGAACAGAATGTAAAGCTGTTTCTTATCCAAAGGATAAAAGTGAGAAGACACTAGAAGTGACTATCAATTACGCGGAGCAGACAATCGAGATCATTTAAGTTAACCAGCAGGGCGAAAGCCCTGCATAATATCTCCATAACTATAAAAATCAAAATAGAGTTGTGTCAGGGGACTCCGGTTCCGGCACATTGAAAGTTGACGCCAATCAACAAGAAGGGGAGTTACTAAGCTCCCCTTTCTATTTTCTCTCTAAACAACCTCAACTGATCAATCGTCGGATGAAACGTAGGATTCTCCCAGTTCCTAGAGATAACCGAAATCATTGAATCCAGATACTTACCGCAGTCAAGAATCTTCGCACATTTATCCAATTGGAACTCTCCGGAAGGATATTTCTTGTTGTCAAGAACATCCTTAGCCCATGTCAGTAACTCATTCACCGAGTCGTGGTCGTATTTCTTTTCTTCTGCCATAATGTTAGTTTTCGGCAAAGGTATAAAAAATCCCGGCATATCTAATACACCGGGAGGATTCCATTTTAAAGAGGCAGTTATAAATGGAAGGAGCTATTTTACTTCTTTATTTTTAGCCTTAAGAAAATAAGAGACTATTAAAACAACAGTTCCTCCAGCAAATATAGTCCCGATTGTTTCTTGACCGATAGTTATTAAATAGAATGAGAAACCAACAAATATAAGTACTATAATAAAAGCCATTACCAAAGCTGTGAAATTATACCAATGCGTATGTCTAAAATCACTTTTGGCTATTTTCATTCTATCTTCGTTAAATTTGATACGGGCATCCTGTTCCATCTCTGTACGCTTCATGATCCATGGAATAATATCCTTAGATACATTATTCAGTTTTGTTAATTCATCGGCAGATGGAAGAAGGTTATCGTCATAGACCGTATTTTGCTCCAGTGTTAAACCGGTCTTATCACATACTTTATTTTGTTCCGCTTTCTTTGCCATTATAGAGCAGGTTCAAATTTAATTTTAGCTTCTCTAGTTGCTTTATTAAAGTCTCTATTAAAAGAAGACACATCTTCTTTCATGTTCTTCTTATCATAGTCTGTGCCATAATAATCAAGTTTTTTCAAGGAATCGTTGATTTCTTTTACAATCTGTTCCTCACTTGCTTTTTTCGGAAGTAAGGAACCTTGCATAGATTTAGTGATTGCTTTTATAAACTTTTTCATATATATTAACCCCTTTCTGTTATACTAAAAACAGAATTTATAGCGAATTTGTTCTGCAAATAAACAAATAATCAACCAAAACTGCAAAAATACAATTGAAATTTGCCGTTAAAAGGTCAAACTTTAACTATTCCGGAAGTTTTTAACAAAAATCCCCGACTACATAGTCAGGGACAAACACAAAGATATAACCCTTGCAATAATAGCAAGAGGAATAAGCCAGTATAGCCACTTTTCTAGGCGTTCCATAGCATTACTAGCAGAAGCCGGCAGAAATCCGAGTGGTATCGGTCGTCTGCTTGTGAAATCAAATCATCTATGTAGTCTTTTTCTCTCATTTTCGCCTGTATTTCTGACAAAATGCCCCTTAATATCTTCGGCATAAGTTCTTCCTGCAATGTTCACACAAGAAGTTCTTCGCTATTGGAAACATCTTCTGACCTACCTCACCGGAAAGATATTGGGCTTCCTCCCCGTAAGGATCAATATTGAATACCTGTGAGATATGCCGGCACAAGTGCCCTTTTTCGTGGTCCCATGAGTTTTGAAACTCTCCCGGGGAAGAAGTGAGAGCAATTACCATCACAGTCTCACGGTCCTCAAAGTTCGAATAAGTAAGACCGGTATTGAGAACCCCGGAAGAGAGGTTTCTGTATGCCTGTTTGAAATCCTCTCCTCTACAACCGATACGGTGAAGTGCGCATAGAATATCACTGGTCCAGTAAGTCGTTACGGCATAGTACACCTTAACTATCCAATCATATTTCGGTATGTAGAAATCTTGAACTATCATAATCAGAGCATATCATCCCACATTATAGGTGTGCCACTTCCGATACAATCCGCATAGAAACGGGTAAAAGGAAGACCGTCATACCCGTCAGGATCATCTATGTAATCCTTCAAGAATAATGCCAAATGGGATTCATCTATAATGGAACTCTTATAATAATCAGCTTTCGCCATATTAGCTACATATACGCAATCATACCCAGCATCTTTCTCCAGTTTAATTCCGTACTTTTTCAGAAGCTCTTCTACTTCCTCCTTTTTGATCGAAACGAGTTTTTCCTTCTGCTTGGTAGCCTTGTTCTCAACTTCCATTTTAGAAACAGCCCATTCACACATCTTCTTAGAGAAGTGCCAACCGTATAACGACAGATAATTTTTCATTGCCGGAGGCATCTTGTCATACGTATCTAGTCTTTGTCCCATAATTAATTGCTTTTTAGGATAAGAGGGGATTTCTCCCCTCATACGATTAATAGAACTCACCGTTTGAGCGTCTGCGTCTGCGCTCTCCCATATCTCCGTATATAGGGGATTCCGGGAAATAGCCTGGCATACGACGTTCGTTCATACCGTCACTATCGTAACGTCCATTCTCACGGAATCCCATTCCACCGCCACGCATTTCACTCATGGCCTTTTCATAACCATGACGGCAACCTTCACGATAGGCTTCTTCAACCTCGTTTCTTCCTCTCATTCCGAAATCACGATCATATCCATCGTGTTCTTCTCTTATCGTCCACATTCCCATAATTATTTCTTTGTTTTGGATGTTTCAATTACTCCGAGCTGTTCCATTAACTTCTGATTCTGTACAATGAGGTCAGCCATATTTCTGCTCATCTCCTGCATGTTCTTATCCATATTGGACATTTGCCCTTTCAATGCGGATATTTCCTGCTCCTGCTGTTGCTTGGCTGCAAATTCAGGGTTAAGCATGGCAAGCATCTGGTCACATACCCCAAGAAAGTTCTGATGATATTCCACGCTTTTTAGAACATCCTCACTCTTCTGTTTCATAGTAAGGACCTCGGTATTCATCTCGTCTCTTGACCCTGTAATCAGCATTCCTGTTTTAACATCATCAGCAATATTGGCATTAGCCGGTATCTCTTGCAAATTGACATTCTGTCCGTTTATATTCACGACAAAATCAATAACCTGGACAGGCTGTGGATAAGGCATGTTGGGAACAGTCTTATATATAGTTTTTATAGGGCTTACATTAACGACCTGCCCACATTCCAAACTTGGATTTGCACCTCTGTGAAGAAGATATAACGTACTGTTTACTCGTAAGTTCTGAAACATGATTGTTTAATTTTAAAGGAGTGTGGCTATTTCCATTTTGGAAAATACCACAAAACTCCATGTTAATTATTACTTGCTCCGTAAAGAAGCGGTTTCTACTGTAGGAGCCGGAACCGTTGTCGGTCTGTATCCGCCATTAACAAGATACAATTCGTTGGTGTACTTGTTGTAATGAATCTCATAGATGCCGGTTCCAGCCAAGTTTGCAACAGTTACAGGCTCATTGTTATAAGCCATCAACGGTCTTGTGTCCCCGTTAGTCCCTATCAGTATCGGGAGTGTTGCAGTCGTACCGGCAGGGATCGCCTGACGAAGATTGACATAGAACCCTCCGACATAGTCCCTGTTGCGGAACGCATGGTTAGGAAGCTCCAAAGTCACATTTTCAGTACCGACAGTTACAGCCACCGTAGGAAGAGTATTGAAATTCGCTCTTCCTATTGACGGAAACGAGAACGGAAATCCTGTAAAAAAGTTAGGCCACATAATTACCTCCTTTCTTACCAGAATCAACCCCAGTAGTTATTACAACCGCATCCGCTACGTCCGTATGCTGAGTCACCAACATAAGCACCGAAAGCAGCCGCACGGTAAGTATCCATGTTTACACCAACAATGTTAGGGTATTGAACTGGAACTGTGTTAGGTAACTTGCATTTGATTCCATCAACATCGCTTTGCAATGCTTGCAATCCTGCTGCAAGGGGAGCAATCTGTTGACCTACCGCATTCAGGATTGTAGCATTCTGATTACGTTGGGAGATTTCAGCCGTAAGAGTTGCCTTTTCCGCAGTAAGAGATGCAATCTTATCCTGTAATGCCTGATTCTGAATTGCATCAAGTTTGGCAAGGATAGCATTCGTGTTGGCAGTAGCACCGTCACGTAATGACAATGCGTTTTGGTTTGCAGTATTAACCAATGTATTGGTCTGGTTGCACATTGCAAGCTGACTCTCATATCCTTGTGTGGTTACAAGCTGTTTCATATCGCAGCAACAGCTACAGATTTGAGATGTCAGAGCGTTGTTACCCTGCATAATTGCGGTAAGGATACTGTTGGTATTCTGTCCCATTTGGTTGCCAAGACCACAGATTGCCTGGGATACAGAGTTAATACCGGCAAGGATTTGATCGGAAGAAGTGTTCACGGCTTGTGCCAGTGATGCAATATCGACACCGTTTCGGTTAAGTGTCTGCATGATCATCTCTCTTCCTTCGTTTGCTCCTTGATTGTTATTTCCGCCAAAGCCGAAATTGCCATTTCCAAAAATAGCCGCAATCACAATAAGCGCAATGATGTCTTGAAAACCACCATTGTTACCAAAGAAACCACCGTTACCATTGCCGCCTCCAAGCAGCCCCATCAAGTATCCGGTATCAATTCCTCTGTTTTGCAAAGACGGAAGAATAGAAGCAAGCAGGCCGTTGCCTGAAGCCGCTCCACCGTCTTGGTTAAAAACATACGTTCTTTCCATAGAGATTTATACTTTTTTATCACGGTCAATATCAACCGCATCACAAAAGTATATAATAGAAACTGCGTAAATCAGAGCTCATTTTCAAGCGATTTACGAATATTTTGCAAATATATTGCAATCATTTTATTTGTTGTTTTTCGACTCTCAAAAGTAGATATCAGGTAACGTACACTGGCTGATGTTTTGTGAAGCAAAGTGGCGATCTGTTCAGGGTACAGACCGAATTCAGTAAGGAAGAACACTACAATGGAGCGGGCATCGACAACCTCAGTCACTTTACTTGATGAAAGGATTAATTCTGTGGAAACTTCAGTTTCTTTTCCTACAAGGTTCAATATTTCGGCAAAAATCTCTGACTTACACATGGTAATTAATTTTTTTGTTGTACTTTTGCCTTTGCCAATCAAACTTACGGTTATTGAAAGAACAAAAGCATGTATAGAAATGTTAAGGACATTATACCCCTGGCACTATCTATGCATGCTTTTGTATGTTTAAAAGTTTGATTGGCGTCAACTTTTGTGCTAGGGGTTCTTTTTACTCTGCCCCCCAAAGAGCTACATTTGTTATGATAACCGGCCTTCTACTTACCGGATAAACTTAGTGCTTAGTATTAATTAATGTTTCATTTTAGCCTCCTTTCTTTTAAAACATTTTTCCATTGGAAATTGTTATGTAAGTAAAACTTAAACTTTTCATACCGGAAACGGTCTGTGAAGATAGTAGTTCCGGTAATTTACCACATAAACAAGTTATAACTAACTCCGGCACCGAAGTACAAACCTCCCGGATAACTATATCCTGCCTGCAAGCCCAATCCCCAGCGTTTCTTCTTCTGTAAAGGTGAAATAGTGATGATCTTATTGTCTCTATACACTTCCATAAAATCAAGGCTAGGATTATATCCACTGACTACAGCCCGGTAATCATCGGTCTTATACTCCTTGCTTGTTATCGGTACAAGTACCGGAATAGAATCTCCTTCTACGGTTCTATCAGTCGTTGTATCTATCAGAATAGGTAGATATACCGTATCGGTACGTTTCAGAGTTTCTTTTACCGGCTTAAGGATTGTGTCTCTTACTGTGTCCCGGATATGTACGGTATCTCCTTTAATATAAACCGGTGAAGGCTCGTGCGGATTACAACGCATCCACACGATAACACCTACAAGCAGGCAGACTAATATCCAAGGGAGAGATTTCATATGATACTTTCACTTGATGACCACTCCGGACCGGACAACAACACACTCAACTCCTCGCCTTCATAGGTAGGATACGGAAAAGACAGTTCTTCCGTTCCGTCATCAGCAATAGTCTTAATCATTTTATGAGGAAATAACGCAGCATAGTGCTGGCATTTCATCAAAGTTTCACTCTCATTTACGCTCTTGCGAGGAACAAGGTTACGCTTGTCTATCTCCTCCTGAGGGACCTCTTGCAAGTCAATTGTTGGGAATACTGTGTATTTCATAATTGCTTTTATAAATGTGAATAATTATACCTAATGCACAAGGGAATTACGTGAGTTATTCATTGAATAATTCTGCCATTTCTCGCTGATAACATTCAAAGATTTTTTGATGTCCTGCAAGCGATGGATGCACGCCATCGCTATTGAATGGCAATGATTCATAGATGCTGCCACTATTGCAAATATCAGCAGTTATTTTATCATTTTGCGTAAGATTACCCGCCCAATCAACAAACCTTATGCTACCACCACGAATCCATGAATTTACTTTTGAAATCCATTCTTTTTTTGCATCGGTGTCATATTTATAAGACATCGCACCGCATTCAACAACCGGTTTTATTTTGTGGGTCTCACAAAATTCGCAAAGTTCGGTCAATCTTTCAATGTAATCATCAGCCGTTCTCTCCTGCATATCGTTAAAACCTAAAACGAAAACCACATAATCGGGGCAAAACCATTCTATATGTTTTTTCGCAAGTTGTATATATCGGTCGCGCAATCCTTCACCACCTTGACCAACTACAACAACATCATTTTTACCTATGGCATTCGCTATCAAAGATGCGTATTTGCATTGCTGGCCCGCCTTTTCATTAAACGATACGCCTACAACCGTATCTCCACCAACATAACTATGCCCCGTAATAAGTATTTTTGCCTTTGGATTGTAGGAAGATGAGACCGAAATATTTATCACTTCAATATTACCCTTTTTCAATGAGACATAAGGTGCACCCGTTAAAATCGTGATATTTCTTGGTGCTATTGTCCGCAAATCACCAATATCATTCCGGTATGGAGAACGTAATAATTTTCGCCCAAATGTCACACCGTTTTCAATATCGGTTATACTGAATATACCACCATCCTCCGAGAAATCATCAAACAATTGATAAACATCACTGTCACTCCATGCTCCTTGATGCTCGTTTTTGAAAAAGTACTTATGCCCGCCATAAACGCACGCATTGTATGGATAGTATTTTTCGCTTTCACTAAAATCAGCAACATCCCCCATTTCAATGCGTTCGATTGAAAGTTTGTAATACTTACCAACTGATAGAGTAAAAGGCATATTTCCCGACCATACATCAGTTGCCGAGATTGCTGAGGTGGTATCACCCGATTCATCTTGTCCGTAGGTCAAAGTGAATGTATTGCCGCTTGCACGAACCTCTGTTGTAGAACCAAACATTGACAAATACACACCAATTCCAACTATCGAATTTGCGTCATTGCATTTGAATACCATTTCGTATTTGTACCTTCCCAGTTCAATATCATGACTAAACAACAATTGCCTTGCGCTTGCATTCATCGTGTGCTCGTTAAGAATAGTCTTAGGGCTTGCCATTCCAAATTCCTTGTACCCACCAAAAACATGACCATTTCGCGGAACAAATGGACTAACATTTGTAGATGTTTTTTTGACAAGTTTATCCAATTCATCTTGCACATTTGAAACAAGTCTATCATATACAACAAGTACCTTTTCTTGCTCGGTTTTATTTGTACACCCGCGAAAATAAACTGCATTTTGTGGTATCGGCAATTGTGTGCGGCCATTTGCACCGCTATCATAAGAATATGACTTGATGCAAGTTTGTTTATCATCACTATAAAATGCACAATAAACACCGCTACCATATACACATTTGGTTTTTACCCATTTTGCATTTTTGATATTGATAAAATCGGTTGCAATTCTATCGGTATCATTTACCGCGCTACCATCTGCAAGAATTATACAATTTTCAATATTGTATTTTCCAACATAATCAATTTCAGCGTATTCTTTTAAGCACGGAACATCGTTTGCGGTAATATTTTCCACATCATCGGACAAAGTACCAACTTTTTCTTTCAAAGTTGATATATTTGTTTCGTTTGTCTTTACCTTTTGCAATATGCCTTGCGTTTCTTCTCCATATGTTACGATACAAGTTGTAAAATCACCGATTCTTCGAATATAATAGGCATCTTCTTCCAATGTATATGTTGCACCATCTATAAAATTTACACCAATTTGTTTGGTTTTTGTCGCATCATAAAGAGCACAACCACCTGTTTTTTGTGGTATTGATATTTGAATTTCAGTACCCGCTTTTAGTGTACCTTCAATCTCCAAAAATTGATATTGAGTCGTAAAATTAAATGTGAGTTTTGTTTTCTCTTTGCCGTTCAACGCTCCATTTAACTCACCGACTCGCTGTTCTACTTCCTCAAAGTTTCCATCTATCCCTTGCGCAATGACTCCCCATGATTTTTCAGAGTCTTTTGCTATATCAAATATCTTTTCCATAACTTATTCGTTTTTAATTAATGTTTCATTGGTTATTAAAGTCTCGTTGTCTAACATTGTCAAGTAGCTGGAGATAACTATGTTGATCTTCTGTGGAGACTTGGTGACCTTTCCGGTTACTTCATAGACACCGTTGTCTCCAGATATGGATATGTCGCTAATGGCGTTAGATGATATATCGACCAGCTTATCAGAGGAATTTGACAATGTTATGGTGATAGTGACCGTACTACCCTCAATAACGTATTCCCCCGGATTAACCGAGTAGGATATCGACGAATAAGGGATGTTACTCTTCACTATCGGTCTGAACTCCACCATGCCCGGATACAGAGTGCCTAGTTTTCGCTTCTTTAGCTGGCGCTCGATTAAGAATTTACTCATAGAGTAATGAAAAAGCATAAAGGAATACAGCGCTAAAGCGGAATAAGTAGGATTTACGCCATACTTAGCGATTGTTAATCCTGTGCCTAAACTAGTAGAAGAACCTTTCTTAATAACTGTATCTTTATACTGATATGTTGACTGATAACAAATCTCTCTTTCCTTATTGATAGATATAGCAGTAGCAGCTAGATAGGAATAAGCATATTCATCCTTAACTGCATCTATATGCTCTAACAAGAAAGGGGTATTGCTATTTTCACCAGTAGCATCACTTGTAGCAGTATATTGACGTTCGCTTACTATTGGATATGCTCTATCAATAATCACAGTGTAATCCTTCAATCCCAAGTCACCTACAAACTGACCATAGTCATCTACTCCGTCTGATTGCAAGCCTCCTTCTTCGTTAATACCACTTTCTGGAGTTCTAGCATAATTATATAACGTCATATCACGTCCATTACCACTAAAGTCTTTAAGATACCAATCTTCATCGGGAGTATCGTTAGTAAGACCTTGCTTCTTCACATTGTAGTAAATATCAGGTTTAACATACTTGTCCAAGTTGAAGTAGGCTATTACCTGATTGATTTGGTCGGTAGTCAGTACTTTATTGGCGATGATTGTCCAGTACCAAGCGACTTGAGATACACCTTGAATAATACCTACATTTTCAAATCCTGTAACATAATACTTATTATTAAGACCTAAAGATATGGCAGTTCTACATATATAATCTTTTTTATCGCCTAATATATTATTTATAACAACAGCATCCTTGCTACCGTCATAAGTATATCCGTATATTCCTGTTTTATCAGTATTTTGGGCTACATTAGCAACAAACGTATGATTTCCTTTTAATTCTCCTATTAGATTGCTCCAATTCATATCTGATGACATCTTATGAATCATACTCACCACAGTAATCTCATTACTTCCTCCCAACATCTCCTGTACGGTCTTGGTGGAAGTAATCAGGTCGTCGATTCCGTCAGTGACGAAGGCGCCTTGATAAGAAGGGATTTGCTCTATTCTTATATTATTCCAATCATAACGACTTTCTACTGTAAATCCTACACTAACACGATTATTATTAATCTTAGATTCTGGTAAATGATAAATACCATCTTTTGGTATAGTATATGCAATAGGCAAATTAGCTGTTTCATCTGAAATATAAAGGTATAAGATTTTTCCTCCTTTTGGAATACCTGAAACTTTTATATTCATTTCATTTATCTTACTTTCACTAGAGTGCTTATATATAAACCAAGTTAAATTAAAATTTCCATTAGTAGTAATTACGTTATCAGTAACTTCTATATTTGGATATATTCTCCAACTAGTAAAATCTTCTTTATACTTACCAAATCCACTATTTAACTTATATGCAGCATTTAGAATCTCTAAATCTCCTCCTGCATTAGGAATCTTATTCTTAATAATATTCCTATCAGCATCAGTATTCTTTTTACCGTAATTATCCCAAACTCCAATAAGTCGAGCTTTAAGCTCTGGTGGAAGATACGGTCTATCTCCACCAAGAGCATTATTTTTAAAAGGAATACCGATACCTATACCTATACCAGTATTAGTACCCATATTGTAATGTATCAGCTTCAGCGTTATTAACTTGTTTAACTAACTCAACATTCCAACCGGAATATAGAACAGTAGTAATAGGTTCGTCCATACCAGCAAGAACTACTTCAACTGTTATAGGGTCTTCGGTAACATTCTTTAATAAGAATGGTTCTTTACCACCCATTCCATTAGGAATAGAAAACTCTGCAACAGCTTCAACTTTACCCATTATAGAAATCTGTAAACTATTAGCTGCATTAGCTCTGTTATAAATACGATTATCCATGATAATTACTTTTAAATGATTATTAATTACTCTTTGCAACCTTCCCCCATAAAGAGATGTGATTACTGTTAATACTCACTCCTTTATGGGGGACGCTACAAGAAACTAAATTTTGTTTAATTATACAATACTATTATCAACTTTTTGTTATACCATACCTGTATTCCATCCACTAGGAACATTATTACCATTAGTAAGATTAGCCTTACGCATAGCATAGAATACGTTCGCTCTATTAACAGAGGATAGACTATTTAGCCAATTCCAAAATTCAGGAACACTACCAGTAGTAGAAGTCGCATTATAGAACACACCAGTAACATTAGTGAGTTGTTTATGTTTATTAGCATTAAACAATGTAGAACTAATCTTCTTAGGACTTCTACCTGACCAGTCTCTTTGGCTTTGTCCACTAGCAAAAGCATAACTAATATTCCTTAGATTAACATTCTTAGCGAATGTATTATCATCTATTTGTTGCGCTTGTGCAGCAGTAGACTGGAAATCAGCAGCTAAGAACAACTGCGATATATCTTGAAGATTAATACAGTCTACTACAAACTCAACTGGAATAATGACATTAGCAGGTATTACAATAAAGTAGAACATACTAGAGATATTAGCTAATTTATTCATTCCTGCAAACATCTGACTAGAGAACATTTCACCTATATCTCCATTAGTACTATTATTCCATTTATATGGAAGAAGTAACGGACAACGATAGAACGTTAATGATAAATCAGTAGCATTACATATAGGTTTAAATAAGTTAGGAGCAATACGACCACGAACTCCATAATTAAAATAATCATAAGTTGGGTCAGTATTTGGTCTACCACTACCACTAAATACTCCATTAACTACCATATTGCTTCCATTAGTACAATAATAGTATAAATCAGGAGGACAAAGATAATTAAGTATCTTTCTATTAGCATGATTACCGGAAGGAGGAGCAATAGCTCCTGCATTATCGTCAAAGATTTCAGGTAATGTAGGAGAACAATTAATTTCTCCATTAGTAACAGCAGTATAAAGGGTACTATCTCTAACTATATCTCCTAATCCACTAAGACCATCAACACAATATTCATTCCAAGCAAATTCGTACTTATCGAAATCTTTATTTAAGATAACTCTATGAATATCTCTATTGTAGTTAGGCATAGTATGTTCGTCATCTAACCATTCTCTAGGGTCATAATTAGGATTAAGAATATACTTAACTGGATTATACTTTTCATTAGGGACTATTATATCTCCGTAATTACTAGGAGTAAGATTACCATAATTCATAGTATATGCTTGTGCTTCTGTACTTTGAAATCTTTCTAAGCAATAAGACATATTAACTATTGTCTTTCTAGGAAGAGTTCGTTGTTTACTATAAGTAATCTCTACTGGCATTTCAGCACTTTCAATCCAATTACCTTGACTATCTATACCATAATTTTCTGTAATATTCTGGCTAGCGGCATCTACTTCATTCCAACCTTTATAGTTAACAGTAGATGTCTGTTCCATATAGAATAAACCATAAGGAATAGCTCCTTTCTTAACATAGCTAGTTTCTATTTCAGAGAAACATCTATAAGCATTAACTATCTTACAATTAGAGAATCCCTTACCAGTAAGACTATACTTACAGTTCTTCATGTCATAATATAGATTAGCTATATTAGTAAGATTGTAATTAGTCTTAAATGAATTAAGAGGAAGCTCAACTACTGTATTAGCAGGAAGAACTAAACCGGAGAAGAATCCCGGTATTTCAACAATTGCACTACAACCAGTAAATACATCATAAGGAAATACTTCATCACCTTCTTTAAGAAACTGTTTAGTAAAACCTTGGAAACTACCTAATGTAGATTGATTAATAGCTTGCTGTCCTGTTATATACTTCAATGAGTTTCTTAATCTACTGAACATTGAGTTGTGGATTGGGAAAATAACATTAGAACCTGAACCTAAACTAAATGAATCATAGATACCATACAAAGCTGTCGGAAATCTTACTTGTGTCTTATTCTTAACAGTACCACCAAATATATTATATAAAGAACCAGTAGAATTAACAAGTCCTTTAAATGAACTTTGAATATATTTAAGTTTAGTATTCTTATAGAATAAAGGACAATACTTTACTCCATCTTCTACATCTTCATCTGTTATTTGATTAAAGTGTATATTAGAATTATTAAACATAGTATTCAGATATTCTAAGTTAGGTAATTGTGTAAGAATTGTTCCAGCATCAGCAGCAACTAAATCATTAACAATAGTATTATCAGAAGGAGAATTATTAATATCTCTAACAAACATGATATTACCATCACTTCTAAATACTGAATTTAATCCGATTATTTTAGAATTAACATTACCTTTGAATTTAGCTAAAAATGCAGGACTTGTATATCTAGTTCCTCCAAACCAAAAAGCATTATTCATGTATTGGAGATTAACTAGAGGACTAAATAATCCATTATGTTCAGTAGAACCATAATCATAAGTACTAGTAAGTATCTTAAAATCTTGTGCAGGCAATCCCCAAAATATAGAGTTCATTGTAACTACTTTAGTACAATGATTAAACATATTCCTACGAGGACTATCTAATAAATCCCATACTATATTTTTATTACTAGCGAAACAACTATCTAACGAAGTTACATTATCACACTTATATAAGAAGTAATAAACATCGTATATACTACAACTAGTTCCATTAAACATACTATTGCAATTAGTAGTTGCAATAGTAAAGTTTGTAGATAAGTCAACATTATTTCTCCAATCAATAGAACCTTGAGCAGTATTGGTATCTGGACCAAACCATTCTCCATTATAATCAGGAGTAATTCCATTTACTTTTTCTTTTGGTTCATGAATATAGAATTGACTACAACCATTAAATATTGCATTTCCTGGAAGTTTAAGATGACCGAATACTCGCTTTAAGTTAGAACAACCAGCAAAAGCACTAATACCTGTTATAAACGGATGTACTTTATTATTGTTAAACTTAAAGTAATGTACACCTTTAGCATTTTGAACACTAAATTGCAAATCTATTAATTGACTAACATCGAATATCTTATTTCCTTTATAAGTAGGAACAGGAGTATTACCATATTGTATAGCTTCAACTTGAGTATTAGTAATATCTAATATTCTAAGATTAGGAAGTTCGGATGCTACTTGAATATCATTAACAGTATTAGTAGAAGCCAATCTAAGTTCTCTAATATTAGGAGCACCTACTATATAAATAATAAGACCTCTGTTCGTACATTGTGATATGTTAATTGATTCAACCTTATTACAGTTAGATACATTAAATGTAGTTAAGTTAATGTTATTCGTACATACAATAGATTTTAAGTTAGGACATGAAGTAATCTTAATAGTATGCAAGTCTCCTAAATTACTAAGATTTAATTCAGTAATCTTATCACAAGAATCAACAGTAACTGTTTTCAATCTCTTACAGCCGGAGAAATCTAATGATTCCAAGAACGGCTGATTAACTAAACTAATACCTTCAACAGCTGAATTAGTAATATTCAGTAATGCAAGAGAAGCATTAGGTAAAGATATAGAAGTTACAATAGAACTAGATATATTCAAATCTTTCAACTTGGTATACTTTTCTATATTAACCGTAAACGTACCTTGTCCAATGTTACCGCTCCAAAACTTAGTATTACTTAAATCAATATGTCTTACGTCAGAATAGCCTTCATCATTAACGAATACTGTTTCAAATGGAATAGGAGAATCACTAAGAGTATCAACAGAAGACAAGTCTAACTTAGAGAAACTAGGAAGTTTCATAGTAGATATAAATCGTTGGAATCTCATTCCGCCTAATCCTTCAATATCATTAATTTGAGGAGTATTATTAATAGTAATTTGTGTATTGAAAGAACTGATAGGAGATAATCTAATTTCAGTAGGTTTACCTTCTTCTAAGAAATATCTAGTATCAGTAGTATTACCAATATTAACCACAAATATTGCAGGACAATTAGACGTAATAATGAGTTTAGGATTAGTAGCTTCTGCACCACCTGCGGAAAATGTACCCTTATTATTATAAGGTTGAATATTAGCAGCATTGCTATACTTAAATACTCCGTCAAAGAACCAAACTCTCTTCTTCATCCAATCTCGAACATACTCAACACGAGTACCATGTAGAAATTCAATATTAGCATAAGAAGGTTGTCCACCTGATTCACCAACATAAGCAGTAAGATACTTAACATTATAATCATAATTAAACAGAAGCTCTCCACAATCTTTAGTTTGAGCTGCAAAGTAATTATCTATATAATCATTAATATCTTTACAAATAGTAGCATTGTTTCTCCATAAGTCCCAAAGAGTTTCAAGAGAACTATCGAATACTCCAGTATTAGCAAAGATAGTATCTCTTAATACATCCCACATACGAGAACTATAAGTATCATATCCACCGTCGGCAGCGTTTTTAGTAATAACTAATGAGTTAACATTATTATTATCATTATTACTAAATGTATCTAACCAAGCAGTTTTAGCAACAGATTCAAGAGCTACATTATCAAGACCATTACCAGTATCCATATCATAGAATCTGATAAACCACTTATTAGCCCCACCAACATCATAACAGACTAAAGTTAAGTTCTTACCTAATGAATCAACAAGCCCATACTTTACACACGTTAATAAGTAAGAGTAAGCATTCTTAATTGAGAACTTAGTATCAAGTTCAGCAGCAAGCGTAGACCAACTAGACTGTGCAGGATATTCACCAGCAGTTTCTTCATAACCACCGGAAGTCTCGTTCCAAATGTATTTCTTAACTGTCGATGAAGTCATTTGAGCAAAGATAGAGAATAACTCTTGTAATGCTCTCCAAATATTATCATCAGTAACAGCTGCACTAGGTTCTAACCAATTGCCACCATTATACTTAAATTCACCTACATGTTTGATAATAGATAAATCGTCTTGCATAAACAATGCTAATGGTAATATCTTTTCTCCATCTACAATAACATTTGCATTTTCCCCAAACTCATAAGAATAAACTTTTCTTTGGTCTATGTTTCCGAATAGTTCATCTTGAGCATAAGTATGATAAGAAGTAACAAAAGCAGGAAGTTTATTATCAACATATTCACCTGCTGTATTCTTTATCTTAGTAGTAAAGTCTTTCATAAATCGGAATCCCATATTATAATAAGCTCCACGACCTAAATTAAAACTATATATACCAAGCGTAGTTTGAGTTTCTTCCCCATCAAACTGAATAAGAAGAATAATAGGAAAACCTTCAAGCGTTTGTTTGATAGTAACTTTATCTTTTACAGTTCTATCACGAGTATCTACTGGACGATGAGATTCAAGTTGTTCCATAGGCGGAGTTTTCTCGAATAAGAAATCCGAGTTATCATTAATCCATTTACCAATAGAAGCATTATTTGCATGAGCACTGTCAACAACGTCAGCTTTAAGTGTAAACTGTCTTTCAGGAAACCATGTCTCTCTAGGTTGGAATAGCTCATAATCAAGATTACCGCCATCATCATCTTTAAGCATCTTATCGAATCTTATCTCTAAGTTCTTAATAAGATTGTTCAAAGTAGAAGTACCTTGCTTAGAAACAGAAACATCAGTAGTATATTCAGAGCTAGACTTTCCCGAAGTTGGACTAAAGTAACTCATAGTACAACCACTATACCAATTATTATTCTGACCTCCAATCTCTTCAAATATAACACGAGTAAAACCAGTATTAGCGCAATTAATCAACATTATATCAACTGGTAATACTCTAGTAGTATCAGAGATAAGACTGTTGAAATTGACACTAGCATACGTTTGGTTAATATCGTCCCATAGAGTAGAATGAGGTTCTGAATCAGAAGTAGAGAAGAAGTTCTTTAACTTCATTCTATTGTATCTGGTAAAGTCTACACTACCATCAGATAAAAGAGTTGCTCTAGCTTTAGAGTTCATTGCATTAATAACAATTTCTTTATCATTAGCAGGAACACGGAACAACTTAATATCATAGAAGTTAACATCAGCAAAGTTTTGAATCTGTCCTGAATTACTAATATCGCAACCAAGATATATTTTAGAATTAGTCTTCCAAGTAAAGTCAGTTTTTATTTCACGAGCAGTATTAAGTATACCATTGATAAAGATACCGACAATCATCTTTCCTTGATTCTTATTAACTATAAAATCAACAGTATTAATAACATTCTGTTGTATCTTACAACTAATAGTTTCTTTAATATTACCATCTGTATAAGACCAAATAATATCTTCAAGACCTACTTTAATACCTTCGGAGAATTGTTCGTCAGTATTGTAATCCCCTATAAAGAAGATCGTTCTATTTGAGAACGGATGAATATCTGACTTGAATGTACATGATAATCCAAATCCTTGTCTCGACCAGTTATTAAGAGTTGTTATATCATCTTTAAATGGTTGTACATCAATAACACCATAGGCTTCTCCTGATATACGTAACATAGATTGTCCATTCTCTGTTAAGAAGCCTGATAGTACTCCGTTTGTATTATATACATTAAGATTGGTTACAGCACCACTAGGAGTAATAGAACCAGGCGCAGTAAATGTTGGTTCATTACTAGTCCAAACTTTAGTAGTAGATACTTGAGGGAAACTTTCTTGACGAACGTGCCAACTAGCATATCTACTATTATTAGGATTTTGGTCTGCAATAAGAGCTTGGGAACTAGATACTACTTCACAAGCAAGAACTGTATCAGTTACAGGGTCTCCTTTTTCAGACCAACAACGAAGTGTAATATTCCAATTACCAATAACATCTCCTTCTATTGGAATAGCGTAACTAAACACTTGTTGTTTACCGCGCTGAACATATTGATTATCATTATAGTTTCCTTCATCGAAGTAACCTATATCTTTAGTAATACCATTATGTTCGATTCTAATTGCATAATAAATAAGACTAACTCCTGCAAGATATGGAGTAAATGCAAAAGAAATATTACCGCTTTGAGAGAACTTAGTTCTTTCAATTCCTGCATCTACTTCTGCTTTACTAGTAATACCTTCTACTAGAACAACAAGATTAGCACCATCTTCCACAACTACACGATTCGTTACTTTATCAGATTGAACAGTAGCTTCATTCATTGAAGTAAATGCTTGTGCTTGTATAGTATAAGAACTACCTGCTATAATATTACCTAGTTCCCATAAGTTAACATTAACTTGTTTAGGAGCAGTAGAGGTTGTCTTACCTAATTCAATAGTTTTAGTAGCACCATTAGTCACATTTGTGACAACAAGATTAACATTTGAACCAATAATCTTACTAGTAATACTATAAGTAAAGAAGTAGTCAAGACCAACAGTAGCAGTATTACCTGATACAGTACTAGTAAGTTTAATACTAGCTTCTACTATATTAAGCAAATAAGATTCAGCAGAGAATCCGTCTGTATCACTAGCTGTGATTACAACAGAGTGATTACTGTTAGCAGAGAATTTATCTAGTTGCGGAATAGTAAGAACTCCAGGAGTATTAGTCCAACCTTCTTTTCCTTCGATAATATTATTACCATCAAGAGTAACAGTAATAAAATATCTCTTATTATTCTTACTAGAAGTAATAAGATACTCTAACTTAATATTAGTAGTAACAGTAGAATAAAGATAATTAATATTACCTTCTTTTACTATATTACCATTAGTAAGAGTAACCTTATCACCAGTAGTTCCACCACCGCCACCGCTTCCGCCACCACCGTGTTCGGCAAGCCAAGCAATATATCCACCTTGCTTCTTTAGTTCTTGTTCATGACGAACAAGAACGTCATTAAGACTTTCGCCAGTTACTCCTTCTTCTGCTACTTCAGTGTCGATAAGACGAGGGTCTTCAACAATAATACCGGTAGCTTTTCCAGAAGAACTTATATCCCAATTACCAGTTTTAGGATTATACCTTTTAATATTATCTGCCATAATTAACCAATATTATAAGTTGGAAATTTCACATTAATTATATCATTACCATTATTAGTTTCTCCATTACCACCAACAACTCCATAAGTTGGATTCAACCCTTGAAGATTAACATTGTACTTACCGGAGTTATTAAATATATTAGATAACTTCTTAACAGTAACTTGTAAATTAGGGTAATAATGTAAATCATCTACTTTACCTGGCTTTAAGAAATACTTAATATAGAAAGGATAACGTTGACCTGCATTAACTTTAGCCGTAACATCGTCTCTACTATTAATAGTAATACTAGCAGGAAAGAAATACCTTAACCACGGAATATTAGGACTAGGAAGTTCTTTATTACTAGTATGTTTATATCCACTAGCCTGACACATAAGATATACAGGAGCAGTTATTTCTTCTACTAATTGAAATGTACACAAGTGTTTCAACATATCAAAGGTAGTATTATTTTCCCAAAATTTAGGGAAAGATTGCCCTTTTAACGCACCTTCGGCAGTTTCCGTATATAATTCATCAGAATTAAAATCCTTCTTTAAAACGTCCGCAGTAACCTGTATGATAGGCTTCATAGAGCTGTTTTCGTTCTCTAAAATCGGATAACTGCAACTGTAAGTATGTTTGTGTCCGCCAAGACATAAACGGTAATTGTGGGTCTGTAAGAACTTTGAGAACCAATAAGCGTTAGCTTTAGTGGTATTGAAATTCAATCTACTACCACTTCTCTCAACACTAGTGTTTTCTTCATTATTCCAATAAAATGAATTAATAAGATTTTGAGTAATAATAGTAAAAGGCATTTCATGACAATAAGCTATCTTAGCTTTAGAATTAATAGCTTTTGCATCATCTCTTTCACACCATTGTCTTATTAAGTCATACATTACTCCGGTAGTAGAAAGTCCATAAACACTTCGTTCAGTATTAGAACTTATCTCACTATTAACACATAAGAAATGGGTATGACCAACATCGAATGAATATAATGATTCAACGAATATTTCTTTTCCTTCAACAGTAAATACAGGAGGATTATCTTCATCCATTTCATAACAATAGAAGAAACGAATGTTAGTAGCATTAATTTTAGAATCATCTCCACCGTCACCAAGAACATATACATTAGCCGGAGTTAAATCATTGTTACCAACAGTTACCATTTCAGCAATATCGTATAGTGGTTCTCTTCCTGCTTCATAATCTAACCATTCATTAATACGATTACCATTCTGTGTCATATCGCCAGTATTAATCATAAAGTAGCACACAGATATGTTACTATTTTCATATCTATTAAAGTCCTTCTTTATTTGTCCGGCAGTTATTCTCCATACATTATATTCATCCCAATTAAAGCCTTGTTGGTCGGAAGTCTGAACAAAGTTAAGAACTTCGCTCCCCGCATTTTCGCTCATAACTACAAATCTACGAATATCGCTCTTATAAGTTTCATCTCTACCTACATAATATTCGTAATAAATATTCTTATCCCTTGTATGAGTATCATATTGTTCTCCTAAATGAGTAAGTATTACTTTATGAGTAGTAAAAGGAGTACCATCAGTAGTTATTGCACGAATACGATTATAATATTTACGAACACCAGTCTCATTTTTAAATGATTCTACTTTAGTCCAATTAGTATAACTACCGTCACTTCTATATGCACGATACCATAAATACTCATCATAGTAACCTACTGACACCCAATTGAAACACCTACTAGCATCATCATTAGGTTCACTAGATTCATTAAAAGTATAACAAGCCTTTCTACCTAAAGTCATAGTAACCTTATTAGGTTTAGTATGGTCTAGTAAAGTCTTATTAAAGAATATATTCTTGTTCTCAAAGCTAGCACGTGGAGTATAAGAATCTACTCTAGGTATTATGTTTGCTTCGAGATTAACAAAGTACATATCATTAGCGTTATTTCTAGCACTAAGAGCTTTAGTAGCTTGCTTAACATTGTCCATAGTATAGTACTTAGTAAATAAGTACTTACTATCAAGATAACCATAAGCAGTATTTTCAGCAGCATCAACTTTATCAGCATCACCAGCATTTAAGATTTGAAGTCCAACTAAATCAATATAACCTTTAGATACCCTTATAGGGGAAGTCGTGTTATTATAAGGATTCGCAACAGAACTAGGTGACGTTCCCCAAGTTAAGAAGAACTTAGCTTTACGATTATCAAACTTAATAAGTTTACCATCACTAGCATACCACTCCATATCATAAGTCTCAACTTTAATACGAGTAGTATTAGTATTCATTACTGAACATTGAGCACCTCTAATTAAGAATGTCGAACCTGCTTTGATATTCCCCCATAAAGGGAGTACTTCCCAATTTCCACCTTCTGTACCATACTGTAATGATAGTCCATTAAGAGACACATCTTTACCTGTAAGATTACTAAGTTCAACGAAGTTATGAGAGCATGGATTATAACTATATTCATCACTAGTAATACCACCACAATACAAAGAGTTAATATATAACTTTTGTAGATATAGAGTAGTTACATATATCCAACCAGTTCCGGGTTCTTCTTGTCCACCAGTAGGTTCTGCTTGTGGTGTATCTAACTCTTTCTTATATACTACTAGCTGTCCGTTATTATTAACCTTAACACGATATACTTGTCCATTAGGAGCAACGAAGCCAATAGTATCTAATTTATCTAATGCTTCATAATCAATACTGCCGCCACCACCTGAACTAGTACCAGTAAGATTAACAGGTTCTCCATTAATCTTAGTATATAAACGTTTTACATCAGTAGCAATTAGAAGTTCGTAATCTACGAAGTCATTAAAATTATCTTGAATTTCTTTAAGTGTTCCATAATGACCACGAACAGCTTTAGTATTAGGTTCATATTGGTCTGTTTCAGGTTCGAGACTTTCACCAACAGCTGCAACATGAATAGCTAACTGTCCAGTATTTGGGTCAATAGGCTCGTATTCTTTTAGAACCGACTTTGTAAAGGTATTACTAACATGACCAGGATTTATAATTAAGTCTCTCTGATGTACAATAGTATCAAGGTAGTTTTGTATAACTTGAATTGCTTGAATTATTGAAGCTAATTTCTCATCCTCTTCAAGAGCTGTTCCAAGACCAGAAGTATCTACCCAAAGAGCATTAATATTAGATGGCGGAGTATCTTGAATATAAACTGTTTGTATAGGTTTATCTCCACCACCGGCTTGTTTAATAACCAAATGTTCGTTATCAATACCGCCATTAAACCAATATTCATTAATACTATTATTATGTTTAATACCAATAGTAAGTCCAACACTACGTAATTCAGGAGTAAGAGTTTCAAGAGCTTCTTTAACACTGCTATAAGGTCCGTACTTAGCATCAATATCAGGTAGAGGGTTATAGTTATCATCTACGCTGTTATTAATAATAGGTTGACCTATACTTATTCCTTTTCTCATATTACTTGTTTTTACAGGTTATACGAATAGTATCATCAAATACAGAAGGAGAATATAAGAAGAATACTTTATAATGTATATCGTCAACAATACCACCAGGATTGTTAGTCTTATAAGCACCGTCTGAACCGTCCCAAAGAGTAGTAACAAGAGTAGTACCATATTCAGCTTTAACAAGCGTCATAAGTGTATCAGGTATAAGAAGATAATGAATCTTCTTTTCTTGATGAATAGTAAATGTATTATTCTTATCTCCTGTAATAGTTCTAGGAGTATTACCTTCTAATGCCATAATATCACTAACAGACATATTTTGAAATGTCTGCGGTGCAATATCTGTATGTCCATAATACATAACGTTCATTTTAGGAACAGACTTACATTCTACAATAAAGTCATTAGAATAATATGTTTCACCGTCTTCTCCTTCTACGCTAGCTCTAAATATATAAACTTGTCCTACTTGAGCATTAAGTGTTAATTCATTAAACTTAGCCGGACTATCAATAGATAATCCTGAAGCTATAATATTTTCTCTTTCGTTAATAACTTGATATATAGTAAGAGTATCTTTAGTTACATATTCTTTATTAGCGATAACAAATGTAGCTTCATTATATTTTATCTGTTGAGCACCAGTAATTGACATAGGAATATTAAGTTCAAATGTCATAAATACAGGTTTCTCATCAGTAGTATATTCAGTACAGTTCAAAGCTAAAGAAACATTAATATAATTAATGAGTAAATCTGCTTGCTTCCAATACCCTAGAGTATAAGCTGCACAAGCAGATTGAAACATATTCCAACAGTTAATTACTTGACGATTGATACCTTTACAAGTAGAAGTACAATCTTTAATCATGTCTACTCCTAAGTCACTTAACTTAATAAGCAATCTTTTATAAACACAATTATACTTACTAGGAACATCCAAGTAAGTATACATTCCATCTTCGTTCTTTCTCATTGCATTACTATTAATTCGTTATACATTGCAATTAGATTTTGTTGTTGTTCTTCACTAAGTTTAGATTCTACATTAGACATATTACTAAGAATAACCATAGCATTATATCTACATATATCTTCATTAGTAAGAACGAATCCAATGTTGGAGAGGTGTACAACTTGTACACCTCTATCAACCAATTTGCTTTTTACATTATCGAAGTTTATGTCCATTACTTTAATGTATTATTTGTTATATAAGTTATGTAAGACTGAAACTTCAAGTTTATTTTATTATTAAAACTAGATATTTTATCTTCTTTACTAAGATTGTCATTAAACACTATCTCTATTATAGACTTCTCTACTGACGGCATCCAATCCTTTTTCATATTATCACTAGCCTTTACTCCATTAATCTTATATAAAGCTAAGCTAGAGAATACACTGTAAAACTCTGCATTAACTATATTATGGATATTAGCAAGTATATTATCTTTATTAGTATGGATATGGTTATTAATAACAGTATTAGTAACGAACATTGTCAATCTCATTGCCGAAGCGAGCATAGAATCTTCTATTGCAGTCTTACATTTGTCCTTATCTTTATCTATGATATTCTTTGTAATATCAGTAATAAACGTTGAGACTTGTAGTAATGACTTAGATACTTCATCAAGAGTATTGCTAATAGAACTAACAAACTTTTCGCTTTCAGTCTTTTTCTTATTGTCCAACCACTTATATAGTAGTAGGAAAATAGAAATAGTTATCAAGGAACTCAAGCCTTGATTAAGAGCAAATTCGATAATTTCCTTCATCCCTATTTATGATTAAAGGGATTACTACTAATTTTAACATTAATAGCAACCCCTTTATTAAACTATTACGAGTTATATTTACAATATCTTCTTTAAGCTCCTGCTGCTGCTGCTGCCGGAGTATTAACAGATGCAAATATTGTTTCAAGAGTAGCTATTTGAGCAGCTCCTGTCGGAATAGCAAGATGAATAATAGTTTTAACATTTTCGGTACTACCACTACGAAGGTCACGATGAGGATAGAAAGTTAGTGTAAATACTGTCCAACCACCTGCATTAGAGAATTCCGGCAAAGTATATAACTTACGAGCATCATTGCTAGTAGAATTAATACCTTCACCACCAATACAACGAATCTGTAATTCTTTAAGAGCAGCGTCATCATTAATTGGTTTCATAGCTTTTGTAGTAGTTACTTTTGTTCCAAATAATGAATCTCCTGCAATCAGATTCCATGCTTCATAATCAGTACCAGTTACGGTAATTTTAGCAGCAGCAACACTAGCAGTAAATCCTTCATTCTTACCAAGAGAATTAAGTTGAGTACTTAACTTCTTAGCAATAATAGCAGCAGTATCACCTTCACGAGCACGCTCACTAGCCGACCACTTATAACGTTCATTAAGAACAGTATGAGCTTTAGCCATAGTTAACGTATAATCCTTTCCTTCTACGGGGGTAGGAACAGTAATTTCCGCACTAAATTTAGTTCCGGCAGCATAGACACTCTTAACATAAGAGAAACGTCTAGTATCAATATCAGATACAATATTGGTATACTTGCTCTTATTAACAAATGCTCCACCACCAACAAACAAGGTAAACATCGGAATGTTCTTAGTAAGAGCTTTCGAGATGATTGCACCTTCGTTGTCGTAAAGAGCAACAGCACCCTCTGTAATACCTGCTGCATTAACAGCAGCTAGAGTAGCGGGAGTAGTAGCTAATGCAACATTACCTGCAAACAACAGTCTTTCCATTTTATTCTAATTTAGATAATTCGTTTGAAACTTTCTCATAACTATTATTATTAGAGATAGCATTAAAGGTATTAACAGCTCTCTTAATAACTTCGTGCATAGCAACATCTGATAGTTCATTCGTAGTATTAGTCGCAATACTAATTAGAGTAGGATACTTAATATAATTAACTAATAACTTATCTATTTCAAATGTTGCAATTACTTCAATATTAGATTCAGTCTTATAACATATAGGACTTATAACAATAGACTTTGAATGATAATCGTTCATCGTCTCACTCACTAAGTCTAAGTCTATCAATCTACAACGATAAGACTTATCCCCCTTAAAGGAGTAGACAGATGTATAGAACATGGGTGTTGGATAGTTGTTTAACTCTATCTTATAACCAGTACCAAACATTATATCTCCTTGTTCAGCTTCAATCTTAATACTAGTATGAAGAGGATTAAGTTCTGTTAATCTTATAACGTTATCAGAGATACCATCGAGTTCACGATTACCTTTACGAGAGAAAACATCTTTCACATATTCGATAGTCTCTAAATTGATTATTTCGTCTACCTGTTCGGGAAGTATTGCTCGCACAGTTTTCATGCCCATTTGTTGAGCTAGAAGCATGAACTCGTTATGTATCTCTGCTACTTTCATAATAAATAGTTATTATAATTTTAGTTTAGTTTCAAGTGCTCTTTTATAATCAGCATTTTCGGGATTACTGAAATAAGCCAACGCTTCTTTCATGTTAGCTCCGATAAATCCACCTTCGGGAGTAAGAACAGTCTGATTAACATCAGAACGAACTAGCTCACCTTTGGCAATAGCTTCTTCAATGAACGCTTGAAGCTCAATTTGTGAATTGTTAAACAGTTTGTTGAATTTCTCCGGCTCTTTAATTGCAAAGTCATCAAGCATCTTTTCTTGGATAGTTCTATCAAGTAACAAGTTAGATAATACATCTTGTTTGTTACTAGCAGAATAACATACGAAAATAGCTTTGAACTTAGCATCGTTATCAATAGCATCAAGATAATTACGTCTTGCTTTGTTAGCTTGAATACGATTACGTTTAAGACGATTATTTTCTCGTTGTTCATCTTTAATATAGAATTTAACACGAGGGTCGAAGCTAATAATAGCTACGTCTTTAGCGACAATAGGATAAAGTAAACAATGACGATATGCTAAGTAATCATCTACTTTAATAGGATGTCCGTATTGATAACGAGTTGCTTCAAGAGCATTAATCTTAGTTACATATTTAGCAATAGCATCTTTCAACTGTTTAGGATTAGACTTTTCAGCATTATCATATTCTTCGATAATCTCTGTTTCATCTATCTTATAGTTCAGATAATCTCTTTTCTTATTCCATTGGAAAGAACAATTAAGTTTCTTTCCTTCACCATCAACAGGAATAGATATGCTATTGAACCAACGTTGAACACGAGTAATATATTCCTGTGAATTAACAGAACAACCAACAAGAGAAGGCATATACGCTTCCATTTCTTTATAGTTGCTAGATAAGATTCTAGCTGAATTAATACTACCACCAATGCTATCGTGACGGTCAACGATATATCTAGCATTAACTTGACGATAAACAGAATTAATAGTAATATCAGTAGCAAGAGCTATTGTAATATATCTTTCTTCTAAGAAGTCTCTATCTAAACCATCTTCTTTTTTAAGAAGTTGTTCATAGGTTTCTCTAGGAGTTTCCGGAGCTTTAGCCTGTGTAGTAGCACTAGGGCTATTAGTTGGATTATTTAGACTACTGCCGAATGTTCCGGCTTTTGGTGCTTGTCCTTCCATTATAATTTCAATTTTAATTGTTTAACTTAGAGTACGCACTCCAACATGAACATCTTCTCTTGTCTATCTACTTGCAGACCACGAGACATTTTAACTTCATATTGAGACTTATCAATATCCGTAGATATAGAATTGCTAGGAACAGAACCCCAAGACGGTGGAATAGGAGTAAGACCTTTCAATACACCAACAAGGTAAGACTGACCTTTCATACGTACCATACGAACATTACGATTTCCGTTATATACAGAGTTGTCAATGAACATCAGTTTGTGAGATGTCATAGGCAAACCAGTACGAGGATGAATAAGTCCATTAGCTTTTGCTGTTTCAGCAATAGGAGATTTATCCAAGAAAGGAAGATGAATACAAGTAACAGTATGTCCGTCAATAGTTTTATATTTACGGAAGTATTTACCATAAGTAAGACCACCACCTTCTTCACCAATCATTTTCTCTCCAAGAGGAGTAATAAATCCTTCGGACTTAACATCTTCACGGATAGCCATATCGAAATCTTCGATACCACCTTTACCTGCATACAGAGTAATCTCCATAGAACCAGTATCAGTATCCTTATCAACTACGTCACCAATAGTTCTTTTTAGCTTGCTAAGAGGCAAGTATTCACCATAAGTATCATAGTTAGACTCTTCGAGGATTTCAAACATACCAGCAGTTTCGGGAATTGGTTGGTCATTATCCCAATCCTTCATATCAATAGTACCATTAACAGTACGATTGTAACGAGATGTCCATAAGTCAATCTCATTAGAGATACGCATCTGAACATCGAACTGACGCATTTCTTCGTTAATCCAACGAGTGTCAGTACCACCACTTTTAGTCTTGAAAGCATAGCTAACAATAACATTACTAATGTTACCTGCAATTTCCTTGCTATAACGCTTGAATCCTAGCTGGGATTTCATAACACCAGGTCCCATTACATTAGTCTTGTTACCCTTAGAATAAGATTCAGGAATAGACGGAGCTAACATACACCAATACTTACCTTTTTCAAGATTAGCAGGGTCAACATAAGCACTTTTATCAGGATTCTTTAGCTGCAAAGAATACAGATGTCCACCATGACTACCAGCACCATGGTCTCGCATTACACGAACAGCAGTTTTACCATCAGGAGCAAGTAAACCATACTGTTCGATAATAAGACCAGTAGCAAACTCAACCTTAATAGGTTTACCACCAATACCCGGAGTAGTATCATTAGTATCAGCCCAAACAATATAATCATTGAATCTCTGACGACCCATTGTCTTCCAAGTCCACTCAACAGTAGTAATATCACGAACACCAGCAGCACCTTGTCCTTCTGTAAGGAAAGTTAGCGGGAATCGGTCATCTTCCATACCATAAGTGTAAGTCAGGAAGTTGTTAATCTCTTCCGGTTTTTGAATCATTAAGGCAGCAAGAGATTGCTCATTAGAGTAACCTCTATCATCATATCTACCTCTTTCGACTTCTCTTAATCTGTACATATTTGTTTTAATTTAGTTAGTTCAAGACTAGTTGGTCATTATCAACTGTCTTAGAATTATTACCTTTACTATTGATAATAACAGTCCTTTTACCAGTAGTTTGTGCTGCGGTAGTTCTAATAGATAGAACTTTCTGCTTATTAACAGCCATACCGACAAGACTAGCATAATCGCCACCAGTAAACCTAAGAAATGCTTTAAGTAAATCATCCTGCATACGAGCATTAGAATCAACTTTAGCTTCGTCTAACATATAGGCTGTATTACCTTCATTGTCAACAGGAGTAGACACATACTTCAAGAAGTCTTTGCGACTAAGCATTACTTTCTTTCCGTCTTTGTTACACTGAATTTGTTCAGGAATACTATAACCTAATAGTTCGCCTTTACTAATAGTCTTTTCTACATTATCCCAATATGCTTTCTCTTCGGCAGCAGCAGCAGCTTCTTTAGCTTCTACTTGTGCTTTCTGTTCAGCAAGTCGAGATTCATAAATGCTATCAACAGCTTCTTTAGATTCAACAGCAGTATCATAAAGAATACCGGCGTTCTTACAATAGTCAATGAATTTATTTACATCTCCTTTTTTACCACTAAGTTTCCATTCTTCACGAATGAAAGTAGCTTGTTGTTCTTCGTTATCTTTACTAACAGTAATCTGACTTCTATCAGGAATTTCTACGAAGTCGTCAAGAGTACCGTTAAGTTTAAGATGATTAATAACTTGTTCTACTTGCGGATAAGTTTCAAACAGATTATTAAGAGCAGCAGTTTGAGCTTCTGCAATTCTATTCTGAATTACTGTATCAACATAAGCAGCAATACCTTCTGTATTATTATCGAATACAATAGGATTACCATTCTCATCTTTAAAGTCAGAACCGAAACGAGTTTGTAATTGTTCAAGAACACTTGGTTCAGAACCATTTTGAGATATAAGTTCAGCAAGTTCAGCAGCAGTACGAAATATAGTTCCATCAACAGCAAGAGCATTACCGTTAGCATCAATAGTATAATCTACACCATCAACATTTATAGTATCACCTTCTGATAATACCACTTCTTCCCCCGTAGAGGAGCTTCCTTGCTGTCCTTCTCCTTGTCCCTGTTGTCCTTCTTGGTTTTCACCTCCATTATCAACAGTACCAGTATTAGCACCTTCGCCTTGTCCTTGTTGTCCTTCTTGTCCAGCACCTTGTTGTCCCTGTCCGGCAGGATTGCCGTTAGCACCAGAACCAGTACCTTGACCTCCAGTATTAGCAGTATCGCCAGTATCAATACTACCAGTACTTAAATCTAAATCGTTATTACTACTAAAAGTTCCCATAATAAATATGTTTTGATTATTACTTTCACTCAAATGTAATCTAATAATATGAGAAAGCAAACTCTTACTAGTCTGAATACTCTTATTATTAGGTTTAGAATTGCCCGTATTTGTATTTAAGTATTACTAGAGTTAATCTTATCAGCAGAAACTTTGCGTTCGATACAGGGCAAAAGAATGAGCCATTTTAAGACCCGTCACGGCATTTTAATGCTTTCCTTTACAGTTTATCCATTCGATAGGGTAAATGCAACAGAGGCAAAGGAAACGCTATCTACGTCGATTTTATGGGTACGAAAAACCCTACGGAAAGTTCCGTAGGGCACGTCTGAATCATAGAGAATGGTATATAGCTAATTATAACTTAGTATTCACTTCTTAGTAGAACTAGATTTAGACTTAGAACTATCATATCTATTCTTATTCTCTTTAGCTATCTTTAGTTCATTATCTCTATCTAACGCAGAGTTAATCATATCTAAATCCTTAGCTCGTTTCTTTTCATTTAGTTCAGCTTGTTTCAATGATAGTTCAGCAGAATTATCTTGTGGAGCAGTTTGCACAGGTTGATTAGCTAAAGCAGCCATAGCAGCTTCTGTATCCATTCCTTTAGCAAGTAAATCATAATAACCTTTGATTTCTGCTAGCCTAGCATCTTGTTCTCCCTTAGCAGCTATCTGTTCAAGAACAGCTTTATTCTTAGCTTCTTCTAATTGTTGGTCTAATTGTCTAAGTGATTCTTCATTCTTCTGACGAATCTCTTGATAACGATTAATAGCTAGTTTAAGACTGGATATATTACCGGAAGTAATAGCAGCAACAGCAGACATTAAATCTCCATTTTGACTGGCGTTGAAAGCCCACTCTTTAAGTTGTTCAAACTTTTCTGTTTCTCTATCAGAGTTTTTAGCTTTGATTACGTATTGTCCGAGAGTATGATTATTTACATTAAGAGAGACATATTGCTTTCTATCTGACTTATCATAGTAAGAAGTATCTAATCCGTCTATCCAAGCTAATTTGGAATTATTTAAATCTATTAGATATTCATCCTCACGGAACTTATCGAACATATAGTTAATAATAACTGTACCCATTGAACCACGAATAATAGCTTCTTCTGTTGTACCTTTACCAGCACTAGTAGCTATCTGTCCGTAACGTTGTGGTGTCATATCTACCATTTCACGAGCACTAGCTTTAATAGATTCAATAAGATTAGATATTTCAGTAATATAACCGGAGATATTGGCATCAAGCATTTTAATAGATTGTGCTTTAGTACTATTAATATCTTCTGCATCATCATAAGGAAATATCCCCTCTGCTGCTATATTATAAATAGCTTCTTCTGCATCTTCTCCAAATAAAGATTTAGCTGCGACAAGAATAAACATCTTGTTCTTAGCTATCATCATCTCTCTATGATAAGAGAAGATATTGATTAATATTTGAAATGGAGTAAGTATTTCTACAATAGAGAATCTTCCCATTTGAGGAAGTACTTCTTGAAGTCCACAATACTGCAATCTAACATCATCATCTAATTGGAAAGGAATAGGTTTAGCACCACCTGGATATATACCAAAGCGTTGACCTCCTATACGATAACCTTCGTAAACTTGTGGTTTATATACAGAAGTTATCTCAATATGTCCGAGTTCAGGATTAAATTCAAAATCATCAGGAACAATCATCTCATCAACTAATCCTACCTCATTAATGTACTTTAGTATCTTAACTTGTGTATAACCTCTCCAATTAACATGCCATACTTCTAAAAGTTCTCCGTTCTTTAATCTTAAATCATAACCATCAGAAGGAAATATCTCTCTATTATCATTCTCATAGCTCTTACACTTTTCAGGAAAATAATAAGTATAAGCATTAAGACTAAGTGTACGAGTAGCACCAACTGTACTAGGATTATAATACTTAGTTATAAACTCTAGTTCTTCATCTGATAGTTCATCAGAGAATTGGTCTATTACTTGATTATAACTCATCAACATTCTACGAGCTACAATATCATACTTAGATACCATTTGCTCTCCATTAGGAACAGGAAACATATCAGTAGTTGGAACCCACTCTTTAACTAGCTTTTTACCACGAACAGTATGGAAACTATAAACTTCCCCTGTAACGATATAGTTAAAGTACTCAACTGGAATTATTGTCTCGTTATTAAGAACATCATCAATAACTTCTAATAGTTGCTGAGCTTGTGCACTTATTTCATCTATATAATTATCAATAAAGTTCTTTTCAAACTCTTCTGCATCAGCTGCTAATTGTTCAGGGTCAACCTCTTGTATTGGTTGTCCTTGAGCTTCTAGTTGAACATTTTCAGCTTGTTGTTGCTGTATTCTCCTTTGAAGTTCTTGTTGAAATGCTAACATAGCTCGCTTAACTATATCTTCTCGAATAGCAGCATCACGAGCCATAATGATTTCAGGATTATTAGCACCAACAATAAATTCATGTTGAGATTTAACGTATTCTGATAAATAACGACGAACTACATCATTAATAATATCAAGATTCCTTAGAGTAGCAGGAAATCTTTTAAAGTTCTCCTTCGTAGCATTATAAGGGTTAAGTGTTTTACGATAGAACTCGTCAGGCATTTCTCCATGAAGTATTTCAAGAAGTTGTTCCGTCTTAGTTCTATCATTACACGCTAGTCCGGCAGCAATACAATAATCTATTGTTCTACCAGCCCAGTATTCATCCTTTTCAGAATTAGGGACACGCTGTTTAGGCATGTCCCCAAGTCGAGCATTTAGCTTAGCATCAATCATAACAATTCGCTTAGTTTAATAAGTATATTAATGTACCAATTAATAGCACCCGTACTTATTACTATAACTAGCATTAATACGAATCCTATCATTCCGCCAAGCAATGTAGCTAAAATATCCAAGAAATCAAACTTACCGCCATACATTTTATCTTTAAATTCCATGCCTACGGCTAAGCCTACTACTAACATTATTCCTAGTAATCCACATGGGATTGCATAGAGGAAATGTTTTAACCTGTTGCTTTCTGTTAACCAACTCATAATTAATAACGTTTACGATTCCAAAAGTTTTCTTTCTCTGTTTGCACTCTCTGTCTATGTTCAAGCTGCTTTTTAGCAAACTTATCATTAGCAGCCCATTCAATACCACGAACAATCATTTCAGATACACGGTCAAAGTTACCAGTATTAGACCATTTCTTTAACTCTAGTATAGACTGATAATCATATATAGTATGAAGAACAAGCATATCACGACCGTCCTCGAACTTCCCTATGGGGGAATACAACATTTCCTTTAACATTCTAAGACCATCAAGTTTAACTGTCTCACTACTAATATCATAACCAATAGTATTAATCTTCTTAGTATTAATATTAGTATCCCATAAATGAACTGGGTGATAACCTAAGTATCTAATAGCTTTCCACTTCTTAAAATTACTAACTGTTTCACCACGGTTAATCTCGACATTAGTTGTACCAAGACAATTATAAGTAACTGCAAAATAATAACAGATTCTATCTGCTTTCTCTAGTTCATCAGGACGACCATAATACACAGCACATAATCTAGGACGATAACCATTATATATACAAGGATTCATCCAAACTTTAATACTATTATGTGAATGTTTATTAGTAAGTTCTTTCTTATCTTTATCAATACCAACAGGGTCATAACTAATACTATATATTCCCGGTGGAGTGCCTTTAGTTAGCTGACCTGTCTTTTTATCTATGTATTCTACTTTAATTGGATTAAACCATTTACGAATACAACCTTCAGGGTCTTCATTAGAATGACGAGGAACATTCTTAATATAATCAAAGTAATCCTTCTTAAATACACCACCAGTAGCAGCAATACGTTCATTAGGAATAAACTCGAAGTTATCCGAATCATATTCTACAAACTTACCATCTATATAGAAGTTATATTTATTAGACATCTTTAGTTCTTGCTCCCATTCATCTAATATCTCACTACTAAATATATTCTCACTTACAGAACTAAATGATTCACTAGGCATATTAGCATACTGCCCACAATAACTAATAAACTTAGCGAATGATTTACTCTTAGCTTTTTCAGCAGCACGTTCTTCTTCTGCTATTTGAAAACCAAGAGCTATATCAGAATTACCATCATCATCAAGAGAAGTAAGAGTAGCGATTTGATTATCATCGCCAATCTTATAACCTTCAAGTCCCCAACAATAAGGTTTAAAGTAACCACATACTTCCGGTCTACTATCTTTATCCCATACATTTTCAAATGCCATAAAGTTTCTACCTCTAGGGTCATAGAAGTTTTGCTCAAATGTTACCCAGCCTGCATTAGCTTTACCAGCAGTACCCCAAGCATTAAGAAAACCAGTAGTAACAGAACCAGTCTTTAGAGTAGGTTCAGTTACATCCATGAAATCATCGAAGTTCTCAAACTCTGACATTTCCTCACACTTGATTTCTCCGGCATCTTTACCAACAGCAGCAGAAGGATTGTTCTTAGTAGATACAGATATACAAGCACTATTCCAACTGTTATCATCTATAATAGCTGTACTAGGGTCTTTATAACCTAAGATAAAATCACTAGCATCAATCTTAGCTATACCTCTAGCAAAAGGAGTATTAGATTCATAGAAGATAATTTGCTTCTTCATAAAGTCAGATAGACCTCCTGATTGAACCAAAAACTTATTATCACTAGCCGCATGAATAACAGCACGGTTAGGAGTAAGATTGATAAAGTTAGCAGAACCAATAGCTTCCATATAACTAAATCCACCACGTCTTGTCTTATCATTGATAAGAAACATACCATTTTCTCGACAGAACTGTTTGATTAAGAAGTACCACCACTGGCAATCAATAAATCTAGGAAATCCTCTTATCTTACGACCAGTAACCTTACCTTCTTCTACTCGAAGTGTTTTAGTATCTAGTTTAAGAATACGACCATAATTAATAAAATTATAATGTTCACCAGTAATATAGACATCTTCTATCTCACCAGTTCTAGTATCCATAAGACAAGGAGCTTTAAAACCAACAAGTCTACGTAGAGTTTCCTGTTTACGAAAGTTTATATGAGGCATACTATCTACTGCAAACTTAGTATAAACTCCTTCTTTCTCATAAGTAACAGCAGCAGGACGTAAAAGGTCTGTATTAACAAAACGCTTATGTGGGTCAATATTCATTAAGAACCCTCCGCTTTCTCCTATTAAGAAATGGTCGAATGGGTCTTTATATCCACAGTCTCTTGCGTGCTTATATTTCTTTCCTTTATCTTCTTCATAATAATACATGAAGAACGGGTATTCAGACAGTTGCATAGCTTACAATTAATTATTTTAGTAGTATAGCAACAAGAATAGCTAGCACACCTGTACTAGCTATGAATCCATTACGTTGCTTCTTATACTTTTTAGACTTATTATATTCCTTATTAAGATTAACAATAGCTTGATTTCCTAGTATTGTTATCCTCTTTATTTCTTCACGTTGCTTAGATATAATAGAATCCTGCAAGTAGCTATCTCTAACTTTTAGTTCGTATAACTTCTTGTAGGATTCATATTGACTTTTATACTCTTCTGAAAGTATTAACTTTGCATTGGCTATTCTTAATACTTCTTTATCTAGGCGTCGCTTCGCTCCGCCATCCCCCGTAAAGGAGTAGGATTGCTGTAAACTATCTACCTTCGTCTCCAACCTTTGGATTCTCAACTCCGATTGGTTTTGACACAAGATATATGAAGCGTTCGAGAATAGCAATACTATCAGTATCACTAATTGCTTTATCAAATTCTTTCTCATACTGATTAGTATTATTAAGAGTATTGAGAATAGAATCTATTACTAGTTGTAAACTATCTCTTTTTGTTTTTATTTCCTGATATATAGTATCAGGAACGATAAGCGGGACTTCTACATTTTCCTTATTAAAAACAAAATTGTTTAATACTCCAATTATAACAAACGGGATTACTACTATTAATAGTCCTATTCCAATACTCTTTAGTTTCATATTATTAAGTCTTTTTCTTCTAACAACGTATAAGTAAATACATCGCCCCACAAAGGAATTGCTAAGTTAACTATATTCATAAGTTCTCTGAAATCCATACTTCTAGCTAGAACTTGACAGCCAGCAGACCAACCGTCAACAACAACACTTGATTCTCCTGCTTTATGAATATTGATACCGAACATTCCTTCTTCTATTGTTGATTCATCATAATCAAGATAGAAATCTTTATTAGCATCACGGAATACTTTAACAGGTTTATGTTGAACAAGAGCAAGATATTGTCCCTTATGATAACCTTTCTTAAAACAACCACGATACTGACCAGGAACTAGAATTGCACAACCTTTAATATTAACAGGATTAGTAAGACTTTTATAACCAGGGTCAGTAGTACAAGGATATATAGGAGTATATCTCTTACCATTAGCTGTCCAATAATCAATTATAAAAACATCATTGAACTCATTACCATGTTCTTTGGAACGAACACCAATAAGATTAAGATTATACTTACCTTTATCAAAGTAAGAATAACCTTTATTTTCTAGTGTCTTTCTCCAATCAACAGTACGACATCTATCTATTAATAAGTTATTATATTTAGCCATGATATTACATTTATATTATACAAATAAATTCATTTGTTGTTTCTGACTTCCATTAACAGTTTGATAACGGATATTAAGCATAGTATCTATTTCAGGTTCTAATCTAGGAATCTTATACCATTTAGCTGTTTCACTTTTACTTTCATCAATATGAAAACCGTCTTTAAATCTTTGAGGTCTACCATATTGGTTAAGAACAAATGGAACTTCAATATGACAAAGAGCTAAACCACGACAAGGCAAACCAGTAATAAGATGAACCATTTTAGCATATAGATTTAACTGCAAGGCATAAGTAGTACCATTACAATTAGGTAGACCACCAAACGGTGGAAGTAGAACATCTTCTGGCTTATGAACCCATTCATCTGTTTCTTGTACTGGACGAACAGTTTTATCTTTCTTATAGTATCCTGCTTGAAATCTAAGACCTGTACGATTAGTTTTCCAATCAAGAATAACAAAACCATCTTCACGAATAGGAAGTATATCAATAGTTCCACTAAGAAGATACTTAGGAAGAAATGCTCCTATCTCTGAATATATCTTATAATCTCGTTCAGTATAGAACTTAAATACTTTATATATTTCAGGATATTTATTTTCAGTATGTTCAATAAAAGCATCAACATCGAGAAGTCTTACATGACTATCAACAACATCTAAATCAGCAACAGTAACCATTTGTTTACTTTCTTGTTTATTCAGATATTTAATAGCATTAAAGAACTTACTATTCTGACGAATACCATCTTCAAAACTATTATGATAGACATTACCCATATCACAAGCCTTATCTCTTATCTTATCCCATTGATTCTTTATATCTTTGATAGAAGTGTTTTCTTCTTTAGCTTTGTACTTAGCCCAATAATTAGAATCAAATTTAGGAACATACGAATGAATAATAGTAGTAGCACTAATATAAGAATTACCACAATTATCAGTATACTTATGAGTAGGTTCATCAAAGTATAACTTAGTTTGCTTATATTCAGGTTTAACTGGTATCATTTTGTACTTTCGTATTTCCCCCGTAAAGAAGTGTTAACAATGCTATCACTTACCAATCCTAGCTCTCTCTTTTGAGCTTCTACTTGAGCTTCCAAATCACTAGCATCTTTAGCAGACATAGAACTAGTAACTACTTTACCACCACGAGCTTTCTTCTGCTCTATTTCAAGAGCAGCAGCTTGTTTAGCTTCACCTAAAGATTTAATCTGATTAGGAATGATATTGATAATACCATTTAGCTTAGTTATCAAATCAATAACTGGTAAAGTATCTTCGGCTTGCATACCTGCATTAAGTTTATTAGTAAGTTGTTCACTAAGTATATTAGCTGCACGAGAACTATTATGAACTGCTCTAAGAATAGTTTCAAGAGCTTCGCCTGCAACGCCCATCTTATCTTCATGATATCTATCAACAAGACGAAGAATAAGAGCATCGGGTTGCCAATCATTAGGAAGAGCGTAATTAGCCCTAGCAGACGCTAAGGCTTCTGGACGACTATATCCCATTTGATTAGGTGGAGACTTAGGGTCGGCTAGATAAAAAATAACTCCGGCTTCTTTAAGATACCGAAGTTTATCTTCACTAGTATCACGAAGATATAACTCTCTTACATCTTTATCCTGTATCTGATAAACGTTAGGAGCAAAGGGATAACCTTGCTCGTCAACGCTAATCATACCTGTTAAATCCAAAGGGGCAATCTTCGTAATCATAACCTTTATTATTTCTTAGTTCAATATAGTAATCAGAATCATTAACTGGCTTCATCTTACTAAAGAAATACATATATAATTTAAAAGACCTCTCATCTTGATTAAACTCTCTAAGTTTCCTTGCGGCTAACTTACGATTAAGTCTAACAGTTCGAGATATTATCGAAGTTCTACTTCTAAATTTACTACGTTGAGCCATTCGAGTAGCAACTAAGCTCTTTTTAAATTTCCAATATTCTTCATTAGTAAGTTCTTGCCTTTTAGCCTTCATTACAGGATGATGTTCTATTGCATCTAACTTGGCTTCATTAACAATAAATCCACCAATAAAAGGAATTGAAACTCGTTGTAGACTTTTAATTCTATCAATAATTTGGTCTTCGATATTATCTATAATATCATCTATTATTTCAGCTTCAATAGGAGTAACACCTAATAAACTAATAATATCAGGACGAGTTACTAATAACTCCTTTTTCTCTTTTAAATCAATAGAAGGCATCTAGTTTATACATTTAGTAAGTTAGTAGCTACTATAAACTTTTGAGGTTTACCACTAGGAATAAGACCTTCGACAGAGTTCTGACCTTGAATATCAGTAAGACGGACAATCTTATAACCAATACAAACTACTGTTTCAGCAATAGTAGTAATCAACTTACCATTATCTCCTTTCTTTTCAGTAGTAACAGGATTCACTTCTGTACCAAGTAAACTAATAACAGAACCACTTCCAACTTTACGGAATATCTCACCACGAGCAATACTAAGATTTAAGTCTTGGTCGCCACGAATAAATTCAGCAAGATTATAAGGAGTAAGTTCATTACTACGAGGATTACAATCTATACCAGTAAATACATCAGATGGAGCAACATATAAGAAACGATTAAGCATAGCTCTATCTTCTTTAGCATCATCGGCATAATTAGTCTTAACTAATATAAATCTAGTACTACCAGTACCCTTTAAATCAGGATTGATAATCTCACGAAGTTTAGCAGTCTGAATAATAGCGACAATACCAAAATGCTTAAACGGAGTTATATCTTTAACTCGGTCAGAAACATATTTGAAATCAATTTCTCCAATGTGTTGAGGAACTAGGAAAGTTTCTCCTTTAGTTTTGTTCTCTAAATGTAACATAATTACTTTAATTAGATTGTTAATAATATTAATTAAGTTGACTAGCATTACTAAGAGTAATATATGCACCAGTCATTAATAGTACAAGTATACGAATAATATTCGTACTATCAATATCTAACTCGTTAAAAAACCTTTAGAATTGTATTCGCTATATAATTCACATCCATTCACACTAGTTCACATTAGTACACACTCTAATGCAAGTCCACTACTTAACTAAAATATCGACTAAATCTTACCATTCTATTTTTACAATCCTGATGCTAAATCTTCGGACTCTTCGATAGAAGAGGAGAAAGGTAATACACAATAAGACCCAATAGACAACTAATACTATATAATATAAGTAAGACCAATTAAGGACTTAAAGGAATTAATTAGACTAATAGGACTAACTAATAAGATAATTCTTCTATAAGAAGAGTTAGACTACTAACAACAATAGATATACAGAAGGGAATTAGAAATACTATTAGGACTAACTAATGTATATAGACTTAGAAATAGGACTGGAACTACTGTTAGAAATAGAATTAGGAATAGGACTAATAATGAACTTAGAAATAGGATTAGGACTATTAGAAGAAATAAACTTAGAGGTACTACTATTAGTGCTGCCCCACAAAATAATATTTTTCATGAATATATTTTTATCGAGACGAAGCTCCTACCCTGATAGCCCCCTACTCTCAAACCAATTCCAATACCCCCGTCAAGACCAAATGACCTTAAACATATTGCTATTAATATAAATGTTTAATTAAATACTTATGTTTATGATATTTCTATTGTTGTTATCAATAGCAGTAGCTATGACTACTGCTACTTATCTATCTGCTATTAGAAGACAGAAGCGGGATTGGAGAAAGTATGGTCGTGCAGGTGAAACCTACGACAAGTTTTGTTCACGTTATTACACTAGATACGTATGAATATTAGTGATAAACTAAAAGTGGTACACTTAGCATTAAGTATGCTAGGTGTATCAGTATTCATACATCTAAGTTACATTAAGTTGTATGATAACCATGTGAATAGCTTTCTAATACTATTAGTAGTGTTAGTACTTATACTAGATGCTAACGATGTTGTTAAAGAACTATTGGCTTAATCAAACCAAATGACTATAAACATATTGCAGTTACTATCAAACCAAATGACTATAAACATATTGCCATTGTGTGTGTGGTTAGGATGCACATTGGTTGAACAGTTGCTAACCGATTTATAACATTTAATACCTATAATCATGGGAACAAAAGTTAACGATGCTGCTAGATTAGCAGCCGAAGCAGCTGCAAAAGCTGCAAAAGAAGCTGCCGAAGCAGCAAGTGCTAACGCTGAAACAGTTGATACTGTTGATGAAGCTGATGAAGCTATTGACGCTCGTATAGTTGACCTATCCGAGTATCACGGAAAGGAAGCAGACGATATTACTCGTCTGTTGCTTGACCGTCCTGATTTCGAGAATCACGACAGCTTAATGATTACTAATATCATTGATAATAGTAGTCGTTATGCAGGTGCGCTTACTGTTGTTGTTAATCGCAACATTCCACAGTTTGTTAAAGATGCTGCTAGTGGTACTTATGTCGAGTCTACGACTCGTAATATCTTTACTACTCGTATTCAGCTTGCAGCTATTCTCAAAGGTCAGGGCGAGCCAATGCTTGCCAACGCTGTTATGACAGCTCCGTTGTCAGTGTTGCACGTTATCTTCAAGAAGGCACGTATCAGCGTGCTTGGACACGTACTTGCGCAAGGTGAAGTATTCGTTAATCCGTATGCCGCTAAAATGTCTCGTGAAGAACGTGTTAATGAACACGACCGTTACGAGTATTTCCCGTACGAACTTAGTATGCGTACGTTGTCCCTTGCGGACGAAATGCTCGTGGCTGACATGTTGGCTAAATACCAACCTGATGCAGAGGGTGCTGCTTAACCAGTTACGTAGGAGAGGGAAACCTCTCCTACTAAACTAAGAATACACCATTCGGCACGTGTTCGATAATACTCTCGACTTATGCTCGCCATCCGGCAAAGCTATCCGGCAAAGCCAATCGGGATTGGAAACGACACTAGTCACCTGATAAGCGAAATGCTACAACTGATAAGCGAAGCTAATCAACTGATAAATTAAAATAATATGGAAATAGAAAAAGTAAAGGATATAATAGATGTAAATCTAATAGATAAGGGATTAGTAAAGGTCACTTATAGTGATAGTACTAGTGAGACAATAGAAACTCAACCTCTTATTAATACTGTTAATAAAGTAAGGGGAGAAGTCTTAGAGATAGACAAAAGACTGAAAGGATTACTAAGTAAACTAGTTAGTCAGATGTCTAAGTACGATAAATAATACTAACTCTAGCACGTGCGCACGTTCTTTGGAAGAGAGTATATATATATATATATATATATATATACGAATCTGGTTATTTACGTGCGTGCGTACCTTAGATAAAATACGTACGATAGTACAGTATTTTAGGTTACCTGAACAACGATGACTATTGTCGTAGACAATAGGAAGAAGCTCATACAACAACACCAACAAATAGTATCAATAGTATCAAGACTATTACTAGTATTGACAACATCAATGCTCGGAAGGGTCGCTAAGGCTCCTCGTTAAGCTAGATAGTAGAGTAGACAATAGAGTGAGATAATACTAGTGGAGTAAGAATAGTTAGAAGATGTAGATAAGAGCGATGAGTTGGTTAAGTAGTGGGACTACTCCCTCTCCTACCTCTACTCCTTCATTCTAACTCACTTCTCTAACCTACAATGTTACAACTATTACCTAAACCATTTCGTTTATGGAGTTAGAATTTGAATCATATAATAGTCCTAATTGTTATAGATTATTGTTGTTAGTAGTCTTGGAACTAGTTCCTAGTTCTCAATCCTATTTATATTATAGCAATAATATTGATAGTTAGGATTTTAATCCTATCTTATAATCCTACTATTAAATACTATCATAGTCATAGTACTAGTTCTATTATTGTTGCTATTATATTGATAGTTAGGATTTGAATCCTAATCATCATATTTCCACTATAATAGTCCCTATAATAGTCCTTACTATTACTTAGATATTATATTGTCTATTGTTACTGTTGGTTGTTGTTGTTTCTAAGTTCCTACTACTATCGTAGTAGTCCTTAGGATTTGAATCATATTTCTACTATAATCTACACTATAATAAACCTATTATTAGACATGATTGTTATAGTTTTAGTCCTTACTATTATGTTGTTGGTTGTTGGTTGTTAATTGTCTAATCCAATTAGAACTTTGTTCTAATAGTCTTAGAGTTGAAGATATTATTGTCAATATGATAGACCTATTATTGTACTAATAGTACTAATAGTTAGGTTTTTATATTAGTCCACACTATTATTGTACCAATAGTTATTATTATAGTCTTAATCCTTAGTCCTTACTATTATATTATTATTGGTTGTTGTAGTTGTTATTGTTAGAGCGTCACTACCATTGTCTTTGACAATAGTAGTTCGGACGATTCCGATAATAACAATACTATGTATTACAACTGATAACGGGAATAGTACTATTAGTAATACTATTATTAATAATTGTATTATTGTGTAGCTTGGCTTGTCAACGCTCGCAAAGCTCGCTGTCTTCCCCCATAAAGGAGTGACGTTACTGTACTTCTTTTGCTCTTTATCTTATCCACTTACTAACTTATACTATTATGTCTAATTACGATATTACTGTCTTAACATTACTATTTATTATCGCACTTATTAAATGCAGTGAGTTTCTTATTAACACTAAGATTACTCTTCTTACTATGTTATTCGCTTTAATAATAGTTGCGTCTACTTTATGTATATTCTTAATATTATTTGATATTACTTCACCATGACAGATTATCAGTTCCATATATTTCTATCTTTAATTGGAATAGTTATATGCCTATGTTATTTAATGTTTAATTACCTTTCTTATAAGAAGGTTATTATCATTCGTTCTTTAGTTCAAACTATAATAACTTATATAATAGTTATTAGTTTTTATTCGTCTACTATATAGTACTATACTATTATAGTATGGATTCTACTTTTAAAATTAAATTCTTAATAATTAATACTTGTATTTATGAAAGCTATTGTAAATGATAAAAAGCATATAACTCTTGTGTCTCATACAAATGGAGTTGTTATTGTTGAAGAAAGCGGTTGTATTATTGATTTAGATTTTCAATCACTTGCTTCTATTTGTGAGATTGCTAATTTAGGCAATACTTATACTATTAAAGATTGTGATGAGATTGAATCTCTTAAATCTAATAATAATGAGTTAACTGAACGTATTAAGTTTCTTGAAGGACAACTTACTAATAGCGGTAATAGAATTACCGAATTACGTAATCAAATCGAAGAGCAAGAAAATGAATATAAAGATATTATTGTAAAGAAGGATAAGATTATTGAAGAGAAAACTAATAGTCTTATTAAGTTAGAGAATATCGAAGATACTCTTAATGCTACTGTTAAAGTTAATGAGGAACTCAATACTCAATTAAGTCGTTCTAAAGAAGATATTGATAAGCTCGATAAACAATTGGAAGAAAAGACTTCTAGACTAGCTGAAAGAACTCATGCTTTAAGAGTTTTTAGACGAACACTTTATGATATGAGACTTTATGTTCAACCATATAAAAATACGAGCTAGATTTTGAATGGCTAACTATTCGTAATTCTATTGATTCTGGTTTCTTTATTCGATTTAAAGATACTGCTAGTGCTGCTAGAGCTATTGGTGATTGTAGATATTATATATCTCTTAAAGACGTATTAGATAAATACGAAAATGATATTGTAGACTTCAATGTCTCTGCTATGGATATTTATTATATTCATAAAGCTAGTCTTAATGTTGTTCGTAAGTTCAATTATGATAATTTTAATATCACTTGTAAAGACCAACATACTGCTAATACTATTAATACTCTATTGAATTGTTCTAATATATCTGTTTATGATATAGTGGAGAAATTCAAATATGAAATAGCTCATAGTAATGTTTATTAAATATTATCATTATTGTTCGGTATTTCCATTATTTATTGCTATACTTGCATCCGTATTACAAAATTTAAGATTATGTATGACGAAGGTGTAGAATTTCCTATTTGTGGTTTGGTAGCTGATATAGACTATCTCGACTGTGAAATGGCTAATAATTGGAATACTGGAAATACTCTAAGCGAGGATAATATAGACCTCGACTTAGATATAACTCATATTGAAGATTAATTAAATACTAATAGTTATGAATGAAAAGAAAGAAGTCGATGTTCTTAGTAAGAAACGTCCAACAGTTAACGAATTAAAGACAGAAGTTATTCGTCTACGTAAATCTAATGAAAAGTCTAATGCTAATCTTGATGGTTATAAGACTATGTATGAAGGGGTTTGTCATGAAAATAAAGAACTTCGTAATATGTCTTCTAAATTAAATTCTGCAAAGAATCAATTGGAAGCTAATAATAAAGCTCTTAAAGACGGCATTAAATTTCTCGAATCTAAGTTAGATAAAGCTAATAAAGCCTATGAAGAGCTTAAAGCTAAAAGACAGTATAATACTGTTGGTTTTGTTATTGCTTCTCTTATTGCTTTAGGAGCTGTTGCAGTTATTATTTTACGTTTAGTATAATGCCGATACGTACTCTATTTAATTAATATCTGACAAAAGGGTTAAATAAATGTCGGTTTCCACTCTATTAAGATTATTCAGGTCGTGAGACTAGAGTAATATTAGTAGAGTTTTTTATTGTCTAATTTAAAAACTTACTATAATGAAAGAAATTATTAAAGCTATTTTAGCTTGTGCTTTAGCTAGTGGTTCTGATGTTAATCTTATTGATTCTATTAAAGAAGATTATCGTAAGGCTTTTATTAAAGGAGAATTTAATAAAGCTATTCTTGAAGATTTAGAAAATCTTAATGTTAAAGGATTGAATAATCTTCTTGAAGCTATTCTTGATGGTAAGTATTCTATTGAAGATAAGATTAAAGCTGTTGAACAATGGGATAGTATTATGCTTTCTTATATCAAATATATTAGTGATATGAGAGACAGTGCTAAAGAATCTTATGATAAACTTCTTGCTAAATATGAAGCTAGTAAAGCTCCGATTTATTCTGTATTCTATTGTTCTGAAAATCATCTTGTATTCCTAGACAAGAATGATAAGCTAAGAAAGTCTTTTAATGGTAATGCTAAAACTCTTTACTCTGGTAATAGTAAAGGTGAAGCTCGTAGAATATGTGAATTATTTCTTAAAGATTGTCCTGATTTTTATTGTGTAGATTATACAAAGATATATAATAAGTAATTTGCCAATTTTGTTTTATCTGTTTTAGTTAAACTAAAATTAAATTTGTCGTATTGTAATATCTATTATTCGTGAGAATAGTATTTATTGGTTTTATGGAATTATAATAGTGCTGTTCGTGAGAATCGCACTATTTCTTTTCTTGATAGCTCTGATGATGACTAATCTAAGTTGAAACATTGACCAAATGGTTGAAGTAAGGGAAATCCTCTTCGTAAAATGTCAGCTATAAATACATAGTATTTGTGTTTAATACAAGTTTATTAATTACTGTCGTGAGATAGAACAGAACTTAATCTAATTTTTACCCCTAATTTAAATTACTGTCGTGAGATAGAATTAGGACTTTTATAAATATTAATTATTTAGCTTGGAGCAGAAGCGTCTGCTCCTTTTCTATGATTATTAATTAAAACTAATATACCGACATGAATAAGAAAGAATTTACTAAATTGTTTAGAGAGTTACAGAAAATACAGCTTAGTCTGTTGTATAGTACTAAACTCTCTAGTGACCTTTATACTAATTGCAATCTTAACAATACTTCTTATATTAGTATGTATCTATTTGTTCTTGATATTAATAGAAATATTGATGAAACACATAGTTATAATCTTTATAGTAACGATAGTATTGATAAGAATAAAGCTATTATAGATGAAATTAAGCAAAAGGTTAAACAACTCACAACTCCTCTACGGGGGAATAAGCGGAGCGAAGCGGAGCGGTCAGATGCTCCTATTAAATAACAATTAATACTAAACGTAATGATTAAGAAGAAAATTAAATTCGGAAAGCATGAGAGAAGTTACAAATTAGTAGCTTTTACTCTTAATGTACTTGAAAGTACTAGTGTTAAACTTATTAGAATGGAAGAAAGGAGACGTATTCCTAGTTATGCCCAAGCTCAACGAGTTTAAACAAGATAATGGTAAGCTCATTGTCACGACTGGCAAATGTCTAGTTTGTGGCGATGAGCTTCTTGTATTTGGTACAGATAATATTTATATTTGTCCAAAATGTAAGGAAATACTAGATGGTGGTAATTGTTTAGTTCTTGAAACAATGTTTGTTGAAGATGATAGAATTGTTACTGCTAGAAATTGTATTGTTCCTAAAGACCAAATGCATACTAATGTTCCTATTGTATGTATGCCTTCTGATGAATTTAGTAAGTTATACGAAATATATAAAACTAAAGCTAATTAATATGGTTGTAGATTTAAAACAATGTGTTAATCCTGATAGTACGTTTGATGTATATTTTGAAGGACTTAAAGCTGTTATATCTCATGATGCAGATGTTAATGCTTATCATTGCATTATTATAGATGTTCATGATGATAGATGTTGTGAAATTATTCCGTTACCTAGGATTATGAATACTGATAAGTATAAGATATTCCCCCGTAAAGGAGCGTGTTGTATACAATATCTTCCTAATCAAATTGTTAAATCTTAGTAATATGGGACTAAGTTTTAAACTATCTGCTGTAAATGAGGAAAAGAAGATTCCTCGTGAGAAAGTAATAATGCAAATTGTTGTAGGTACTATTGTTCTACATAACAATGAATATAAGTTCAATCCTAAAGGTACTAATGAACTTATTACATTATCTGAACGTTCATACTCATGTAAAGGCTTTAAGACAATATATACTCGTGCGTTAGATAGTCATGGTAGACCTACTAAGATTATTAGATGTACTGATGCTTATTGTACTATGCCTAGTTGTTATATTCCATTTAAGATAGGATTACCAGTTAAAGGTTATATTCTTAAATGTCGTGATAATATTGATAAATTTTTATTGAAATGCAATGAATTTTGAAAAGTTTGATGATGCTAAGAAAGATGATAGTGTCTTAAATAGTTTTACTCGTGACCAAAAGATTGCTTATGAGAATCTTGTAGCCTTTATAGAAAAAGGTTATGTTGAAGGTGATTATAGACGTGCACTTATTGGTGCTGCTGGTACAGGTAAAACTTATATGATACGTGAAGTAATAAAGAGATGTGGTTTAGCTAAATCTGTTATTGGACTTGCAGCTCCTACTCATAAAGCTGCTCGTGTACTTCGTGTATCTACTGGATATGCTACATCTACTGTGGCTAGTGATTTAGGTCTAAGACTTAATACTGATGTTACTGATTTTGATGTTAATAATCCTCCTTTTGACCCATTGGCTGAAAAGAAGATTAAACAATATAAGCTATATATTGTTGATGAAGCATCTATGATTGGTATTAATCTTAAAACTCTTATAGAAAGAGAGTGTGAACAGTTTGGCTGTATGCTTATTTATATGGGTAAATAGTTATTGCCCAGTTTAAACTCTTCTAATTGCTGGAAACTCGTGAAGATAATAGTACTACAACATAAGTTGAAAAACTAAGTGTGAATGTTAGAAAAACTATTATTATATGACAATCAGCAGCGAAGTCTCTAAGTTATGTTCATTTACATAATAAGAGAAACGTTCATCGACTATCCCGTAAGGGAGTACAATTCTATGGAATTGGAAACGGAGAGAGTTGTATATTTGCAATTTACTCCCTATATTTACATAAATTTTTAAAATGTAAATATTATGAGTAAAAAAGAAACTCCAAAAATGTATGGTTTAGAACATAAGTTAGATTCTAAATGTGTTTATGTTCATTTTATTAAATCTATTAATATTCCTATTTATATAGGAGAAGGAAGTGTAGAAAGAGCTTTCAATTTTACTAATAGAAATAATAAATGGAAAGAACTAGTTAGTAATCTTAATGATGTTCATGTTGAAATAGTTGCTATTGATATTACTAAAGAAGAATGTATAGAAATAGAAAAGCAACTAATAAAACTGTATAAAGAAAGAGGATTTGAACTTGTTAATTGTAATAATGGAGGTAGTTGTATAGGAGCTTTTGGAGAAGATAATTATTTTTATAATAAACATTTATTTGGTAAAGATAATGGTAATTATGGAAATAAGTATTCTAAAAATCCTTTATCTATTAAAGTTATTCAATTAGATATATTTGGGAATGTTATTAAGAAATGGAGTTCTGCACAAGAAGCAGAAGAAATAGGCGGATATATTGCTAGTTGTATTAATAGTTGTTGTAATGGTAAACGTCAATTACATAACAATTATCAATGGATATTTGCTTATAATTATAATCCTAATAAGTCTTATGAATATGTTCCTAAAGGAACTTCTATGAGAATTTATTTAGCTATTGGTATAAGAGATAATAAATCTTATATTCACGGTATATATAATTCTGGTAACGAACTTACTGATAATGGATTTAATCCTAGATTAGTTCAACAAGTTGTTACTGGTTATAAAAAGTCTCATAAAGGTTTTGCTTTTGTTGATTTCTTTAGATTAACTAAAGAACAACAAGACAAATATAAAGAACAAGTTATTGCAAAATTATATAGCTAAGATATAGTCAGGCTATTATAGAAATATAGTAGGTTATGGATAACTATCAGTTACCGCCTGTTAAAGAAACTCGTTCGCGTTGTTTCGATAACATTAAGTTTTATACTCTTAGACAGATTGTAAGACAAGAAGAAAGTAATCCTGTTAGTGAATTATTAAGAATATTAAGAAAAGATATTGATAATAGAACTTGGAAGTTCCTAGAGTTTATCAATAGAAATCGGTATGCTTTTGATTCTACTCAAACTAAAGGATATTATACTTGTGGTGCATTTGAGTTTCAATCTCTTGTAATAGACGGATTTTATAATGAAGAATTTACTAGAGATGTTGATACTTGTCGTCTTGTTACTTATACTAATAAATCTGTATCTGACTGGAATAAATTAATTCGTAAGAATATTATTGAAGATAGTGGTAAAGCAATTCTAACTAAGAATGATTTAGTAATGTCTTATAATACTTTTATTGATGATTTTAAAGATACTATTATCGTTAACTCCGAAGATTACATAATACATGATATTAAGAACTTTACTAATAGAGATAATATTCATGGATTTAATGTAACTTTTATACAAGTTAATGGCGGTAATAGAACTAAACCTTTATTTGTAGTAGACCATTCTGATTTTAATAATGCTATGCTTTATTATAAGTTAGGTGAATCTTATATTTATAATGCTATTAATGCTGATAAATATAATAGAACTAAACGTTGGAAAGAATACTATGAATTTAGGGAAAGAAACTTATTATTAGTTAATCTATTAGATAAAGCTACTAATAAGATAAAGTTCAGTCGTGATTTAGATTATGGTTTTGCTCTTACTAGCCATAAAGCACAAGGTAGTACTTATGCTGATGTGTATATAGATATAAATGATATTGTATTTGATACTAGAACTGGTAATCCATGGGGAGATATAGATAATACTCTTCGTAGATTATATACAGCTTGTAGCAGATGTAAAAATCGTTTATATTTGTGTTATGGACAATAAATAAAGTATAAGTATGAACTCTATGTGTTACGATGTCGAAGTAACTAGAAATTACTTCTCGGTAGTATTTGTTGATTTACGTAGTTATCTCAAAGTATTTAGTGATTGTGTTGATAATGAAGGAAAAGCTATTCCTCTTATTGATAAACTTACTGTTGCAGAGATAAAACAACGTTTAGAAACAATACCTAAGAAACGTTTTGTTTTATATGAAGATGATGATACTGATTTATTCAGTTTATTATATTGGTTACAACAGAAAGCAGATTATTTTGGCTACAATAACAAAAAGTACGACCGCTTAATGTTGAGTGCATTGCTCATGTATTATAATCAATTTGATAAGCCTAGTAAGTTAATCACATTCTTATATGAAACATCACAGAGAGTTATTCGTAGTTCTAATAATGATACTCTTTGGACTGATAATTTTACTTCTCTTATACTTCGTAATAACGTTGCATTTAGGGATTTAGATTTGTTCCAAATATTTAGGCTAGACCATTATCATAAAAGTCTTAAACAGACTTCTATTAATATTAAATGGTATAATCTAAAAGAGTATACTATGCCACCTATTGGTGATTTAGATAGACATTATTATCACGAGAGATTACCCGAAGCAAAGGGAATGACTGATAGAGAACTTAATATTCATTATCGTAATGTATTTGAGCGATTTATTCCTAAAGAATATCTTAATGAAATGGCTGATTATAATGACAATGATGTATATATTGTTGCCGAGCTAATCAGAATGAATCAGGAAGAAGTTCTTTTAAGGTATCGTATTAGTGAAGAATATAAGGTAGATGTGTATTCTGCTAGTAGAAGTACAATAGCTGATAAAGTTATTGTTAAACTATATAGTAAGTTTACTGGTCTACATCCTAAAGCCTTTATTGATACTAAGACAATACGTAGGAAAATTTTGGTTTCCGAAATCTTGTCAGATAAAATCGCATTTTCGACCCCTGAATTGAACGATATTTTGTCAGACATACGTTCCCTTACCTTACGTGGAGAAAAGGGCGAATTTGACAGGGAATTTACCTTTATGGGCACGTCCTATACCATCGCAACTGGGGGTTTACATTCAAATGAGATTCCGGCTGTATATGTTGAAAATTCTGATAGTATTATTGTTGACAGAGATGTTGCAAGTTATTATCCTAATATGATACGTAGTCTTAAAGTATGTCAGAAACACCTTATTCCTAAAGCATGGTTTCGCATAGCCGATACTATTGTTGATGAACGACTAGAACATAAACATTTAGCCAAAGATAAATCTCTTGATGTTATGGAGAGAGATAAACATGCTACTGCTGCTGCTTGTCTAAAGATTGTAGCAAATGCTGGTATATTTGGTAAAATGGGAAGTGAGAAGTCATTCTTATGTGACAAGAAAGCAATGTATCAAGTAACTATTAATGGTCAGTTATTCTTATTGATGTTAATAGAGAAACTTGAACTTGCAGGTATTCATGTTATAAGTGCTAATACTGATGGTATTGTAACTATTGTTCCTAGAGAATTAGAACAAACTGCCGATGATATTTGTCATTGGTGGGAGAAACATCTAGGATTAGAGCTAGAATTTACATATTATACAAAATATGTAACTGAAGGTGTTAATAGTTATCTTACTGTTAAACGGGGAGGTAGTAGTAAGTTCAAAGGTAGAATGAATCCTAAGATGTTCTTAGAGGATTTATCTAAAGGATATAATTCTCCTATTGTAGCTAAATGTGTTACTGAATACTTTATTAATGGTACTCCTGTTATGGAAACTCTTAGAAATGCTAAATCTATTCTTGATTTCTGTCGTACTCAAAATGTTAATCATAAGTATAGACTAGAGTTTACTCACGTTGTAGACGGAAAGATAAGAACAGATGTAGTGCAGAGGAATACAAGGTTTTACATCTCCTCTACGGGGGGAACATTGATGAAAGTCGAGAGTATGGGCTGGAATGAGCGTAACGAAGAACAAGTTAAGAAAAGTTCTCTATGCGCAGGTCAACATGTTTCTATATGTAATATTGTTGATGATACTGATATATCTGAATTAAATGTTAATTACTTATATTATTATAATGAAGCTATGGCTATTATAGAACCAATAGAGCAAAGTCGTAATAATAAAGGTAAAGGTAAACGTTTAGTTAAGAAATACTATGGAATGAGAAATACTTTATTTGATTGATAAAATGGATATAGAAAAGATATGTATAAATAATCTTGGAAAAGAGATTATATTGGATAAAGTTAAAGGAATGATAATAGGATATAATACTATATTAGAATATTTAATCATTTCTTTTACTGATAATTATGGTTCTGACTTTTCAATAGATAGCAATATCATTCTATTAAATAGTCCTCTTAATCATAGTTATGTTCTTGTTAATCCTAAACATTATAAAGAACAACTTGTATTATGAACGATGTAACCGATATTTATAATGAAGCTGCTAATAAATGGTCTGCTAACAAAGGCGTGGGTAGTGTTATTCTATCCGAACCACTAAGTGTAATGAACTTTGTTACAATGGTGTTAGATAAAATGGTAGCTAAAACTCCTGATTTAACGTCTCTTATTATAACAGAGACTATGGAAGATAGGGCTAACATTAATTATTATCTTGATAATACTTCTGAATTTAAAGAGATTCATAAACAATTAATAACTGATAAGCGATGTCTTATACTCACTCGTGATTATGTTGAGCGTTCTCCGTATAAACCTAGTCCTAGTAGTCATAAAGATGTACTTATTACTATTAATGTAAAGAAGTTCAGAAAGATTGCAGAGAAATATAGTGGTAACTATTTTAAGTTTAAACTACTTGCTACTAATGCTATTGATAGTGTTGCTGATAATGCTGTACTTATGTATAAGTATGCTCCTAAAGTATATGAAATTAATTATGCCCACTTAATTAATCGTTCTATTCATTCCCCCATAAAGGAGTACCAAAAGGGTGTTATTCTAACTGATGCTGATAGAATCTATTATGATAAATGCAGCCAATATATTAATGAAAGTATTACTATATTTGGTACTTTTGAAAAGTTAGAAGAATGTCGTGTTGGTAATACTAGACTTAATATTGCTGCTGAAACTTGTAGATTACAAGTAGCGGAGAGTAATGGTTGGTCTGCTAAAATGGATATGACTGATGCAATGTGTCGTAAGATTGATGAACTATATAATCCTAGTGCTTTAGTCGAGAGAGTTACTCAAACTTATAATATTATTAGAGAACGTACTAAGGTAGTTACTGATAATATTGTTAAGCTAGATGTAATACTTGATATAGTTAAGGAAAATATAGGCAAAAGAATACTTATTATTTCAAAGAATGGAGTGTTTGCCAGTAAGATAACAGAGTACTTAAATGCTAATATAAAATATGAGGGTAAATCTATTATGACTAATGGCGAGATATTCCAAACTGGAATGAGTATTCTACAATATGACTATTGCGGAAACTATCATAATGATATGGAAGGAATACAGGCTTATGATAAGAAAGGTAAACCGAAAGTATATAAGACGGGAGCTAAAATCGGACAGCCAGTAATCATGCAGGCAAGAGCACAGAGAACGCGAAATTTGGAGCTATTTAATGACGACTATATGAAAGTACTGTCGGCAAATAATTCTATTGATACGAGCTTTATAGGAGTTGTGGATATAGTGATTTTCACTTCACCTCTTTGCAGCTCAATACGAGACTTAAAATATCGAATACCTAATCTATCTTTTAGTTCCGTACCTAATATAATATATAAGATATACTGTAAAGGTACGAACGAAGAAAAGAAGCTAGCAGAAACGAAAGGAGACAGGGACTATGAAATAGTTAAAGATAGTGAAAATGATTTCATAATAGGAGAATAATAGATGCTAATCTTTGGAGTTATAAAAGAAATTAGTATCTTTGTAGAGTAATCAATAAGCGACCTTTGAAATAATGGAAGAAGTAAAGACAGAGAATGAAAAAACTCTAGCTAAGACAGAACCAAAAGCAAAACCTACTAATAATAGTATGATTATGGCTTCTGCTCTGAATACCCTAGACATTTACAATCCCGATGATAGGAGTAAGTTAGAGTTGTATCTGAAATCAGTAATGTCTAGTGATAAGTGCGGTATTAAGACTATTCAAGACGGTCTTGCAATATATAGTCGTGCTAAAGAACTAGGTTTACCATTTACTAGTTGTATTGAACACCTAGGAGTTATTAATGGTAAAACTACATTAGACGTTCACTTAATTAAAGCGTTATTATTGAAGGCAGCTATAACATGGGAATGCACTAAAGATTATATAGCTCTGTATGAATATACAGACGGTAATAATGTTTATATTGATAGTAAGATACCAGAGTATTGTAGGAGATTCAAAAGCAAGAAAGAAGCTGATGAATTTAATGCTAGTTCTGATAATGATGAAATTGGTATTTATCCAGTTAGAAATTATCAAGATTATAATGGTACTATATATAAGGAATATCAGTTAAATAATAAGTTTGGAGTTGCAGCTAATCAACAACAAGCTAAAGATTTTGCAGCTAAAGGATTAGTTCCAATCTTCCGAATACCTAATGTTCCTTGTGATTATATTACTGAATATAAACTTACTCGTGTGGTAGATAACAGAGTTATTACTAGTATAGGACATTTTAGTTATAGTGACGCTGTAACTGCTGGACTTGCTAGTAAAGATACATATACTAAATATATGAGAACTCTTATTGGACATAGAGCGTTTACACTAGCTGCTCGTGATATAGCTGCTGATGTTATACTTGGTTGTATGGAAACAACAGAAGCTAAGATAGTAAACAATATGAATATCAGTGATGCTGATATTGTAGAGATTTGATAGTAATAGAAGTCTAACTATTACTAATCAATAGATACGAAATAAGACAAAAATTAAGATAACAATAGGCTTTAAGCCTAGTATTAATAATTATTAATCATTTAAATTTTTACAACTATGGGACTTCATTTTGGAATGTCTGCCGTTCAAAGCGGCAAGAGAGTAATGCAAGCTAGTAACGAACCTACATTGACTGCTAACAGTACTAAAGCTAAGTTTAGCTTGGCAGGTGCAGTAACTCGTATCATGGGTCTTGTTCCCGGTGATAACGTACAGTTTGTTAGTAATATTGCTGATATTGATGCAACTATTGCTGAACGTGATGCCGAAGTAATGGCATGGTGCGAAGAGAACAATGTTGAGTTTGGTACAGAAGCTGCTCGTGCTGCTCTTATTCAGAACTTCGGTAAATATGGTATCTGTAAAGGTGTACCTTTGTTTGAGAAGAACGGAGAAATCAAACTTGCAGGTGTTCGTATGACTGCTGAACAGAAAGCGGCTGCATTTGAACTTAACAAAGAAAGAATCGCAGAAGAAGTTGGTAAGTCAGTAGAAGAAGTTACTATTGATGACTATAATCCTACTACTCGTGCTTACTCTGGTGCTCGTACTTCTACTTCTTCCAATCTTACTGGTCTTGGTTTGCCGTTGACTTTCTCCGATTCTTCAATGTGGTCGGAATTGAAAGAAAATCTCGGTGACGAAGCAGAGAAGTTTAACCGTGTATTTGAAGTTAACTTGAACGAACCGTTCGTAGTTGCTGTTGAAACTGGTAAAGTTATTGGTGATGAAAAAGAAACTGTTGAAGTTAACGCTTATAAGATTTCTTTCAAAGCCGATGAAGAACCGATTGCTCGTCAATCATCTAAATAAGAACTTCTTCCGGTTAGATAAAAGCTAGATTATAAAGAGCTAAATTCTTAATTGAATTTAGCTCTTTTTTATTTGGCTATGATTTAAAAAATTATTATATTTGGAAACTTTGCAATAAACAATAAGCCTGTACAACTTGTTGTTGTTAGTATTAATCTTTATAAAAACAAATTTTATGAGTACTCAAAAAGAAGAAAGTGCTAAAGTAGAAGAACCAGTAGTTAATCAATCAGCTAATAATGCTGCAACTACTGCAACTAAAAAGCGTCGCAGAGGTATTAGTAATGAGACAAGAACTACTGCTCGTAAGAAATTCTCTCATAAAGATGCTATTAATAATCTTTGGTTATTTGTTGGACATCTTCATGCTCGTGTTGCTTGGGTAACTATGAAGGAAGATAACAATATGCGTCCAGCATTTGCAGGAAAAGCTATTCCACAGCTTGTTATTGAAGCTACTTCTCTTCATACTAATCCTGCTGATGTTCGTGTTGCTAGTAAGACATTTTGGCCCTATGAAAGTAATGTTGACTATATTCCTGGCGGTGCTAAAGAGAAGTTTATTAATATGGACTTTGCTTGGATAAAACACTTCCTTGATGTGGTTGTATTCAAAGGTCGTGAAATGACTGATGAAGAATCTGAAATGCTCGAACTTGGTTATGTTGATTATGACGATAATGGTCAGTATGAACCAGTTGAAGTAGAAGATGTTATCAAGGCTTGGGGAGTTCTGTTTGACAATGTAGTTAAACTTGTTGAAACAGGTGGAGAAAATGGTAAATCTGCATTACTCGATAAGACAGGTAAACCTAGACAATTCTGGTTCAGACTTAATCGTTATTATAAGAACAAAGGTGATTGGGCTTTCTCCGGTCAAGGTTCAGAAGAAGGCGATTTGGTATTCCCAAATATTGTAGGTCAAGGAATCTTTGAAGAACAGTTCATGATTGATGCCAATCATTTCAAAGAACCAAGTCTAATGTTTGACATTACTAAAGAACGTATTGCTCCAATGGAAGGTGTACAATCTAAACAAAGAAAAGCTCCTAATCTTGGAACTGCTGCCGGTATTGGTGGTATTCCTATGGGTGCAGGAATTGTTAATCCGAGTATGCCTATGGGTGGTTTTGCAGGTGGTGTAGCAGGCGGATTTGTTTCTACTGAAAGTTCTGCTTTTGCTCCTGAAACAGAAGATAATGGTGGACTTCCATTCTAAGTAATCCAAATATATTTCGTTAATAATGTTATAATAATTCCCGTAGAATTTTTGGATTCTACGGGAATTTCTTTTATCTTTATTTCGATTAACAAAAAAATTAAAGATATGGAACTAAAGGATATTATAAAAAGTGAGTGGAAAGTTATAGATGAATTTCCATCATATCTTGTCAATAATAAAGGTGAGATATTCAGTATTCATTCTAATAAACTTCTTGATATCAATGTTAATTCTAAAGGTTATGCCTTTGTAGTATTACGTGATAAAAAACAAAGTATTAGTAAAACTAAAGAAATTCATAGAATAGTTGCTAAATATTTTTTAGATAATCCTAATCCTATTGAATTTACACAAGTTAATCATAAAGATGAAAATCCTCTTAATAACAATGTGTCCAATTTAGAGTGGTGTACTCCGAAATACAATTCTAATTATGGTACTAGAAATCAAAAGATAAAAGATTATTTTAATCCTATTGTACAATGTGATTTAGAAGGAAATAGAATTAGAGTATTTCTTAATAATCAATATGCTAGTATTTATACAGGTTGCAATCATAGTGCTATATCTAAAGCTAGAACAGGTGTAAATTCTATGTGCGGAGGCTTTAAATGGAAAAGTCCTACACTTGATGAAATAAAAAAACTAAAAGAAGCAAGAGAAAAGGATTCTACAATATATTATATTTTTATAGATGAAAAGAGGAATCAAAAATGACTTAACTAAAGAGTTTATATTATCTAAGGTTAGTCAAGAAATGATTATGGCTAAATATAGTAATATCTCTCTTGAAACTATAAATGAATGTATTGAATTAAATACTCTTATATGTTCTCCTTTTAGAAATGATAAACATCCTACTTTAGGTTTTGCTTTCAATAATAAACATAAGCTAAAAATTAGAGATTTTTCAGGTGTACTATTTGGTGATTGTTTCGACCTAGTAGCTTATGTACTAAGTTTTAAAACTGGTCGTCATATAAATGTTGCTAATAAGGCAGATTTCTATTATATATTAAAGCATATAGCTTATACTTTCCGTAAGATAATATATGATGGAGAAGTAGATGAAGAAAATGAAATCTTACTTAAACAAGTAATATCTAAAATCAAAGCTAGTAAACCAATTATTGAAATAGCTACTAGAACTTGGACTAATAACGATAAGAATATTTGGGGACAATGGGGAGTTAGTCTACATTGGCTTAATACTCATTTTGTCTATCCTGTTGACCAAATGTATATTAATAGGTATTGTCAACCTAGTCCTAAATATACATATAAGGAATCAGACCCTTGTTATGCTTATGTTACTGGACTTGATAGTAACGGTATTTATAATATCGAATGTTATTTTCCTCTTCGAGATAGAAGTAAAGGAGAAATCAAGTTTATAACTAATCATAATGGTCTTGTTGGAATACTTAATCTTGATAAACCTAAGTATGATATAATTATTATTACTAAATCATATAAGGACAATCTAGCATTAAGTTACTGGTTACATTCCTATCCTTTACGGGGGAATTTGTCAGAGTCTCAAATAGGAGTAATTAATGTTACTTCGGAGAGTTATGTTCTCAAAGATTACGAATATAACTGGCTTCAATCTAAGCTAAACGACAATGGAATACTTATTTCTTTTTTTGATTGTGATTTAACAGGAGTACGTGGTGCTCGTAGGTTACGAAAAGAATATGGTATTATACCTATTGTTATTCCAAGAAGTTATGGTGCTAAAGATTTCTCAGAGTTAGTTAGTATGTATTCAAGAGAAACTATTAATTCGTTTATAGAACAAACTGAATCATTATTTGAATATGAGTAGAGAAGAAGAAGATGTGTCATTTCCAAAGGCACAAGAAGAACGTAGAGTAATTGATTTTAATTCATTTGCTCCATTAAAGAGAATAGCTATAAACAGTTTCGGTAATAGCGGAAATGTTTATAGCTATTATTTTATGTATCCTTTAACAGATGAAGAAGAGAAGTATCTTGATGATGTCAGACAACAAATGATTGATAATCCTAATACTTTAATTCGTATCTCTCTTTCTGACGGTACACCAATTGACTTTTCTAAGATAAAGATTTATGGTAACTTTGAGTTTGATAATCCTGAACACTTAGCTATCATTAAGAATTACTTAGATAAAGATATGTATAGTAGTCATAAGATTCCAAGAGAGTTTAATTATGAAACTAATACATCTGTATCTAAAGGAAACTTTATACAGTGGACTGAAAGTACTGATTATCTAAAGTGTTTCAAGTTCTATCATGCGAGAATAGGTAAACCTAAAAAGTATATAATTGTAAGACTTACAGCAAATGAAGTTAAACAACGTAAATCCGTTTAGTTATCAGTTAGATGCTTCTGATATAAGGATGATTCAACACAATCTTAAAGTTAATGGTACTTCCGATACTATTGCTAGTTATCTTCATGAATTAGATTTACCTAATTATCCTTATATTCAAACTATTCATTTTAGATATAGATGGATAATGGCAGCTCTTATATATATAGGTTACGATAAAGAATCTCTTGAAAAGATTCATGAATCTAATCTTAAATATGAAGAAGTTAATCCTCCTATTGTTTACGAAAAGAAAAGGGGAACTAATAAGACTAGTAAACGGATTACCAAACCTTCCCCCATAAAGGAGCGGAAATCTGTTACATCTTCCTCTCCTAATCCTAAAGTTAGGATTATTGTTATAGATACTAATAAGTCTATGATAATAGATAGAGAAGTTGCTATTGGTCTTATGCGTGAACAACCTAATAAATATAAAATTGAAGAAGTATGAGTGAATCGAAAAGTATTACTCTTTATAAGCGTAATGCACAAGGTAAACCTATCTTTTGGTCAGCAGAAATACTAGGTCATAAAATAATTCTAAAGTATGGTATTGTTGGTAAGACAGGTACTACATCTGAATATATTCCGCCTAGAGGTGTTGAGAAAGAATGGAAAACTATTGTTGCTGCTAAACGTAGAGAAGGTGGTACTGAATTAGGAGAATTATATGATAATACTCCTGCTGAAATAACAAATGAAGATGATTTATTTAATTATCTTGATTGTTATCTTCCTAAGTACAATACTAATAATGAAGGTTTTGTTCTTCCTATGTTAGCTAAGATATATGAATATAATAACGAACAGGGACTATTAGCTCAAATGAAGATTAATGGCGTTCGTTGTAATATATCTGCTATTATGCGTGGTGAAGGATTCTTTAAAACTAAAGGACTTGTATTTCGTAGTCGTAAAGGACTTGAATATAAGTGTCCAGTATTAGAGAATGTAATACTGAATGAAGTACTTACAGACAGACAGTTCAATCGTATGTTAGAAGATAATTTAGTATTAGATGGAGAGTTATATATTCCCGGTCTTGAACTAAATGATATTCTAAGTGCTGCCGAGAATCTTAAAAGTCCATATAATCGCTTTCTTCAATTTTGGTGTTACGACTTAGCTATTGATGATATGATTCAAACTAGTCGTATATCATTATTGAAGTCAGAGTTTGGTAAGTTTAAGATGCCTAATTACGTTAATGCTAAAGCTATTCTTGATTATCACATGAATAATAAGAAACGTTTCGTACTTATTCATACTTACGATAATCTTAATGGAGATGAAGATATTATTAAATATCGAGACCTCTTTGTTGAAGCTAAGTTCGAGGGAGCTATTCTTCGTAATCCTTATGCTACATATCAATTTGGCAAACGTAATTCTACTATGTACAAAAGTAAACCAATACTAGATGGTAAATTCAAGATTATTGATATTATTCCCGAAGGAGCTAAACGACCTAAGTTTAGTAAATTCGTTCTTCGTAATGATGTTAATGGTGAAACCTTTGAATGTATGCCGATTGGTGATGCTTCTACTCGTGAAAGTTATCTTCTTAATAAAGATAAACTTATTGGTAAGACAGCGTTTGTCGAATATAGATGTAGGTCAGGAGTGAAGAATGTCCCGAGTCATGGGAATTTAATTAAAATACTTAATAATGAGCCTACTGGATTACCAAATAATATCGAAGAAGAAAGTTAATTATAATAAATCTTATATAGACTATAAGAAGAAGAAACTGATAATAAAAGATATACATCTGAAAGATAAACTAAAGATGTTATTAATGGTTAAGTTCGACCCAGTGGAAGGACAAGAATCAATATATCTAGGTTTTCTTACAGAAGATGTTCAAGGTCAATGCCGAAATGTATCTGTTTCAGATTATGGTTATTATTCTGTTAATGCTTCTGATATAATACGAAGCCTTCGTGTTACATCTGATACTAACGTTAAGTTAGAAAAAGAAGAAGAGGATGATACCCTTATAGTATATAAGTTGTTAAAGTAAGTCATGGTTTGATACCTTGCCCTATTGTTAGTCGAGAGATTGGCAGTAGGGCTTTTTGTTGTTCCCCTGTAAAGCTAAGTGTTACTACTATATATTCTGATTGTGAGATAAATCGTCAGCTTATACTCAAAGAGGACTGTCGGAAGTATACAGTAACGACACTCCTTTATGGGGGAAATCAACGAGAATACCCGATATTTCGTCTCTGTACGATTTACTATACTTACCTGAACAACTATATTATTTTTGCCTTGCGTTCAACAGTGAGCCTTAGAATCGCTCTCTGCGTATGCTGAAAAACAGTAAGATTTTCTTTACTCTGATAATAAGATTGATTATATTTGTAAAACCGATAATGGAGAAAAAGCAGATAAAAGCTAAATATATAGTAGTTAAACAACCTGATGATAATGTTGTATATAGAAACAATATTAGATTCATATATATTGTAATAACCCGTGAAGAACTATCTAAGAAAATCGACAATTATCTTGATGGTAAGATTAAAAGGACTGCTGGTGTTTATGCTCCTCTTGATTTGTTTGCCCATCTTGCTAAGCGTAGGAAAGTGTATTCTTATGAAGAAGCTAAACAACGTGCACGTTATTTAAATAGAAAGTATGGAAGAAGTTAAAAATTTAGTTAGATTTGTTACTATTCCTAATTTTCCTAATTATTGTATAGGAGAAGATGGAAGAGTTTGGTCTGATAATCGTAAACGTTATCTTAAATGGTATCGTGGTAAAGGTTGCGAACGACCTCATGTTACATTGTTTCACAATGGTAATAGTGCTAAGCTATTTATAGCTACTCTCGTTGCTCAAGCATTTGTTACTAATCCTAAACCTAATGTATATAAATATGTTAGGTATAAAGACGGTAACAGTGCTAACAATCATTATGCTAATATTGAATGGTGTAGAAACCAAACTGGAAGTAAGTATGGAAAATGAAATAAAAAGTGTTTTAGATATTATAGCCGAAATAAGTAAGAAAGATAAGAAGAAACAAGTATTCATTCTTACTAATCTTATTAATCAGTTAAAAAGTACTCGTATAGAGGCTAACAGCAATTACGAAGATTGTAAGCTTTCTTATACTCGTAGAACAGATAATTATATTGGTAACTTCAAGCTGATGCTATTTAAGAAACAATTAGATTGTCTGGATATGATTATTGAGAACTTAGATTCTTATCTTGACGAATTATTAAGCAAATAGTATGGATAGAGCTAAAATCTTTCAAAGTGTCATTAAAGGAACTAATTTCTTTACTCCTATTATTGATAGTTATCATACTGTTGGTAATCATATTATAGAGCTAAGTTGTTCTGAAAAAGATAATCAACATGGACTCTATAATAGAGAAGTTAATGGTATAACCTTCAAAGGTAAGTATGGTGTTACTGTTATTACTAATGAAGGAGATGGTTGGAAGCGTAGTACTGAATTAGAAATTGAAGGTAGTACTTATAAGGTCTATTCTCGTAATACTACTGTTACTAAGTTAGACGATGTTCGTATTGCTGATATTATCAGACACTTTATGGATATAGTTACTGAATATCTTGCGAGTACTGAAATTAAAGAAAGTCTTAGTATTGAGTATCTATCTCGTATTATCAGTGCTCACATGAAAGCTGAAAGTTCCCCCATAGAGGAGCAGGAATCTGAACAATCTTCATTTGTAGATGTTACTGTTGACGATGTGTTCTCTATTGATACTGAAATATCAATTCATATTCGTTTATCAGAACTTGCAAATGTTACTAACTTTAATCTTGCTCAATGGATTGGACAAAATCCTCATAAGGTAGAATTTAAGTCTTGTACTAGTAAGTCTATTATCGCAGCTAATTTGAGTATGGATGCTGACCTTACTATTGCTAAACAAGAAAGTAATACATCGTTAATAATTAAGTAATATGTTTGAAGTAGAAGATTGGGTAGAAGAACTTATTCAAAGAATAATGAATGCCTTTGGATGTACTCGTGAACAAGCTATGATAGAAATCAGTAAATACATATAATTATGGAATTTAACTTTAGAGATTCAAGTTATAGAAGTAAATTCAAAGCAAAAGGAATTGCTTGGAGAGGTAAAATAGGTATAGATGTTAGCGATTGTAAGACAACAGAAGAAGCTATTGTAAAAGCTAAACTCGATTATACAGTTGCTAAATGTCAGCTATCTGCTAAAATGCCAGCACACGATAATGGTACTAGTCGTGACGGTTCTATATTTCCTAATGTAGTTAATGGGTTTGAATTTGTTGATGTTCCTGGTGAATTTGCAACTTATCGTACAGATTCTAATATTCCTCTTGGGAAAGTAAAGTCTCGTTATGAAGTAGTACAAAATCAAATGGCTTTCGGATTCTTCGATGATGCTCTTGGTGGTAGAGTTAAACTTGATAGAGCAGGTTACTTTGGTTATGGACAAAAGATATTCATGTCAGCTACATTCGATAAAGAGATTAATATTGGTGGTAAGAACGATACTATTCAACATTATTTTGTCTTTACTAATAGTCATGACGGTGGTAGTGCTGTACAAATGATGATTACTCCTGTAAGAGTTATTTGTATGAACGCTCTTCATTCTGCTAAAATATCTGCTGAAAGCTATATATCTTTCAGACATAATAGAGGTGTTAATACTAAGATACTTACTGTTCCTGAAATACTCGGTCTTACTGAACGTAAGATAGAAGAGGAAGAAGATATGTACAAAGTGTTGTTTAAGACCAAAGTATCGGATGAAGAAGTAAAGAAGTATCTATCGGCAACTTTCCTTACGGGGGAAGAATTTGAAAGAGTAGATGAATTGAATCTGTACAATGGTTTATTCCGAAGAAACAATTCTGCTTATGAAGCTGCCGGAATATCTATGCAAAAACTAAATACTCTCTGTGATTCTTTTGAATATTATCAGGAAGGTGTTGGTCAAAGACTAATAGCTGGTACAGCTTATGGTGCTTATAACGCTGTTACAGGTTATTTCTCTAACGTTAAAGACTATAAGACAGAAGAGCTTCGTTTAAAGAATACTGTATTTGAGGGTGACTATAATACTAGTCTTAAAGCTCTTAATTATGCTTTGGCTGGTGTATGGGAATAAAGAATTTTATTAAGAAACTAATTGGGTTATTTACTGTTCCACGTTGTCCTAATTGTGGTGCTAGACTAGAAGAAGTTCCACGGGAAGAAGAAAATGACCCAATTGCTTTTAAGTGTATTAACTGTGGTAAAGAATGGAGTTAGAAACCGTGTTAAAAACAATCTTATTAGATGTCCCTGTTATAGAATGTTTTATTCAGATTATAATAACTTGGATAGCACTAAAGATTACTAAGGAAAGACTAGATGATGAAGTAATAAGTATAGTTACTCTTAATTGTGCTTTATTTTTTATTCCGATATTAGGTCACGCTCTATTTGTAATATTTATAATCAGGTTTGTTCATTTATTAAAGTATCTATATGGAAAAGAAGAATAAAGTCAGAACTTGTGGTAACTGTATTCATTTAGTAAAGAGAGAAAAAGGTTGTTTTTATAAACATTATACGTGCTTAGAAAGAAGTAGTGATACTATTATTACTTCTTGTTATAGAAGACCTAGTATTCCAACTGATTGTCCTTATCATAAATTTAAAAACAATAATTATAATGAGTAAATTAAGTAAAGCAATAGCTAATGCTATTATTGAATTTAACAGTGGTTTATTAACACAAGATGAACTTCATCAAAAACTAGAACAAGACATTGATAATGTTAATATTAAAGTTTGGCGTGAAGATAAATCTGTTCCATTACCTACTTATGGTAAAGAAGGCGATGCTTGTTGTGATGTCTATGCTAAGAGTATAGAATATGATGCAGACAAAGATAGATTTATTATTCATACAGGATTGCACTTTGCTCTTCTTGATGAATATGAAATGGAACTTCGCCCACGTAGTAGCAATACTAAAACAGACGTTTATATGCCTAATACTCCTGGTACTCTTGATTGGGGTTATAGAGGAGAACTTCTTGTTATTTTCAAGAATCGTACTTCTCGTCAATTAATTAGAATTATTAGTACTTTTGGTAATGCTTTTAACGACATTGTTACACGTGTTAAACACGAAAATGCTTATAATTCTATTATATGTGCAAGACAAGAGTTTAATAAGTTAATTGAGAAAGAAGGATGTCCTTATGTAGAAGGTGACCGTGTTTGTCAACTTCTTGTTCGTCGTCGTGAAAAGATTACTTGGGATGAAGTTGAAACTCTCGAAGAACTTGGTACTACTAAAAGAAGTACAGAAGGATTTGGTAGTACTGGAAAATAAACTAATTATTAATTTTAAACAATAAACAATTAAATTATGAAAGCAATTGGAATTAAAATGGTTGAACTTCAACCAATGACTGCAAGAGAAGCTAATGACAAAGGTCATAGAATTGGTAATCATTCTTTTGAAGAAAAAGGTTATGAAGTTACTTATCCTGACGGATATAAGAGTTGGACACCAAAAGATGTAGCTGATGCTGCTTATTATCCTCTTTCAGAGAATAACGATGGTACTAAGATTCTTAAAGAAGATGTTGAAAACTTTATTACTAATGTAGAAGTAATGAAAGTTGGTGAAAAGACTACTATTGTTAATGCCCATACTCTTACTGGCTTTGATACAGTTCGTCATTCTTCTTGTGTTGACCCAAAGAATTACAGCGAAGAACTTGGCAAACAATATGCTATGGAAGAAGTTGTTAATGACCTTTGGGCACATCTTGGTTTTGTTCTTCAATGGGCTAAATACGGTATTAATGTTAAACCTAAAGAAAATGAATAATCATGCTGAAAATAAACGGTTTATTATCTATTGATACTTGGAATAACTGTTCTAAAGTAGTTAATCCTAGAAATCCTAATAAGATTTATCAATGCGATTCTTTATGTCGTATGCAAGATAAAAATGGCGGTAATACTCTTCATGTAATTCTTAAAGAAACTACTTATAATGAATATGATGGAGAGAAAACCGTAGTTGAACTTAATCAGTTCATGAATACTTGGAATCCTTATGTTGAACCTGAAAAAGAAGAAAATAATGAAATCGCAGAATAAGTTTATGCGCAGTCAAATTCGTAGAGCTATGAGATGTGTTGCATCACTTCCTAAACTTAAAGCTCGTAATAATATCTATCTGAAACTACAAGAAGTAGAGAAGAAGTATAAAAACGAATAAGTAATAATCATTTTAGTTATACATTAATAAGAGTGCTAGTAGAAATACTAGTACTCTTATTTTATAATACTATGACAAAAAGAATAAGCATTAAAGTAAAAGCCTATCAATCTAATGGATTTAGTAGAGCTTGTAAGAATTGTATTTATAGACCTTGTACTCCAATGCAATCAAATCTATGTACTGAAGCTTATGTAGAAGGTTATATAAAAGGATACAAAAGAGCTAAAAAAGATATGAAAGATGACAATAGATAGATTACTAATAGTAGCCGCTATAATATTCATATATTATATAATAACGCGAGCTAAAGAATGAACTTAGAACTATTGATAGTAGCAATACTGTTGATAGTTCTTTTTTTTTATGTTGTACTTGGATAAAATCAACGTACTAAGGATAGTTGTGTTGCCGGACTTACCTACGCTCGCAAAGCTCGCTAAAATCCCCCGTAAAGGAGTGGAAATACTGTTAACCCAACTCCTTTATGGGGGAAGAAAGCGAGCCGATAGGCGAGCGAGATATAGTAAAGCTAAGTTAATTAAAAATTTAATAGTATATTTGTATACTTAATTAATTACAATATGTTAGACATTAAATTAACAGAAAGAGAAACTATTGAATTATTTAATTTGATAGAAAGAGAATTAACAAAAATAGAGTCTTATAATCTTGAAACAATAAGATATAAGTTAAAATCTAGTATTAATAAATATATCAAACTAAAAAGTAATAGAAATGTTTGTACTATTAACAAAGATGAGTTAAAAGAAATTCTTAAATATAAACTCAAACAATAATACTAACGGCACTGGGGATAGTGTTCATGGAAGATGTTCTTCGTTAGATAGAACATTTGGGAACTTTTTGGATATAGTGAGGTCATAGACGGAGTAAATAGTATTCGGCTCTTTTTTGGGTAGTGAAGCTAAATCAATCGCTATTGACAATCATTCTACTAATCCTTGTAGCTTTGTTTCTATTTATCGTCCGAGGTTTTGCACTAGGGCGGAGACACTGCCTAAATGAAATAGTACTTATAAGTACTAAGACTAATCGAGTTCCCTAGCTCTCCACACTACACGCAACTAATCTAGTTAGTCAGATAGCAAATGCTAAATCTCGTACAACAGTCCGAGACGGTAGGTACTTGTTCACTGCAAAGGTAGCAATTATTTTGATATAAACAATAAGCCGGACTACTTTCACAAGCAATCCGGCTTTTCCTATGAGTTGTAATATTAAGTAGTTAGTTATTCTTCATCTTCATCAGTAATCATATTAGCAACAATTTGACCTAAACCACTAAATGGACTACTACGAACTTTATAGTAACTGTTGTTAGCACCAAGTCTTTGATGTTTATTAATCTGATTAAGTAATGGTATCTGTTTCATTATATTAACTTTAAGTTTATTTTCACCTGAATAGCTTCCTGAATTATAATATAAATCATCAGGATTACCAGTAATAATATAGCTACAAAGTGCTCCTAATAATCTAAGATTATCTTGCGCAATACTTAATGCAGCAACAGGTTGACTATATAGTTTCTTACCTTCATTAGCTAATCCCCACGGAGTATATTGAATAGTTTCAGACATTAGACGGTCAGCACTATATAGGATATAGTCAGCTACTTGTGTAGAATCATCATCGTCATCTAGCATTAATTTTCCTACTACAAATAATGCTACTGCTTTAGTAATAGCTATCCATTCACCCAAACATCTACGAATATTAGCTTTATCATATTCAGGAAGAATATTATAATAAGTAGTAAGATTAGCTACAAAATCTGCATAACCTTTAGCAATACCTTGAAGAGTACGAACAGCTTGAAGTTCGTTACTATCATTAAATTCGTAGTACTTCTTAAATGGCATTGCTATAAACTCTCCTAAACTAACATAAGTTCCTTTACTAATAGATTCTCGAGTTTCATTATATATACCGTCAAAGTGACCCAAACGATAACCAAAACGTTTTTGATAACCAGGAACTAAGTGTTTATGGAACTGCATTAGTAAAGCTCCCCACCATGATTGTTGTAGCTGATTAGCACCAATCTTATCATAGATACCATGTATCTGATGATTAACTGATATAACCTTATTACGGAAAGCTGCAATATCATCATTAGTAAGACCGCTATCTTTCTTTAGAGTAGCAACACCATTCTTCAATATAAGACTTTCTCTAAATGAAGGATGTTGTTCAAACTTAATTCGTTCTTCTTTAGTATCTTCCTTATAAGTAGTTTTAAACTCTTGTCTTAGTTCTTTAGGAATCGAACGTAAGAAATCAGTTATTATATCAGCTTTAAACTTAACATAACGTTCTTTCTCAACATAAGATTCAAGTACTTTATCTTTAAAAGTTTCATACTTAGAAATTAATTCAGGACTATTCTTACGAAGAACTTTAAGTAATGCTTCTTCTCTAAGATTCATAGCGTACTGTTCAAATGACATTATCTTATTCTTGCCATCGACATTAACTACTCTATGAGAATGAAGCATAGCTAATAATGTAGCGTTCTGCATATAATGTTCACCTGCTGTCTGTTGGATAAATAATAGATTCTCTAGTTTACCCATCGGATTATTACCTTTACCATAACGTTCCGTTACCATATCGGATTCAATAACATTGAATAATCTAATAACAGCATTGGTTTCGTTATTAGTAGTTTCATTATAAGCATCTGCTAGATAACTACCTATATTCTGCATCCATTCGTTTTCACCTTTACGGAAGTCTTTGTATTTAAAGAATTGTCCGGCAGCCATTTCCATTTGTATCTGTGTCTTACCGTATAGAACGTTAGCAATACCACCAGTAATATTTAACATCATAAACTTACTAGATACCATATTACGCATAACACGAGATACTTTAGAACGAGTACCTTCATCCATTTCAAATTCATTAAATACTAACTTACGAACTTGATTCTCGAAGTGTTTAACTATATTTGAATCGTCACTCTTAGTAGTACGTATTTCTTGTTTACCAGTAATTCTACTAAGTAATCTATTATCCATAAGTTTATCATTAGGATTTCTCTTAATAATATCCATATTACGTAATTGATTACTAGTAATCTTAGCTAATCTAGCTATATCATTACGAGTATTAAAGTTATACATACTATCTATAAATGAATTAAGTCTTTCAAGAACATTTGGATTATTACGTTCTGCATTCTCCTGTGCTCTTTGTTTACGTAACTCATTATTCTTAGCTTGAGTTTCACGAACATAAGTTAGATATTCTTCTTTAGTTTCTCCTTCTTGTTGTTCGCGAATAGGAAGTAACTTAACTTCCGATAAACTATGAAGCATAGGAGCATTACTAAATCTCTTATATAGATTAAGTTCTATATCAGACTTATTAGGAGTATCATACCAACCATGACTACGTTTAAAGTCTTGCCAATAGTCAGCAAAACCTTGACTAGGTTGTTCAATAGCTTGATTAGGTAAATAACCACGATTAATATAAGCACGACTACGTTTATCTTTAACAAGTTCATTAAGAAGAGAATCTACTTCGTTATATAGCTGTTGCTGATAATTATTCATTCCATAATACTTATCATTACGATACTTATTAGTAGAAGGTTGTAATTTAACTTCGTCATAGTTAGGATTCTTATACTGGTCTTTAACTTTAGTTTCTAACCATTTGTATTTAGCACTATATTCCATGTTGTTAGCTTCATCCTTAACTACCATTTGTCTCCAAATAGGCAACGGTTCATATTCTTTAGTAATAGGATTAACAACATGGTTATCAATATACCATTTATCAAATACTTCTTTACCCATCTTATTCATAGCTACATACATAGCTTCATAATAAACAGTATTGATATAACTAACATGGTTATCTAACCATTCTTGAGCTTTCTGTTCATTTGGCTTAACACGACCAACGGCAGCAGCAAACATTTGTTCCTGATGTTTCTTTAGATTAGCTATTTGAACATCTGTAAATTTAGTACCATCAATAACACCTTCTGAATCATACTTACCATAAGCCATAGTACGAACGAAACTATCAAAAGGATTACCTAGACGAGTATCCATATAGGCTTTCTTTAGTTCATCTAAGAACTCTCCTTTTAACTTATAATCAGTATTAGCCTTTAACCATTCTACTGATTCTCTATAAGTTTCAGAAGTTTCAGGATATTGTAAACCTTCAATAGCTTGTTTATAACGAATAGTAAAAGCATCTTTAGGTTTACTTTCTTTATACTTATTATTTAACTGACGTCTACGTGATAAGTAATTATTAACAGCATTAGCTTCTTGATAATTCTCTTTATAATTACCGTCCATATCAATAGTAGCTCGCATTTCTGCTAACTCATGTCTAAGCTCTTCAAGTCTTCTTGCGTTTTGAACAGTAAGAGTACTATAATCATTATCAATCATCGTACTTAATATATCTCCTTCCTCATGTAATATCTTCATTAACTTAACATAAGTTTGAGGATATTTATTAAGTATTTGGTTCATATCATAGTAGTCTTGATAGAACTCTTTATTGTACTCACGTTCTACATTATCTATTAAGAACTTCTCTAATTCGTCTTTAGCTTTCTTATATATAAGACCGTCCCGACCATTCGGGTCGTCGATTTGAGCCAGCTTTACAGCCTCTTTTAGCGACCTTAATTTGTCGGTGAACGATTCATTATACGGCAGCAAAAGGTTGCCATTTTCGTCCAAAATATCGTTCAGAGACACGTTTACACCGTTGCTTTTTGCGTCCTCGATAATCGCTGAAATAGCGGAAGTAAAGGCTATCTTTCTATCACGAGCATTAATCTCACTAGCTCTTAATTGATTCATCATTTGTTTTAGAACTATCTGAACTATTGGAATATGTGTCTCTTGACTATCGGCTAGCCAAAACTGGAAGAAGTTCTCATCTTCAAATGCTTCTGTAATACTAAGCATATTAGATTGAACACGAGGGTCACTAGAAAGACTAGTAATATAACTATCAAAGTACATCTTAGTACTACGTTTAACTACATTATCTAAGTCTTTAATACGTTTGAACTTATCTTTGATTTGTTTAAGCATATCATTAGTTCTACGTAAACCTTCTATTTCTTCTTCTGTTTCGCTTACATTATGAGCTTCATCAATATCGTAAGGTTGAATAGCTTCAATAATAGAATAATCTTCCACGAATCTATTAATGTCATCTAGAAACATTTCATAGCGAGTACGTAATGTTTCATCTTCTAACATACGGTCGAATAACTTCTTATTAGTTATACTCCATTTCTCCTTTACTATCTTATTACCGTTTTCGTCTAACTGATAAGTACCATCAGGATTAGTAACATAAGTAGTATAGAAATTATGAATATCAAATAAGAAATCATCAATACGTCTATTAGTATAACCATTAATAATTTTCAATGCTTGCTCACGTAAGTTATCGTTTAACTTAGTAGCTGTATTAGAACGTAAATCAATAGCAGCAAATGAACGGAAAGCATCATTAAGAGCTGCTTCTTCAACATTAGCATTACTTCTTTCAACACTTTCAATTACACGAGAAATATATTCGTTAATTTCTCTATCATTATCTACTAATGCTGATTCAAGTACATCTTCGTTAATAAAGTTCTCTTCTGTCTGAACTCTAATAATATTATTATTAGCGAACTTATCTAATCTAGAATTTTCTTTAACTACTTGAGTTAAAGCATTACGTCTAGGAAATTCTAGTTGAGATACACTATTAATAATAGTCTTTCTACTATATGAATAATCAGGAGCAAGATTAACTGACTTAGTAGTTATACGTCCTAAGTTAGTAACGATATAAACATTACCTTCTTTCTCATATCTAAAATATCCATTAGGTCTAAAGCCAGTATTATCTATTACTGTTTGTAAAACAGGAACAAATCCAATACCATTAACATTGACATCATTAATAGTCTGATTAATGCTAGCTTTAAGTTGAGCATAATAAGGAGATTCAGAATTATCTGGTTTCTTCTTTCTAAGTTGAACTTCATTAGCATCTAACTTAGTCATAGCTGCTTGTAATCTCTTAGCTGCAATATCTGCATTATTACGTTCATTAATAATCCTACGAATATTATTATAGTTCATATTAGGAGCAGCAACAACATAATCATGAACACCAGCAGCATCAAGAGATTCAATAGTTTCTAATAGAATATTGTTATCAGTAATAGCCACAATGTACTTACGAGAAGTATCAATTTGCTGCCCCTTTATGGGGGAAGTCAAGACAATACTATTAGGAAATACTTCTTCGATTAATGTATCAGCTCCTCTTTCAAATACAGTAGGAAGAACCATAAACTTACGAGTATCAGAAGTAATACCAATATTTACAGAACTAATAAAAGCAGCATCATACTGATTAATAGAAACATCTTCTAATATATCTAATGGAAGAAACATTCTATTATTATCAGGATTAACGCTTACTTCTCCAATTTCATTCTGTTCTAATGGATTAGTAGGTAACATATAAACAGTATCATTATAATATACTAGTTTATATAATCGTAGAGTTTTGTTATTATCATTAGTCTTAGCATAATGACGATACCTACGGTTATTCTCACTACCAGTAATCATTCCACGTTCTTGCGCTTCCTTAAAGCTAAGTTTTCCAACACCTAATCTATTAAATGTTATCTTATTAGATTCTTTATATTTCTTATTCTCAAATACTAATACATCAGGATTATTAGGATTAGTTCTAAAGAATAAGTCACGTAACTTCTCAATAGTAGCTGCATCATTGCTAGCTCTTTCATAAGTTCCTATCTCACTACCATATTGAATCATGCTATTAATAGCCCTATCTGAATCGTTAATAATATTAGTAGCTGAAGAAACTCCATTATCAGAATCAATACCAGTATCTTGTCCATATAATAATTCAACAGGAATAATTTTACTAACTGTACCACCTTTAAACTTATAACCTTCTACTACCATAGAATATCTTATCAAATCCATAGTAGCAAGTTTAATAAACGGATTATTGTTATGCCAAGCATTACGGAACATTTGATATTGAGATTCAGTAGATATAGTACTATCAACAATAGTTATTCTATCATAACTATTACGACGACCTTTATACTCAACATTTAGGTTCTTAAATAGATTATTATCAGAAGTATATCTTTGAATTAATGCTACTTTATTAGCAGGAGATAGTTTCATAAATGCTTCTACGTTCTTTTCAGACATATCAGACATATCGAAGCTACCTACTATATCAGTATATCCATATAATCTAGCACGAGTATCTTGTTGGCTACTAATAAGATTTATATTATAGCTAGGTATAAACTCATTATCACTTCTAGTTATAAATCTATTAGTATTAACAAAGTTAGACTGTGCTTGGCTCATGTTAATAATAAAGCTCTCTAACTGCTGAATAGTTTGAAGATTACGAATACCAAACTTACTTACTAATTCACGGAACTGCGGTGTTTGAGTTTTGAATATCTCACTATCACGAATAATCTTTTCAGTAGCTATACAACTATACTTTAGCTGATAATATAAAGAAGGATATGCAGATTCTAATTCATCCTGATTAATATCATTAATAGTATTGAAATTAGTCTTAGGATAAATAGCATCTATTAGATACTTGTTACCTTCTTCTGTAACTGCTTTAAGAACAGGTTGACCTTTTTTTATACGACCAACATTATTCTCCTTAATATCATTAATACGATTAATAACATTATCTATTTCATTAGCAGATTTACCAGCACCAAACTTATCACTAGTGATAACCATCATATTAGAATTGATTTGGTCGCCTATCTCTTTGAAATATTCAAATGCTCTTAACGCTTTAATTTGATATATAAGATTATCAGTATTATTATAACTAGTACTTTCTACATCATCTTTAAGATGTTCTCTTAATTCAGTTACTTTTATTCCTTCTTCAAGAAGCTCATCTTCATTAATCTCTATTCCTCTGCTCTCAAGCATTTTCTTAACATCTTTAAGACGAGTCTTTTTAGTAATGCTATTAGCAGGAATACCAACAGCTTTAGCTAATCGTACATACATATCTCGTCTTAATCCAATAAGAGGATTAAATCCAGTTTCTCCGAATACATTATCATTAGCATTTTGTCTAGCAATAAGTTCAGTTATTACTGGCTGATTAATAAATAGAATAGATGTTTCATAATTAGCGCCACAATCTACGATAGACTTATATACATCAAAAGTATACAAGTCTACATTAGGAACACCACCTTCTTTTACACCGTCAAGAATAAGAGCAGTAGTTTCAGAAGAATAAGGAGTAATCAAACGATTATCTATATTAAGATTATCATAACTCCAACCTAATTGATTATGGTCTACTGTTACTTCTTTACCTTTTCTAGTTACATCTCTAAAACGTTTTCTTAGTTTACTTTGTGCGTCTTTTGCTTCTTTCTCTGTGCTATATGTATAAGTAAACCTAAAACCACCGTGTGCACCGTCAACAATAGTTTTAGCTTTGTTACTAATAGAGGCGAAGTTGTCACGATTAACAGAAATAGCTTTAAGACGCGCACCGGACATATTAGCATCACGATACCAATTTTGAGCAATTACTGAATTAATATTACGATAAGTCTCTGATAAACCTTCAAAGATATTAGCCTTTGCAGCTTTAATATCTTCAAAGTTACTAGAAGATAAGTTTTCACCAATAGATACTGGTAGATTCATTATCTTAATAAATGTATCTACTATCTTATTGTTACGAGCATCACGAGTATTCTGTTGAGCTACTGTTAGCTTGCTAAATTCTTCTTTAGAATAAAGTCCACCTTGTTCAGCATATTTAGTAATAGCTGATTCATAGGCTTCTGCATAACTAAGTCCTTCTTGACTTAAATCTATTGCAATATCTCTAGCATCCTGAATATTCTCTTTACTTAGATTATTAAATAGATAGTTATTATATCTTCTATCTACTGCCGCATCATCTTCTCCTTCTATATATTCAACTTTCTGTGGCTTACCATTCTTATCGAATGTAGCAGTATGATAAATACCATAAATACTATCAATATCAAAGTCAGCACCAGTCTGTAATACCCATTCATCAGGAACAACAATAGTAGAGCCTTGAGATTCATCTAATAAACCTACAACTTTCATTACTGCTACTGATTGTTTACCTTCTGTTGGAATACGATAACCAATCATAGTATCAAGTCCAGCAGATTGTAAATCTTCAAGAGTAACTTCATTAACTAGATTACCTTCTGCATCATAAGTATTATAAGCCTTTACCATCCATTTAGGTAATAGTATCTCTACTATCTGACTACCATCTTTATGATATGTTAGTTTACGACCAAGAGAATAACCATGTTTTTCTTCTACTCTTGATTGCATTAAATCTCTTAAATCACTACGACCTGATAGTTCGGTCATACCAATATCTGAAACTTGACTAGCATGAAATCCTGGAAGTACTTGTCGAGTAACACGATTAGTAAATATACTATTTACAATATTTTCTATCTTGCTACGAACTAGATTAGTCCAAGCAGGCATATAAGGCAATCCAGTTTCAGGATTTATTTCAGCATACTTACGATAATTACTGTCTAATCCTCTACGAGTTAGCTCGTCTTTAATAAGAGATATAAACTTATTATTATCAATCTTAGCTTGATTACCTTCGTATACTACATTACCTTTAGCATCAATCTCTACACCAATACGAGAAGCAGCATCTTTAAAACTATCTTGAATATTAGCAGTAAAGTTATCAAAGAAATCTTTAATAAGAGATTGACCTTCAGGAGTATTACCAATATTATCTATTAGCTTTTTAACAATCTGTAACCCTGCCTTATTCTCACCATCCATGTGTTGAGGAATATCTTGCTGGGTATAAAGATTGGAATACCAACCAGTTTTATACTTAGTTTGAACATCCAAGTTAAACTGTTTCAACTTCTCTTTAGAGGGGAATTTCCCATGAGAATCCCAAAACTCTAATACTCTATTAGTAGTAGCTTTTTCAGTAGTAGTAAAGTTAACCTGACCAATATTATTATCAGTCATATATTTAGCCAAAGCACCAAGTTCACTATTACCTAAGAACCTAGGTATAAGTACGAACTCTGCATTTTTAATCTGAATAGGATTAGCTAACTTAGCATCATTATCTATTTCTAAGTCATAATAGAAGTTCTTTTGAACTTGTATCTTCTTAGATAATTCTCCTAACTTAACATTGTCAATAGGCTTAGTTTCGTCATAAAGAGCTTCGATTAAATCTTTATAACTATCATACTCTCCACGTAGATACATTCTACGAACAAATTCATCAAGAGTAATAAACGATTGAGCATCTGTTACTTCTGACTTATCTTTAGAGAACTGTTTAAGTATAAAAGCTCTAGTCTCTTTAGATACATTAGCTATATCTAATTGCTTCTTTAAATCATCTAGAACTTTACCGCTACTTTGAACATCTTCAAGAGTAATATATTTGAAACTACTATCTATACTAATAGTCTTATTAGGAGCTACTGTTATATCTCCCAAATGTTTCTGTACATTATACAAATCATATCCTGCATAAGCTAATCCTCCGGCTTGATATTCTTTGTTACGTTTAATAGTATCACGAGAATCTTTATAATATGCTTCATCTCCGAAGAACATATCATTTAGATTATTATATTGAATCTCATAGTTAAGAACCATTTCAGCAATGAAGGAATTAAATGATTCTTGACTAGCATTCTTATACTTATCTACAAACTCTTTATCAGAACTATATTTAGCAATAGCTTCTTGTATTCTATAATTAATATAGTTATCTATATAATTATATACAGAATTACGAAGTCCACCAGTAAGTCTAATATTATACTCTCCATTCTCATCTTGTATTAGCGATATTTCACTATTCTTTCCCCCGTAAAGGAGTGAGAATACATTGCTTTCCTCGAACAGCCAATTCATATCTACTCTTTTGGCTGTCTCACTATTATATCTACTAAGATTCTTAACTTTATCAATAAGTAAACTTCTAAACTTAAATACATTACCAGTAGGATTGCCATTGCTATCAAGAATACTTTTACGATAATGATAATTAAGTCTAGCTTCTGATTTACGTAAATCTTTAAACTCTTCTTTTATCTTAGGTTTACCGTTCTCATCAGATACGATAGTTACTACTCCATTCTCAACAGTTGTCTCAAATAAGAAGTTAATAGCTTGCGCCATTTCTGCTAGTTCTTTAGCATAGATGTTAGCATAAGCTACATAAATAGGATGTCCTCTATAAATATCACCATTAGTATTAAATAGTCCAGTATAATCTAGTTTATAACTATTAAATATGAAAGTCTTTGGAGCATCAGAAGGTGTTTGGGTAAAGAACTTAGATTTCTTAACTCCTTTAGCCATCTCATAGTTGTCTCCATTGTTAGCGTATTCGTTTAGAGTAATAATATCCCATTCAAGAGCATTAATATCTTTATAAGATTTAGCCTTTCCTGTAACTTCATTACTAACACCGTTATATAATTGTGCACTAAACTCACGATAATATTCAGTAAGTTCGTAACCAGTATCAGTAAGACGAAGTAGACCTGGAATTATTTTACCATTAGATAGAGTTTTCTCAATAAGTATATTACTGTACTGATATTGAGGAATATTAGTAAACTTAACTAGATAATCACGAAGTTCAGTATTAGCAGTTGGATTATCATTGTAACGATTATCGTTAATTCTTTCAAAGAACTTACTAATATAATTATTCTTTAGAATATCACTAACTAGATTGTTCTCTGCATTAATACTATTAAATTCAGAATTTACTATTTGATAGTCTTTAAATTTATCAGATATACGATTAGCTATATTATTAGCATAACCGCCTTTATATTGTAGTTGAGACTTATCAAACGGAACTACTGTATATTCTTCATCATTCTTAGCTTTGCTATATTCGCCTGCATAATATATACGTTGTGCTTCATTATCTATCTTTAATATATTAGAGGCATTAGCTACAACTTTATTAAATTCTAGCAAATCGTTGATAAGACTAGTGATATTAGAAAGTTGACTATCACCGAAGCTACGAATGTAGTTAACAACACCCTGCCTATTGATGCCGAAGTTATATTTATTAAAGATTGCCGCAAGCTCTTCCGAGATTTCTTGTATTTCATTTATATTTGAATTGTTTAATGTGGATAATCTATTTTTAAGTTCTTCTAATACTGCAACATCTCCATTCATAATAGAAGGATTATGAACAAGAGAATCAAAACTATTAAGTATCTTATTTTGCAGATTAAGTTTAGGGAAAGTATTACGATTCTTAGTCACTACATTAGAACCGTCTGCACTTTGAATTACTTCATTACGTTCCCAAATAGATTGTTTTAATTGAGTAAATATCTTATTTCTTATCTGAACATTAGCTTCATCTTCTAATAGACGAGCAGCATATTCTAAATGAGACACTTCTTTAAATCTTTCAGCAATAGTATGGAAACTTTCTACCATAGCTTCAACACTAGAGAAGTTACCATAGTTATTCAATGCTTTAAAAGAACTAGAGAACCCAGCACTTTCAGCTATACCTGAATAAGTATCACTAGCTGTATCAGGTTTTTCATTAATAAAAGAATTACTATTAGTTTTAGGTAAACGAGCAAACCATTCTTTTACTTCTTTACTAACATTCTTATCAATGTCTTTACTTTGGTCAGCTAGTTCAGACCAATCAGCACGTAAAGAAGCAATAGTTTCAGGGTCTTCTTGACGACTACCTTGTTCACTTCCTTCTTTAGCATCGTCATTAGTTTCATAATCCTCGTTAGTATCTATACCAAACTCTTTGCTAAGACTAATAACTTCGGGTGAATTAATAACAATATCAAATAACTCATTACGGTTATAATTACCACCATCGTAAAGATTACGAATAATAGTACCGATATAAGCCTTTTGTTCTTGTGTAAGTTTCTTATCATTCTCTTTAAGATGTCGATTAAGATAAGTAATCATAGTTAACTTTACAGCAGCTTGAGGACTTAACTCGTTACCAGCTTTATCCTTTAGGACTTCTTTCTCACCTTTACGTTTTCTATTAGCAAGAGCTTTACGAATACTTCCTTGGCTCTTTAGATAAATAGTACTAAGAATATTAATAGCATGGTCTTCCTTTGCTATATCATTACCAAATACACCGGTTCGTGAAGTACGAACGTTCTGAACATAATCTTGAGTATTAATTGTTTCTCTGTTATTATATGCTGTAACAGCATTAACAGTGTTTGCATCAATACTCTCTTCATTGAAATCTCTACCAGTCTTTTCTTGATACCACTCACGAAAACTAGTATCTTCGATAGTGGCAAGATATTCAGTAGACTTTCTAACATCATTATTAGTAAGCTCTAATAGCTTATCTAATTTAGGATTACTAGGAGTACAACTCATATACTTTATATTATTAATTAAGTAATTACTAACAGTATCAAAGATAGTATTATTATCAACACTATCAAATATATTTATCAAATAGTCTGAAACCACACGTTCCGAAGGCTACCGAACGCCCGTAGACCGCAAAATTCTGCCGAAATTCGCATTTTATATAGCGTCTCGATAGTAAGATAGGGAAAACAGAAAAGTCCGGCAGATGCGCTTAAAATGGCTCATTCTAAGGCTCTCTGCCGGACTTTCGTCTCTAGGCTTATCTTAGTTAGCTACATACGAAACTAAGCTCACCAGTGTCAAACAAATGGCTCACAATAGCCTTTTGACGACTACTTAAACCTTCCACTAAGCTATCGAAGTTATCGACTTGTCGATAGTTATCACTTATAGCACTATCTAAATCTAGGTCTATATCAGGAATATCAAAAACATCATCAGTAGGAACGCCTGTATCTTCTTCTGCCCTGTCGAATACATCATCGTGAACAGTACTTGTAGTACTAGCTGTATCAGATGTTTCTAGTCCAATAATAGATAAACGATTACGAACTTCACCAAGTAATGTATTATCTATATTACCAACTTTACCTATAATCTCTACTAAAGCATCAACAATCTTAGTAAATAGATTATTAGATTCAGTTTTAGTATTAGAATCATATTTAATCCTAGCAAGTAATCTAGCAAATGTACGATTAGTAATAGCTTCAACTACAAACTCTTCAATAGCAACAGCTCTAGGTTTACCACTATTCAAGAACTCTCCGTATTCTTCTACTAAAGCAGAATCCTGATTAATAAAACTACTAAACTTATCATATAGGTCACCAAATGATTGCTCTATATTAGCACGTTCATCATTAAGTAGATAATGAACACCTTCATGTATAAGAGTAAGTACTCTACGTTCAGGTTCAAGAGTATCGAATCTATTAGTAAGAGTAATAGTATTACCACCGGCAACTATTCCTGCAAATCTACCTTTTTCACCTACTATTTCAATATCAGGATTAAGAGCAATACCAGCAGATTCTAATGCCGAAACAACAGATAGTAGATTAGGATTAGTAGTATTAGCTTGTGCAACTTCCATAAGAGTACCTACTTGTGGAGTGCTATCTTGACTAGCAAGTGGGTCAGGCGTAGCAACAGGAGATACAATTTGTTGCTCCTTTACGGGGGAAATAGCGGCGTTAGCCGCGTTAGTACGACCAGCACTACGACTAGGATTCATAAGAGTAATATTACGATTATATACATCTCCTACATAATTAAAGTTACTAATGATATTACCTTTACTATCAGTAACATTGCCCAAGTCAGTAACTAGTACTCCGTCCTTAGCTACGAACTCTTCATAACTACTATAACCTGTATCCATCCATTCATCTTGAAGTATATTAGGTATCTTAGCTTGTAGTTTACCGTCTACCATTCTAAATAAATTAGATTCACCACGAATAGCTGAATTAATAACATTACGAGTAAGTGTAGCATATACTCCTTCCATCATAGTACTAAAGTTACCATGATTATTAGTAGGAACAAAACCATTAGGCATACGAGCCATAAGTCTTCTAGGTTTAGTTTCACCCGGTATAGCAAATGCTACATTTCTATCAGCAACATTAAAGTAAATAGTAGCTCCAATCTTATTAAGAGGACGAAATGCACGACCTACAACTTCATAACCATAAAGAGCTTTTTGCTTACCTACATATTTAGATATTTCATCTAATAGTTGTTGATGTAAATCAGTATTTCCTTGTAGAGTAGCATCTACTAATGAATGGAATAATTTATCTAATCCTTCATTAAACCTCTTAGTATATTCAGTAGCTTCTGTTTCACTATTGCTCATAGTGTTCTCACGACTAGTAACTGCAATAAGTCTACCTTCCGAATCTTTAATAGTCATACCAACTACTCCTCTAGGAATACGACTAGCAGCGATAATACTATTAGATTTAATATCGGCAACTCCTCCGTCAACCCCTACTACTAGACGATAACCGTCAGTAGCTTCACTAGTAGCTACATCTCCAAACTTACGATATATAGGATTACCTTGTTTATCTCTAGCATAAATAACACTACCTGAACTTGTACGACCAACAACTAGACGTTTCTTCTTAGATTTAGTATTACTAATAGAGGACTTTAAGTTATTAATGTCAGTATAAGACTTCTTGAGTTTATTCATCCAATTAGTCAACGATTCATTAACAATGGTACTAAAGTTAGACTGATTAACATTAAGAGCGTTATTAAAGAATATGATATTATTAAGATGTTTAATCCTATCTAATAGATTAGTTTGAGTATCACCGAATAAACTAGTTAAATTCTGCCAGTGACCATTCTCTTGTAGAGCATTAAGCTGATGTCCGAATGTTCCTTCAACTTCAGGATTATTACGAACACGATACAAACGACGTATATTATTAAGCAGTTGTACAAATTCTTTAGCACTAGGTTCTTCACTAGCAATAATAGATTGAAGTTGAGTTATGAAATCTATACTATCGTTTCTAACAGTATATCTCCAACCTTGATTCATAACTTCTACATTACCGTTATTATAACCAATCTTAGGAAACTCACCTATTTTAATTCCACGAGACTTAACAATAAGATTACCGTTTTCATCTAGTTCTACATTTACTGTATCATTAGTCTTCAACTGACCGATACGAGAGTAAACCTTACTATCATTTAAATTAACTAAATTAAAGAAGTAACCATTATCTTTAGTATTCTGTTTATTCTCTGCAACAGCTTTATCTAAAGTCTTACTTGCTTCTTGTATAATATCAGAAGGAGTTTTAATCTCTTCATCAACATTAACTATCTTACCATCTACTATTTGACGATTAGCTAGAATCTTAATATCATTATACAAACTAACAGCTCTAGGATTTAACTGTTGTAGATAAACCATCATATCATTAAGACTAGTAAATGTCTTACCTTCTATCTGATTACCTTGTATTTGATTATATAAATCTATAATTAAATTTATCTCTTCTATACGTTGGCGTTGACCTTCTAAGTCATTATCAGATATAGATGATTCAAGAACGTTAGTATCAGCAGGAGCAGATTCATCAGATTTACTAGTATCTACGTAAGTAACATCTCCGATAGCAATAGCGGCATTTAGTTCATCGATAGTAACATCAGCAATAATATTACCTTTAGCATCCATTCCATCAATACTAACATTGCCAAATTTACTAACACGTACGTCTATTGCACTTACTTTAACTGGTTTTCTACTAACATCTCCTAAACTAGCAAAAGGCTTTACTATTGTAAATTCTAAGTTATTAATATTAGCTTTATTTATAACACCTGAACTAGCTTTAGATACCACTTTATCTAATGTCTCTTTTAACTTCTTCTCTTTAGCAGTCTTTGGTTTAGGTTTTGGAATAGGTTTAACCTCTGGTTCTTCTTGCCTCGTCGCTTCGCTCCTCGCTTCCCCCATAGAGGAGTCTTGTTGCTGGTTATCCACAGTCTGTTGCTGTGCCTGACTTTGTGCAGCAAGACTATTTCTTCTCTTAGTAATAGCTTCTCTTAAAGATGCTATATCTTTCTTACCATTCTCTGAATTAGATAGAATACTAACAGCATTCGATAAACTCTTATTACTAGTATCTTGAGATTCTTCTTCTGTAAACGCATTATCTAGTGCTTTATCTAACTTAGCAAGTTCTTCTTCGGTAGCTACATTAACGAAATCATTAAGATTCTTTTTTGCAGACTTAACTAACTTCCTAGCAGCTTCTTCAAACTCTTTCTTACGAGTATCTTCAAACTCTTTAGCCTGCTCATTAGTAGTAATAATATTAGAACGATAGTTATCTCTACGAATTTCATCAAGAAGTATCTGTCCCATATTATCCATATACTCTGAATTAATAGCACGAACTTGTTCAGATAAACTTCCTAGACTAAAGTCTTTACCTGCTTGTTTAAACAGAGCTACATCATTTTCATCTAATTCGTCTATCTGTTTCTTAATAAGTGCGTTTTGTTCTTGACTACCTTCTATTCCAAGAGCTATATTTTCTACACTACGAACATTATCTAAGAATAAACTTTCCATAGGACTTAAACCTCTACGTAAGTCATTAACTTTAGATTCTATTATCTTAGATATATCTAAGTATTGACTAGCTTGTGCTTTATCCAAAGGATTATTACTATTCTTTAGACTATTATAAGTAGACATTACTTCGCGACGATACTGCTCTAATATACCTAACTGCATACGATTCTTAGCCATTGGGTCAAGAATCTCATTAATAGCAGGAATAGTATTCTCTAATTGAGATTGAATAGTATTAAGTCTTTCTACTCGTTTATTTAGTAAGTCAGCTTCTTGTGCATTAACTATATTTTCTGATATAGCTACATCTAATAGAGCATCATCTATATTAGCACTACGCAATGCACTAGAATAGTTAACATATCTATTAAGAACAGTACGCATAGTTTTCTTTATAGATTGAGTATCTCTATCATATTCTGCTTCATCAGCAAGACCTGCATCTACTAGCTTTTTCTTTAGTCTAGGGTCTTCAATATAATCTTCGAGTAACTCATAGTTACCGGAACGAATAGCATTTAAAGTAAGAGTAGTTGTGAACTTCTCTTTAGCAGCAGCACGTAAATCTTCTTGTTCTTCGGGACTAACTTTACTATAACGAGTAGTACCTACTGTTGGGTCTTGACTAATAGTTCCATCATCAAGATAAGTGATAGGATTACCTTTAGCATCACGTTCTATCTGAAACGGATTCTCACCATTTTCGATAATCTTCATCTGACGAGCATATTCATTGAATACTTGCTCACGACCATTGATTTCAGCAATACGTTGTTTCTCTTCTACATTACCACCTTTACGATTATTAATAGCTGACATAGCACCACCAAAAGTAACACCTCCAATAACTCCCCATAATGCAGCATTGTATAGTTGAGGATTCTGTAAGTACTTCTCTATTCTATCCATAGATACAGCACCATTATATTGTTCAGCTTGACCTAATAGGTAACGACCATATAAAGTACCTTCTTCTTGACCTACAAAGTTAATAGCTTCTTCAATACCTTCGGTTAATTCAGATAATAGTAGATTCTCACTAGAATTAACAAAGCGATTTATTTTACCTGCAAAATCTTTAATCGTTCCTTTTGCTGCTTGACCTAATGTTTGGCTAGCAGATTCCATACCGGTAGAAGCTATTCTATCGAGAGCTTGATTCTGTGAATAACGAATACGAGGAGTAATAGCACGATTAACTTGACCTAATGCTTTATTAACTGCACGTAATTGCATATAATCAAAGAACACATTACCTGCATTATATCCAAAGTTTCGCATAGCTGCTTTATCTGCAACTATAAGAGCGGCTTCTTCTTTAGTTCTTTCTTTAGCTTCATTAGCAATATCAGGATTATTATCTAACCAAGTTTGAAATTCTTCATCAGACATTCCTGTAAATAACGACAATGCTTCTCCTTCTATTTGTTCCGCAACTCCACGAGCTTCTTGATAGTTCTCACCAAGACGCATACCAATAGCAGTAATACCATCTTTAGCGATAAGTTTTAACTTATTAGCACGATACACATTATCTAATTTAGTAGCTTTCTTAGCCCAATTCATTGCACGACTTACTTTAGAACTATTACGTCCTAATGCTGCAACACCTTTACCAACAGCTCCAACTCCTTTAGTTAATAAAGTACCAGGAATCATTAAAGATAGAGAACTAGCAATACTTGGAACTTGACTAAAGAACCAACCTGAAAAATCATTCATATCAAATGCTTTATCAGGATTCTCACGATATATAGGAAATAAATCATCACGAACATAATCAGATATAGCATCGCCTGCTCTAGTAATAGGATTACTAAATGGTTTATCGTCCCATAATCCAGCAGTAGCTAAATCTACTAACATACCAATACCACCAACAGTATCTCCTATAACTGTTCCAATAGTTTGACCTAATGCGTTACCTGCTTGTTTCCAAGCCGATTGATTCTTAGCACGAAGAGTTTCTAATTCTTCTCTACTTTGATAACGATTAGGTTCAGCACCATACTTAGCTAAAGAATGATAATCTTCCTCTGTTCCAGTAAAGACTTCTTTACCACTAAGATTACGAAACATGAAGTCGCCTTGTGCAGCTACATCAGGTTTGTATTTAGTAACAGTAGGAACATCATTAGCTATATTAACAGAATTAGCCCCACTGTCTAGTGGAGCTTTTTCTACTGATATATCATCAAATATATTTGGCATAACTTAGTTCATTAAATCGTTCATTTGATTAAGTATCACTTGACTAGGGGATTCACCAGTAAGTCCTGAATACATTCTATTAAAGAACTGGAATACTTGTCTCTTAGTATCAATATCTAGTTCTCTAAGATTACCAGTAGCACCTGCCATAATCATAGCTTTCTGCATAAGAGGACGAGCAATTACTTGCTGCTCCTCTATGGGGGAATTTGCAATAGAACCGTTTCTTGCACTAATAAGATTTATATCCTCTTTAACAGGCGCAAGAATAGCATTAGCTTGATTATTCTGAAACATACGTTGAAATAACTCACCTTCTGTAATCTTAATTACCGGTTCATCATTAGCGTCTAATATCTGATAAAAACTACCACCATCGGTAACAGCAGAATATGTTCCATCTCCAAATTCAGCATCAGATAAACGATAATTTCTTTTAAGTGCATTATTATACTTAATAGAATTAAGAGTGTCCATTGCTTTAACAGCAGGTAGAGATTTGAATCTTTCTATTTCATCATTAAGGATAGCACCTGTAATCATATAGTCTCCGGCTACTGCATTTTGTATTCTTTCTTCCATTTCAGAATCAGGGTTCTTAGCACTATTCTTTCCAGTCTTAGGAGTATAAGGAATATTTAAGAATACTCCGTATTCCCCCGTAGAAGATGATGAGCACCAGCCGTTATTAATGTTTTTCTTCTTAACTTGTGCTTGAATAGTTTGCATAATAGCATCACGTTCTCTACTATCTTCAACAGGTTCAAGAACTCCTTCGGCATTACGTTTCTTAATAACAATACTTCCAGGATTAGCAATACTAATCATATTCATTACTCTTTCATTGTAGTTCTTTAATTGGTCATCTTCAAATCCTTGACCAGTAGCAACTATATGAGGAGGTAAATCAAATACATTAACATCAACATAACTAGGCGGTAATGATTTAGATATACGTTTAGTTGCAGCATTAGACATTTGTGCAGCTTTTTCATATACGTAAGCAGGAGAATCTTTAGTACTCTTAGCAGTAGTTATTTCACCTCGTCCTATTGCTCTAAAACCTGCAATACCCATAGTAGTTAAACTACCATATACTTTATTTCCATAGAAAACTTCATCGTTTCTAGTAAATTTTTCAGGAGCATTATTACCAGTAGTAAATCCTACGGGACTAAGTTTAAGAACATCTGCTATTTCAGGAGCTAAACGAGTATAAGCGTCTTTACTAATACGAATATATTCTTTATCTCCTATTTTACTAAACGACACATCTTTGCTAGTCAGTCCCATATCTGTTCTAAGTTTAGATATAATAACGGCTTTGCTACTATCGTTAAGAGGATTTACTAAAACTGTATCGAAGCTATTGCCTTTAGAATCAGTAAATAACTTATTCATTCTATTAGCATATTCTAGTTGCATAGGATTATTAGTATCTGCCATATCTCCGTTACTTAATCTCTTACCTAAGAACTCTGAAGCATATTGTTCTTCTTGTGTAAGATGTCCTTTCATTGCATCTAAACGATTATTAGCATTAGCTATTCCTCTATAATAAGTATTAGCTTCATCTAATAATTGTTTCTTAGCAGCATCAGATAAAGTAACATTATTAGCAATACCTGAACGTAGTTTACTATATGCCTCATCTAAAGGAAGAGATTTAGATATTCCATAAGAAGAAAACATATTAGATAACTGACCATTAAAAGTATTTAATTGAGATTGTACTTTAGCAGGAGTATCAGGTTCTACTTTTTCTTTACCACCAATAGTAGCTAAAGAAGGAAGTAAATCAGGTTCTTTACCAGTCTTAGGTTTAGCAGAATTTTTACGAGCAGCAGCTAATAGATTAAATCCTAATTCAGGATTAATTCTACTTTCAACTCTACGATAAGCAGAAGCAGCATATCTAGGAGCAAATAGGTTCTCTTCAAATTCTCTCTGTGACATAATAGTTCCGTCAGGCTTAGTAACAAGATTATTCTTATTTCCCTTATTAGCTTTCCAAACATTTACTTTATAGTCTTGTTCTAGAGAAGCACGAGCACCCGGAGTTTCATTTAAAGCAGATTCAAATGCAGCACGAATCTTATCTGCTGATAGTTGTTGAACACCACTAGCTGTTTTAAGATAAGGAACATCACCAGCAGCAATATTACCTTGACCGTCTTTAAGATTGCCTTCTGCATCTCCCCATACTAGTTGTTCGCCAGAACTAGAATCAACACCAACAGTAGATAATACTTTTTGATATAGAGCATTATAATCAACTTGTTCAACAGGACGATAATTAGGTTGAAATTGGCTACCACCTATTACTTTACCAGTTTCATCTAGTTGGTCTTGATAATTATATTTATTCTGTTCTAATGCGTATGCTTTAACATCTCCATCATAAGCATTACTATTAGTAACTTCATCTTGGAACTTCTTAAATTCCTGTTGATAACGTTCACGTCCAATAAGTCCTGGATTACTAGCAACTTCTCCGGCTAATCTTCTTGCAGTAGTTAAAGCAGTAGCATAACTACCTTCTTGAGCACTTGCTTCTATTTGAGCATTAACATCTCTCGAATATTTATCGAGCCACTCATTTTCAGCTTCGTTTAATTGCTTATTAGCAAGAAATGTTTTAATCTGATTACTAGTTTCAATAGCAGTATCATGTTTCTGTTGTAGAGTATTTAACGTACTATTGTAAACATCTAAAGGAGCGGCAACCCGCTCCCTCTTTTGATAACCTGCTGTCTTAATATCTATCGGCATAGTTATAGTATTTATAATTAAGCAATCTTTTTCTTACCGCCACATTTGAATAAAGTACTTCGTATATTACTTAGTCTACCCTTATTCTTATTCATTAATTTTAAGAATAATTCCATTTGTTCAGGATTAGCAGACATCATAGCAGCAGTAGCATTTTCTTCTGAACGTCTCTTATCAACACCTAATTGATAATCTCTAATCGCACTAGTAAGTCCTTCAATAACATTAGTACGATTATTAGCTCTTGCTTGAATCTTTTCGTTTTCTGTTTGAGTAACCGCATTATCATAAGCGTTTAACACTTGATTATTCGCAGCTTCTACTCCTTGACGATTAAGAGCCGAACGATTAAGAAGATCTGTTTCAACATTCTCTTTCATACCTTTTAATTTATTACGTTCAAGAACTCCTCGATTAGCAAGAGATTGAACACGAGCAATCTTTCCCGAAGAACTAGAAGTATTAGAATCAATAAGTCTAGCAATATTTCTTTCAGAATCTCTACTTTCTGCTAATTGAGGATTTATGTTATAAGTAGTTCTCATTCTTGCAGGAACAACAGTTCTAGGTCTAGTAGGAGCTTGAATATTATTAATACTGTTCTTATTAGTAACCCCACTAATAATATTTCCTAAAGCTCCTATTCCTGCACTAATTGCTTCTCCTCCAATTCCACTCATAAAGTTCTTAAAACTTCCTGATTTAGATAAAGGACTAGTACTAGAACTAATAGAAGCTCCAACAGGTTTAGTTGGAACTATACTATTAGTTTTAACAGAATTCATATTAGCTTTAGTTAAAGCATTAGGAGCAAAACTATTACTATAATCCTTTTCTAAACCAAAGTTATTATAGTTATCTTTTAATAGTTTTGTCTTAGAACCAAGAGCTGATTTCTTTAATTCAGGATATTTCTTATATACTTTAGCTCTTACATCAGAACGACCATGAAGTCCAGCTAATCTAAGAGCGTCACGAGCATCAGCTTTAGTAGGAATAGGATAACTACGTCCACCTCCTGCAAAATCTTTAGACTTAACACTAGGATACGGTTTCTTATCAGAACCATAATCTTTACTACGAGAAAGACCACCTAGTTTTTTCTTACCAGTTATTGTTCTCATATTTCTTTTCTTTTTAGTACCATCATCATTAAGACCATTTTTATCCTTAAATGATTCTTGAGCATTAAATACTTTAGAAGGTTCTACACCTTTTTGAACTAGTTCAGCAGGACTATTACCATTAAGAATAGGTTGAGCACTAAACACTTTAAGTTGTTTAGGAGTAACTTGTACTACTTCTCCACCTTCAGCTTCAACACCAGTTTTACCAGCGTCAATAACAATACCGCCAGTATTGTGTTTACGTCCTTTAAGAAGGAATGAATCTTTCTTAATAGGAATAGCCGTACCGCCTTCGACAATACGAGCTTTCACCCCTTTACGGGGGGAAGTTTTCACTCCCCCTCCTTTAGATAAATACTGGCTTAAAAACTGTGTTCTATCTTCCTCTGACATCATACTCTCATTTTGAGCACTAGCTAAAGCCTGATGGTCTTGTAGATTTTGAAGCCGTTCTTGTCTAAGCCTTTCAGCTTGTTCAGCTTTCTTTTTCTTACGATTACCTATGATACCACTAACAATACTAGTACCAACAGAAATCGCAGCACCTATAAATGCTTTAGGTCTTTGTTCATTAATACGTTTCATTATTCTCTGTATTTATTAACATAACATTCAATCTTCTTAATCTCTATTTTAGCTGTACCATCATTAATTATAAATCGTACACCTAAATATTTACCATTAATAAGATTAGATTTAAATGGTTCATACTTCTTATTAACATCGACATTGAGTTTACCAGTAAGTCTATCTATTGGATAATTAGTAACAACTTCGTTAAGAACACTACGGAAGTAATTATAGTTCCATTTACCATGTTCGTAATAAGGCTTAACAGCATCAAAAGTATTACGTTCATTTACAGTAATATCTTCTAATCTACTAATAGAAGTGTTACTAAATAACAATATCTTATTACCAGCAAAATTAATATCATTTGCTTTATATAAGTCATAACTAATGTAGTTGAGTACTTTAATAGTATCGTATTCAAGATTGAACAATACATCTACTACCATAGTATTATTATTCTCTCCTATATAGAACGGATTCTTATTGGCAGGTATCTCGAAATCTGTATATCTAAGATAACTAGACGGTTTTACAAATCCTATTTTACCTATAATGTTTTTCTTATTGAAGGAACTAATATACAAATTAGTTTTCGTATTATAAAATCCTCGACATAAATAAGTATGAATACTAATCCAAGTATTAGTAACAAAATTATAACTAATGGTGAAATCTGAAACTTCCCCCATAAAGGAGCAGATTAATCGGTTATTCTCTTTATCCATTCCCATTAATATCTTTGTATCACTAGTAAGATATTCGTCTAATATAGATTGTACTCCATCGCCTAAATCATTCAGATTCTTTTCATCAAATCTATATAATCGTTTCTTACTCCTATCTAAGAATATATAACCTGCTTCATTACATACATAAGCTTCAAAATCTTGTAGACCACCATAACCTTTTTCACTAGTAAATACTTCTTGATAATCTATATCAAAAGCATCAGGCATTAACATTTGCACATCTTTATCTTTAGTATAAAGAGTATTATCTCTATTAAAGATAAACATTGAATGTTCACAATGAGCAATAAGATAAGTACCTATACCAATAACATTAATAATGTCTCCTTTGTTTTCACTAATTATCTTATAGGCATTAGGTCTAAATATACGCCATTTATTTTCTACTGATTCATCACTAATAACATCGCTTCTACGAATAGTTTGTCTATATTCTGTAATAAAGTTAGTATATAGTAATTCATTATAATTAATAAACTTCTTACCTGCATAATCAAGATACATAGTACTTATTTCAAATGTATCATTAATAGTACTAGGCAACATATGAATCATACGAACATTCTGAACAAAAGAATTATCATCTGTATTAATAGTATAATATCTTTCATCAGGAGCAGTTTTAATTGTTTTAGCAAATAACGGATATAAAGAAAAAACATCAATCTTTATTCTACTTATAGGAGTATTACCAACTCTTTGACTATCGTAGTGTACTCTAGGGAACTTAGGATAAAGATTACTATTATCAGTAGCTTTTTTAGGTATTGGGTCATTAGCATCATAATACACACCATTACGATTAAAAGCATATACGGAACTAGTCATGAAATAATAGTTATAATTATAATAATATTGTTCATACCCATAATTATAAATATCTCCTTTTGGATTAACGTACTTAATATAGCCTAGAGGAATAAGACTTTTATTTTCTGACATATATAGATTATCACTTATATTAAGAAGAATACCTTTAACATATCCTCTACCACTTCCTATATACAATCCTAATTTTAATGACTTATTTAATACTAAATTAACAACAGCTTCTCTTCCAGCATTATTGTCATCTCTACTATCTGCCATTATAATCTTAGAACTTTTAACAGCTCTAATGTCTCCAAATTCATCATCAGGAGTAGGCATACCGTAAACATCATCACTATTATAAAAGTCAGTAAACATTGGACCTCTTTGAGCATTACCCATAGTATACCTAGATTGAGTAATAAATATATTACCTGCTCCAGCTTTCTTTAATATATTAAATTCAGGATAATAGAAACGAATATTATTAACCTGTTCATTAAAAGCAGTATTAAAATCATCATCTCTACGTACAGGAACTCCTTGACTTACTAATATAGGTTCTGTCTTTTCATAAGATATAAAATATCCTACGAAATCTTCTTTCATTGGTATATTATCAAATAAGAACTCTATTGGTTGAACATAAGTACTATCAGAAATCTTAGTTCCTCTAAACATTTTATCTCCCTTATTGTTCTTATAAAGAGCGATACCACTATCATTATATTTAGGAAATATATTACAGAATCTAACATTACTTATAGCATCAAATATATTAACTACTTCATGAGCATTAGTAGTATTTATATTTCCATACTGACTTTTATAAGAATCAAACTTAGTTTTAATATCTGATATTAAAGTATCTTCATTAATGTCCATAGTTAATGGGATACTACCTTCACTAGCAGTACCTAAACTAATAGTTTCTGAATAAGTCATATTATTAGAAATACGAATACCATCAGTTATATTACCATTAGGAAATACATAATGAATAAAAAAGTTATATACACAATAGTTGATAGCGTACTTATAAATATTTCCATAGAACTCTGTATCTTCAGGTTTAGTTTTACTATCTAATATCTTAGGAGAAGCAAAACCAAAAGCATAACTAAGATAACCTCCGGCTGGACCATCAACACGAAGTTCTTTATATTGATTACTACTACCTAATGTAAAGAACTCATTACCAGTAGAACGAACACCTCCTTCACTTATTGCTAAAGCGTCACTTCTACCAAAAGTAGGAATATCGAGAAGTAAAGCACTATAATTACTTACACCGTCCATATTGAACTTAGTATCCTTTTGGAAACAGATATATAAGTCTTTTACTATTCCTTCAAATGCTAATGTACTCTTAACACTTACTCTATCATATATGCGATATCTTTCATGTCCGCCATAATCGTAATTAGAAACTATTTTAAGATAATCAATAAAAGGTATAACTATCATAAATTCTTTTTCAGCAGTTATTATAGTTTGATTACCTTCTTCTACTGTTTCTTTAATATAACCAACTGGATATGCTTTTAAATCAGTAAAACTTTTAGTAGAACCTTTATCTCCTGATAAACTACTTATATCATAGAAATCAACAGTATAAGTTTCATTAATATTAAAATCTTCTTCTGTTGGTTCTCTATCTTCTTTCCAACGATATACAGTTTCATGAATACCTTCGATTTCATTAATTAAATCTTGAGTAGATTTATCTTCATTATTGAAAGTAACAGATATATTAGGAAATATTTCATTTACTGTATATCTAGTAGTTTCTCCATCAGCATTGGTTATTAATACAGCATCTGATTCACGTTTATAATAATCATCTCTTATATTAGTTTCTTTAATTGAAAAAATAAATTTATGTTTAGATACATCATAAGCTATTCTTATATTTTCATCAACACTCTCACCTCTAAATTTAGCAAGTTCATCAGCATTACCACCACTAGGATTAACAGTTTCATATTCTGTAATAAGAACTATTTGTGAATTAGGAAACTTAGTACGAATTTCCTGCATTACTTCAGGATAATCTACATAAGCAGTTTGAAAAGATTTTCTTAACCTTACACCAACTTCTACTGGACTACCACTAGACATATCATATCTATAATAATAATAGTCAGTAGGATTATAATGGTCATACTTTAATTTATAAGTATTTTCTCCAATAGTAACATCTCCTAAATAGAACCACATAGGTTCAACAATTTCTCTAGTATCCATATTTAAATCAAATTCTTCAATAGATACTACTTTGAAATCGTTATTAAAATCTCTTTGAATATCAGGAGCAGTATAAGGAGTACTAGTAAAGAAATCGTTAGTACGTCCATATCTTACATAAGGATGGCTTACGAACCCTAAAGACGATATAACAGAATATTCATCAGGATATACATCTGCTGGGTCATATCCTCTACTAAATTCTAATATATACCAATTCTTATCATCAGGTTTAATAACTACGGAAACTGCTGGTTCATATAGATTATTAGCATTTTGATAAGAAACATAGAACGGAGTAGAGTGACTATCATAATTACTATCTTTATAGAAAGCTCTAATAAAGTCTTGTGATGCAATCATTAGACATTTAGTACCATAACTATTCTTACCAATACGAGTAAGAAAGAACTTTCTAGTAACTTCTTTATATTCATTACCATCTCCGTAAGCACGTCCTTTAATAGTAACTACATAACCTCTACCAATATCAAAGGTTCTAGGATTATTAATTATTGAAGAACCAACACTTCTTGTTTTAGCAGAAACTTTAATAGCGTTATTACCTCTGAAATCTTTAATTCTAACTTGTATATTACTAGTATCAATAGAACTTACAAGACTATTAATATTTTCTTCTTTGTAATTTGCCACATATAATCTATTATTATAGTTACATATAGTTTTTACATTATACAAATTAAAGAAAGAACTAGTAATATCGTCAAGACTAAATGATTCATTATAAACATCGTCTATTGTTATTCTACTAGTTCCTATATTTATATCAGAAGTATTATATACTTTAGTATCTCCTTTTTGAGTATTGATTATGTAGCCTATTTGATAAGCTGTATAATTAAGACCTGAATTATCTATTTGTAATCCTAACTCAATATTTAGATTAACTTTTTCAGTACTTAAATTTGTTCTTTCTTTAAATACGAAGTTTCCTATCTTATAATTAACTGGAAGGTTACCACTACTATCGTCATAGCCGAAACTACTATCTTCAACAACGCTTTCGTTATCAAAATCATATACTAATACAGGAACTCCTATTGGAAACCAACCAGTATAATCACTTCCTTGCTTATATCTTATAAAGAAATTATATATACCTTTATATATAGAACTTCCTGATACAAGTTTCCAGTTATTAATATTTGCTTTAGGTATATTAGGAACTAATGTATATTTTATATCATTTCCTCCTTCTAAATAATTAGGTTTATTAAGATTGATTATTTTTAAAGGAACATCTTCATTAGAATTAAGTTCAGTAATAGCAACAATTAATTCATTATTTACATTATAAGTATAAGTACCTATAACTTTACCTCCTTGATAATTCCAATTAGTAATAACTTCGGTAATATCTTTAGTAGATTCTTTATATCTTCTAATCTTATTATTATTAGTAAATATAACTATTTCATCAGAACAAGAGATAACTCCGACTATCTCTTCGTTTTCTTCTAATGTTATGATTGTCTCAATAGATTGTTCATTCTGAATAGAATTACCATCACGAGAAACCATAGCATTAACAGCATGGGTCATTGAACCATTTTTAATAGATTCGTAACCTCCATCTTTATTAAGTTCTTTAACTATTTCCATTAGTCTCTAGGTCTAAATGTTGAATTATAAAAGAACGACGCCCAACCTTTATAGGCATTAGCATCTTGATTTTCATTAATAACAGAAGCTCTAGCTCTGTCACGAGAATCTCTCCATAATAAATATGGATTAACTGGCATAGCACCTTGTAGAGAATAGACTTGATGTTTAAGTCCTCTACTTAGTAGCTTCCACATACAGAACCATTCAAGTGCTTCAATAAGTTTACCGTTATTAGGAATAACGGGTATATTACAATGAAACGTATCACTATATACAGTCTTAACTGTAAGATAGGATACGGTAACAATATCAGTATCAAAGTTTAATTGGATTGCATTAGCATCCCGAAGATACACGTAATTCTTTCCTTCGTAACCTTCGGGGTCAATCTCAACAGTACGCTTACTTTCACGTTCTCTAGCTCTTTCTCTGTCTTGAACGAAATGCTCGGTAGTACCGAAAGAGCAAGAACATTTACCTTTCTTTAAGGGGGAAATCTCGCAACCCTCAACATAAACTTTAAAAGCATTCATACAACATGGGAAATAAGCAACTCTATCAACAACATTAATAGTAGTTTCTTTTTCTTCATATTGAAGAATACCCATTTCGTTCATAGCATCTATACACCAAGCACCCACTCTAGGTATATAATCACTATTCATAATATTGAAATCATTATCAAGTCTTGCGATAATAGTTTCTACGGAAGATAGCTCTTTGTTCATTATTTCTAATATATTTTATAGTGTAACTTGGGTCAAACTTATTAATTAAAGAAAGACGATTATTAATATCAGTATCGACATTAATAATATCTTCAACAGTCTTACATTCAGATAGTATATCATCGTTACTACGTTTCATGTGAAGATTTGTTCCATAGAATTTAAATAATGGTCTATTCTTAATTGTACCATCAATCATAAGTAACTTACAATAATAAGGATTATCAAGATACTCCACATATTTAATTCCTTCGTATTTCTCACCTCTTAGTAAGGCTGCTGCATGGTCTTTCTTATTATAAGGAATAAGTCCTTGTGCAAGAAGATTTCTTTTGTTTAGTTCTGTTTTATAATAGTCAATTACTTTTTTGAACTTAACAACTTTTCCATCAGCAGTGGTAAAACTATCTCTAACTATAACTCTTTCTATGATAAGACAACCAAGTCTCTTTTCAAACTTATAAACTTTTCCTCTTAGAACTTCTTTAGATACTTCTCTAAAGAATAACTTGCAATAGGCTTCGTATTGAGGACGAGTAATGTTCTTACGATGTTTAATTCTCTGCTGTCTTATCTCATATTCTTTTATTTTACGAAGTACTCTAAAGTATTGTTTTAAGTTACGATATATATTACCGTATCTTAATTGTTTAGAAGAATCGAATTTAACGAACTTAGCATCTATTGCTGTCTCCATCTTTCTATCAACATCTAGTTCGTCAGTATTCCATTCCCAATAGTTATAGACACATACATCAAATATAGCTTCAATAGCATTTCTATTCTGTTCAATAGAATATTTGATTTTATATAATAAAGATTTGTATCTAGCTATTTTTTCGGACACGAGAACATAATCCTCTTCGGCTGTCTTTATAAAACTAGTATACATATTTCTGTGGTCGTATCTTTCACCGCTAGCCATAATTATACTTCTATTTGTTGTTTATTTATATCATCCTTAACTGGGACTTCATTAGTTACTCTCTCTACATTAAGTAGATTACGTTTATAGATTACATCTTTGATTCGTTCTACCATATCTTCGGGAATGATAAACTCATCATCATTATCGAAGTTAGATTCAATTCTTTCTGTTGTTTCAACAGGTATTTCATTAGGTATTTCAAAAGGCGATTCAATAACAATATGTCCTAGCGGTTCAATTAAATGATTACCATTGCTATTAACATATAGATAACCATTGATATAATCATAACTTAGACTAGTACACATTCCTGGCAATGCTTTATAAAATTGAGCATTTGCTTCTTTAATAAACGGAATAGCCATATTATCATAACCAACAGTACGAACACTAACAAAAGGAAGATTATTATCAAGACGAACTGGTCTAGGTATTCTAGTCTTGCTTCTTTTAACTTTATACTTCGTACTTACAAGACTTTGAAATATATCTCCGTCAGGAACATTAATAAGACTTATCCTATATCTCTGCATTAATATCTTATCGACATTAGCATGACGCTCATAAGTCTGTCTTATCTGTTCATTGAATGTATGAATAACCGCACTACGAATAGTTTGTCTCGTAGTAAAGTTATTAGGCTGATGAATAGCATGAGCTATTTCAGATACAATTTGATTTAATGAAGCCATATTACTTTTGTTTTTGAATTAGTATTATAACAAATATAGTTATTATATTGGTATTAACAAGACTTTTATTAATAATTTTGATTCAGCACTATTATCTAGCTTACTATCTAGCTTACAAGCGTTCGCATTGTAAACATTTTTATACACGTGACGCATTTTAAGGCTCGTGGTGGCACGCAATACTGTCGGATAATAGTAAGTTAAGGAAAGGTACTAAAGTCCTATGGTGAGCTTCTATGAAAGCGTAGGAAGGTGGGACATACTTTTTATTCCCCCATAAAGGAGCGTGTATACTGAAAGAGCCGACTATCTCTAGTCGACTCTCACTTGTTAATCTTACTAATAGTACTTACTTTGGATATTGATTAGGTTCATTATCTTCAAGTTCTATAAACTTTCGATAGTCTATATTGAAGAACGCCAATATTGGCTTCATAATCCAGCTCCAAAATACGAAGCTAAGAATAATAGAATTAAGTACTACCTTAACATCACCTAACTTTAATGAGAAGTATATTATTCCCATTAATACAGCACATACAAGAGTTATCACTCTTTTATTCCAAGTACTTACTACTTTATCTCCATTAAGTTTGTCAACTAGTTTAATTACTAGATATGCTAGCACATTTACACAGATTACAAACGCAAAATCAAAACTAGTAGCCGTAGTACGTAGAATCTCACTAAGTATATTCCCGAAGTCCATATTACAGCAAGAATAACAAAGTACCAAGAATAATAGTTAACAATACACCTCCTACTCTTATGTAGGTAACAACTTTTGCAGGAAGAACACTAGTAGCTTCTTTCCATACAAATGCTATAATAGTAATGGCTATTACAGCAACAAACAACACTTTCATTAAGATTCCCATAAGCATTAAGTTTTATATTACACGGCAAATATAAAACTTTATTTTAAAAAGAAAAGAGAGACTACTATTATTTAGTAATCTCTCTTTAGGAATATAACAGAACTTGTATTACTTTAATTCATTAAAGTATTTCCAGAGTTTATCTTCTCCGAAGTCTACATCATCGAACCAAAAGCTGATAGCACTCTCGAATATCATATCGTCAAAGTTTCCTTTTCCGAACCACTTCTCGAATAATTCACAGTAGTCGTGATATTGAGCATTAATAGCTACATAAACATCAGCAACTTCTACTTCATCTTCTAGTTTATCTTTGAATTTACTACAAACTTCGTGAGCTTTCTGCATATCGTATTTCTCACCGATATATTTCTTACCGTCTTTGACATGGTACATTTCATCAACAGTACGTTTAGCTTCCTGTTTATTAAAATGTTCATCACCATAATCATTATAACGTTCGTTTCCATCTACTCCAAGCATTTGCATAAGAAGCATACGTTCTTCTTCATCGTAGCCATGACTTCCATCATAACCTCGACTTTCATCATATCTATGACGTTCACCGTAGCCTCTTTGTTCATCCCTGTCGTAGTTGTCGTAAGTCTTATATCCAATACGATTCATCATTCCTCTTCCACGTCCGCCACGACCACTTCTTCCGCGACCGCCACGAGCAAGGAAATCATTAATTCGTTCGTACATTTCGTCTCTCCGAGAACGAGCACGAACATCTTGGTCTGTCTCGTATGGTACTTCTCTCATAATAATATTACTTAGTTAATAGTTGTCTGAATGTTTCCAAATCAGACTGGTTAAACATAATTCCTTTATTAATAAAAGGAATAGAAAGAGTTATGTTACCGTTAGAGATGTTACCATTACCAAGCATAGGAACATTGAAATCAAAGTTAGGTATAGATTTGATTATTTCCATCTCTTCGTCAACAATACCTTCAATATCAATTTTACCGTCTTTAGCAATAGCGTTAATAAACTTATCAAAACTATTAATGTTATTAATAATTGCACGTTTAGCTAAAGGCTTAACTAACTTAATAGCTGGATTAGATTCGCCAAGAATATCTATCTGATTAACAATGTAATCTTGCAGCTTTTGTTTTACTACACTTACTTCTACCATTACTTCATAGTTTTAATAAATTCATCATAAGTAAGAGAAGGATTCTTTGCACTAGCTTCTTTAAAAGCATTGAACAATTGCATCTCTCTTTGTGACATCTCGATTATACTAGTCTTTAGATTCTTAACTAACTTTAGTTGATTATCTAAAAGAGCTTTGCCTTCCGGACTATTCTCAATATTAGCTCTTACTAAATTAAGAACTTCTGCTTGAACCATAGATTGAAGATTATTATAGTTAGCTACATATTCTTCATTAGTAGCAAGCATACTTCTTTGTTCATTAGTAAGAGGTTCAATCTCTGCATCAATCAAGTCCCAAACACTTACTTTAGCAGTTTGTTGAGGACTAACTTGTTGCAAAGTTTGTTGTCCATTAGCAGCTTGTTGAATCTGTCTTTGCCTAGCTTCAATAAGTCGCTTCTGTTCTTCTAAATATTGGATTTGGTCTGTAAGACTTCCAGTATTTAATAGAGGGTCTGCTCCTCCCAGTATAACTTGATTAATAGGTAACATAACTTATTCTTTAATTGATTAGTAATATTATGTAGCAGGAGTACTAGCAGTTTGAGTAAATCCGCACGGTAGACAACCATTGGCATTTCTACCAACAAGACCTGTTGTAGTAGGCTCATTAGGTAGACAAGTAACACCATAGATAACATTACAAGTCTTTTTATCGACATAATTGATACCTGCGGTGAACGCTCTCTCGATTTCGCACTGGATAAGTTTATCCTGATAAGGACGAATAGCAGCACTAACAGCAACTTGCGTTTTAAGTTCACTAATCTCTGCTTTGAGAGAATCGTAGTTATCACGGTTTCCCTTGTACAGCAAGAAGTCTGCATCAATCTGTGACTTATACAAACCGAACATTTCACCATCTATTACCTGACGGTCTTGGAAGCGTTGGTTCTGTTGAGTTAAAGCCCACTGATATAAACCACCCTGCAAAGCAAGAGTATCCTCACAAGATTTACTCCATGCTTGGAAAGCAGTAGGAGCACTGGCACTTCCCATTCCAGCACCAACTACATTAATGTTTGTAGAACCATCTCCCATAAGACCTGCACCAGTTCCGAGAACACCAGCAGAACGACGATTACCAAATAAAGCCCAAGCTCCAAGAGCAGTACCGATAATACCAAGCGTAAGACCTGCATTAGCTTTACCGTTAACATCACGGCGACCATAACCGTCCATCCCTGCACCATTATAACCTTCGGGAACGACTTTAACTTTTTCAATTACTTGCATAATAAATAAGGTTTAGATTAATAAATTAAGAATATCTTATAGCAGCTACTATACACTCATAACAAAGAATAATATAAGAAGTTCGACCATTAATCTATTTTAGCTATAAATAATAATTTTATTAAAGTTAGGTATTGTATGAACAAAATAAAAGCCCTACTTGTTATAAGCAGGGCTTAGAGTTAAGCAATAAAAGTAATGTCATTCCTCTATGGGGGAATCTTCTATTACCTCATCTTCTTTAGGATTCCATTCAGGACTTGACAATAAAGTAGCAAGTGCTTTATTAGAATAAGTTTCATAAGGATATTCAATACTAATAATTTCCAATCCTTCTTCATCAGTAGTAACTATTCTAGTTACTTTTTCAGGAAACACCTTTTCATAATGTTGGCACTTCATTAATACTTTGTCTTTACTAACATTACTACGAGGAACTAAATTAAGTTCATCAATCTTTGCTGACTTCTCTTTATCTATATCAGCAACAGGAAATACAATGTAATCAATCATAATCTTTAAATATTAAATATTAAACTTAATGTATACATAACTACTGCAATTATAGCAAGTATTATATAAACTACTTTAAGTAGTTTATAAGGCATTATTTTCATTTATTCATTTTTTATAAATATCGGGTTAGTTAAATCAATTATCTCGTCTTTCTCCATTCTGTATTGCCTTCTATTCCTACGTACTCATTCAGCTGTTTAATCTTATCATCTGTTGAGATGTTGTCGAAGAGCATGAAGTCGTAGAGAGCCATTTGAGAGAAGTAAACCTTATGAGTAGTATCACTACCAATAGTAGGAGACATAGTTTCCTCTTTATTCGCTAATTGATTTATAATAGTTATATTATGTGTAATTTTATATAATTGAGGACAAACTATATTTGTATTTAAAATTCCGTCAATATAGGTTTTTCCATCTGTGTTTCTACTATTATAAGCAATACTACTATTTGAATTAACATTTAAAATAGCAAAGGCATCTATTGAGCTTCCGTTTTTTCTTTGGTCATATAATAATCCTGTTCTATTTTGCCAATTCACCTTCATCAACACTTGTTTGCCACCGACCGTAGTAGGAATAGTAACAAAGTCGTCTACGCCATCTAAACAGTATGCACCTTCGTATTCACCGATTTGCTCGATAACAAGATTAGACCAATCAAGATTAGGACTTTGAACAACAAATCCATGCTCTTCTTCTGTATTAGTTCTTGCAGGTAATTCATTTATTCCATTTACTAGATTTAACCAAACTCCTCCTGTATATGTAAGCATGCCAGTTTCAGGTATTCCAGATACTTTAACCTTATAAGCTGGAGAAGGATTGTTAGTTATTCCTAACCAAAATCCTTGATTATAATTAAAAGACTTATCAAGATATATTTTACTATCGGTTCTTACTATACCTTTAATTCCATCATCTTTCAAGGTAGTAAAATCAACTAAATAACCATTAACTCCACTATTAAGTTTGTAAGCAGAATTATTTATCTTACTGTGATTACCGTGTCCACTAATATCGGGAATGTGACCTAGAATCTTGTAACTAGAGTTAGGTATTCTCAATAGTCTAGGAGATAGGATACATTTAGGTTCGTTATCATCGAGAAGGTAAGTTGCAGTAGTTTTAAATACCATTTGTTTTTCAACAATATGAGTACTACTAGTAACAACTTTGCCATTCAAGGTTAATCCATTAATAGAATACAATCCATTTAATAGATTACTTTCAGGATCGGCAATACTACCTATTCTAGTAATAGTAGAACCTACTCTAAATTTACCTCCCCAAGATACTTCATTACCATTTTCATCATTAAATCTCAATAGAACTGGATATGGCTGCACAATGTCCTCGTATCTGATGTACTCGTCAATAGTGATGTTTATCTTTTGAGGGGATTTAGAAGTTATATAACTATATATATTATATCCCGGATTTGACGGTCTTTTCTCAACAATTATACCTGATAATTGAGGGCTTACAACTTCTTTAAGTTCACTAGCATCATTATCAAAAGTAATTTGAAAAGCTAATTTTGCTCCGATAACAATGTAATCACCTACCTTTATTGACTTCCAAGTATTAGTACTATCTATTTGATAATATGTTATCTTATAATTAGCATTAGCTTTAATAACAGGTCTAAATTCAACCATATTTGGATACAGCGTACCCAGCTTGTGCTTCTTCAACTGACGCTCTATCAAGAACTCGGACATACTATAAGGGAAGAGCATTAAAGACCAAAGACATATAGCAGAATATTGTACTCCATTACCAAATTTACCTAATGTAATACCATTCCCTGTGGAGATTGCATTTCCCTTAGGTATAACATATCCCATATATGAATAAGTAGACTGATATACTATCTTTTTATTTATATCTAGTGGAATATCAGTAGTACGTGATGCACCATAACTAAATGATATAGCATTAGAACCAGTATTCCAATGTTCTACTATAAATGGAGTTTGATCTTCAACTATATTAGAACTTATTAAAGGCACTTGATTATTAATAAGATTATTATATGCTCTATCAATAACCACAGTGTAATCCTTCAATCCCAAATCACCTACAAACTGACCATAATCAACTACTCCGTCTGATTGCAAGCCTCCTTCTTCGTTAATACCACTTTCTGGAGTTCTAGCATAATTATATAACGTCATATCACGTCCATTACCACTAAAGTCTTTAAGATACCAATCTTCATCGGGAGTATCGTTAGTAAGACCTTGCTTCTTCACATTGTAGTAAATATCAGGTTTAACATACTTGTCCAAGTTGTAGTAGGCTATTACTTGATTAATTTCGTCAGTGGTCAATGCTCGTTTGGCGATGAAAGTCCAGTACCAAGCAACAGAGGAAACTTCCGTAGGGCTACCGTCCTTGATATAACCAGCGACACTATAATTAATATCACTATAATTAGTTATATTATAACCCATTGCTTCGTAATCAGCCTTATCACCAAGTATATTGTTGATTAGATTACTTGCTCCCACCTCTGTATTACCTTTAGATATCTTATATCCATAGATACCTGTTTTACCGGAAGTCTTAACATTGGTTCTACTCCATATAGAACCTTCTCTTATATAATTAGTAAATCCATAGCTATCAGGGACTGGTGATATCTGGTGAATCATGGACACCACCGTTAGCTCCTTGCTTCCGTCCAGCATCTCGGATACAGGATTCTGACTGACAATCATGTCGTTGACTCCGTCAGTAACAAAGGAACCCTCATTTTCTGGAATTTGCTCAATAACTAATTTAGACCAGTCAACATTGGGAGTTTGAGCAACAAATCCGTGAATTTCTTCTGTATTAGTTCTTGCAGGTAACTCATTTATTCCATTTATAAGATTTATCCAACTTCCGCCAGTATAATTAAGAACCCCGTCCTTAGGTATTCCAGAAACTCTAACTTTATACGTAAGAGAAGGAGAATTAGTATAGCCTAACCAAAATCCTTTATCATAATCAAAAGATTCATCAATATATATCTTACTAGAGGTACGAACAATGCCCTTAGTACCATAATCTTTCATGGTACTAAAATCTTCAGCATACTTACCGAAGCCACTATTTAACTTATACGCAGCATTAAATATCTCAAAATCCCCTCCCCTGCCAGGAAGTTTGTTCTTGATGATATTGCGGTCGGGATCAGTGTTGCTCTTGCCGTCAGCTATCCATACACCTGCCAAGGAAGACAATACATCGGGAGATATGTAGGGACGGTCGGTAGCGGAAGAAGCTCCCGGAACTCCCAACTTAATCGCATTGATGCGGATAGGATCAAGCCCTATCGCATCAAGCCTAATCGGATTTAATCCTATCGCTCCCATTACTCTTCTGATTCAAAATATTGGGCCTTGACCGGCTGCGTCTCACATTCAATCTTGATGTATTGTCCGGGGATAATCCCGACAATCGGACGGGCGAACTTCTTATCGTAATTTCTGCTCTCTACAACAGAGAAGTTTTCTCCGTCATAGCTTATATACACCCAAAGCTTACCTCCTTTTTCAAATGTGATCTGCAATCCTATTTCTGCCGAATTTACTTGTACAGTATCACTTATATAATTACGTTCGCCTTTAGCAAAGGTTATATCTGTTAATGCCATGATTGTTCCTCCTATTGATTAAAATTTATAATAAATCCCAACCGGCTTCTATGTCGCCCATGACAGCCGGAACGCCATTCTCAACCTGAGATATAGCAGAAGCGAAAGCACACATTGTTGCTTTATCCTCTATATCGGGAACGTAGCTATTAGGGACCTGCATTTCATTACATACACGGTTAATATATCCGGAAGTATTGTTTTCGTTTTCCGGAGCCCACCGCCGGATAAAGTCTGTAATTGTATGGCAACCGTGTCTTTTCCGGTAATTCTGCAATGTGCGAATAAGGGCACGGTAACCCCATTTCATTTCCTTAAACTGAAAGAATGACTTATCTTCCTGTTTTTCTCTCAATCCCTGCCATTTATCCTTTGTGATCCGGATATTGCCCGGGTTATTATTTCTTAAGCCTCTTGGTAAACTCATATTTCTTCCCTCCTATAATATCAATGTTAATACTCCCAACGCCAGACCCACGCAATCACAGATGATGTCTTTAATTGAGAACTCTGTTTTCTTGCAATACTTATCGTATATCTCCTTCAAGATGAAGATCACGACGGTTATAATGATTGCTGGCCATAAAGGCGTAAACTTTGATAGATACATTACCAAGTTCTGGCACACTATAATGTGAGCCATGCCGTCTATTCCGATCTTGGAAAGAAGCTTTCCGGCTAATGCACTGATTTTATTTATCATATTCATTTCCTATTTTATTCTACTATTCCCTGTTTTTCTTTTACGTTTCTTGGGTTTGTTTACCGCAAATGCATAGAGTATGATAAAAAGCAAAAAGGGAAAGACGCAAATAATAGTGTATAAATTCATACTTTATTCTCCTTTTCTATAATTTCCTTCACATCCTCTTTATCAACCTTAAATACCTTCTTACCAAATACACCCAAAGCCCCGATAATATTGATGTTAATCCCCTTTGGCTTCAGTATATTCCCAACGATTGAGCATCCCTCTATGAAGCACACCAATAAGCAGGAATACACATCTATAGGATATTCGCTATGACTCGCTACGGTAATCATACAGACCATACAGACGAATGCGAAGTAAGTAACCATTTTCCCCATGGTCGCACGAATTGCGCGAGAGAATCTTACTTTATCACCCATTAGCATGCTTTTCCTTACTCCGAACAGGAGATCACAGAGAATTACCGCACACGTAACAATCAGCCATGGAATCATATTTTGCAATGATTCGGCAACAAACGCTCCGGCTATTGCGGCGAAACTGCCAGTAGTGGTATGGATTATCGCTTCTTTCATATTAGACAAGTCAGATAAACGGTTAACAACGAAATTACCTCTATCCAGAACATAGGTTTCCTTTTGACAAGAGTCGCAATGAAGTTACCCGTCCAGTTCTCACTTATCGCAATAGCCAGATATGCAATAAATCCCACCCATAAGAAAAGCCAATACCAGGCATTACAACCTACCCATATTTGTGAGAAGATTAAAGACATGGCAGCACCGATACTATGAGGGACTTTTTGCTCGGTTTTAAAGTTGGGAGACACACCTAGCACTCCCATTCCGACAACAGAAAGGAATACAAGAAATTGGCTGTTCTCGGAACTGGCTTCCAATGCAGCCGGAAGAAGCAATTCGCCGGAACCGACCATGCAAAGAGTAAACCAAAACTTATGCGTCAGGGCGTAGTAGGTATCACTAATTGAATAAGGGATTTCTTTACCCTTCTTTATCATCGCGAAGACATACCCAGCGATGAGGATGAATGACATTAATACTAGTAGAATCATAGGTTTATCTGTTTTTTTAAGTTATTGATTTACTTTTGAAAGTGCTTCGTTGACAGCCATTCGATCAATTACACGAGTAAATAGCTGTGTATACTTTTTTAGAGATTCCGCTTGTTCAGGCGATATATCAACTTCTCCTTCTCGGTGTATATCTTGTGCAAGATTAAATTCTCCAAGATCACCTGTATTTTGAAAAATCGCATTTCCAAATGATTTAGATACATCGATGGTACTCTTATTCCCTTCGAGATCCACTAGTTCAATTTTTCTAAAATCTATTTTCATTGTTACAATTATCTATCAAGAAACAGGTTATTAACGTAATATGGTGGGGAAGTCTTAGCAATATCAGCTGTCACAAATATTGCGTACTTCCAAGGTTCAATAGTATAAGTTAGAGAATTAGGCTGATTATATACCACTCTTTTAGGATAATCAGAACTATTAACGACCGTTATTTTTTTGAACGTTGCAGAATCGCAAATACGCAAAACATAATTTCCATTTCCTTCCATAACAATGCAATCTATAGGTTGTCCCGATTGAGGATATCTATCTACATTATTATCTGATCCATGACCATAGATGTGAACATAAAAATTCCAATCATTATTAGCATAAACTTTAATTGTAGTCATTACCCTATGCCCGAATTCCCCTCTGCACCACAAATCAGATGTGTAAAATCTCCATGAGCGACCTTCCACAGAATTATACCCTTGTTGATATAAATCCCCAGAAATCCAAGTCTTTGAAAAATCAATATTAAACGAAGAGGAAACATTATCTCCAGAGCCTTCTGTATTAAAAGAAATCTTGCCTTGTATCTTGCCTGCATTATCAATAGCTTGTAATTCTTTGAAAGTGCCCGTTGCCCCTTTTAATTTTGTCACTTCAAGAGTATCAACGTTAATAAACTCCGTCTTTATCTTCCCGGCTTCTATGAAAGTCTTTCCGCCTACGGTCATTCCCCCACTTTCAGGAAGAGATATTTTTCCGTCAGCAGTTAACTCAACACCTGTCTGATTATGCTTGATAGAGCCTTCAGTCATTAACCAACCCTTTGTCTTCTCCAGATTACCCACAAATATCCCCGAAGTACCGAGCACATCAATAGTTGCGTTCTGAGCCAAAAGGACGTTGGTAGCTACGTTCACAAATTCACTGAATTCTTCCCACTTCGTTGAATCGAAAGAAGAAGTAGATGTATGAGTAATCTTACAGAGTTTGTTCTGGCCGTTATAGATTACAGTATCTATAAATGCATCATTATGATAATACTCAGTATTTGGTGCCCATACTCCACGCGGGCGGAGCATTGCACCGGGTAGGCCTGTTTGTCCTTGGCTTCCAGTAATACAAACCGGATCGCTTTCCCATGTAGAATTGTCCGTATAAGTGACCTTGGTCTTAGACCATAAGTATTTTCCGTTTTGCCATGTCGGAGGTGTTGTACTCCAAGAACCACCAACCAAGGAACTGGAAGAAGTCGAAAGGTAGTATAAGATACCAAATGATTTCACTCCTTTACCGTCGTTCCCGCTAGGTCCCTTTCCGCCTGTCACGCATACGGGTTTAGTTTCCGTATAAGAATTGTCTGTATAAGTTATAACAGAACGTGTCCAAATATATTTACCGTCCTTCCATGCCGGAACAGTAGTAGACCATGAGCCACCCGTAGTGGTACTATATGATGTAGACAAATAGTATTGCTCGGAAACACTCTTAACGCCAATTCCCGTAGCCCCCTTACCACCCGTAACACATATCGGATCGGTTGTCGTTGATGCGCTATCTGTATATGTTATTACTGACCTAGTCCAGATATATTTCCCATTTTCCCATGTCGGAGGTGTTGTACTCCAAGAGCCACCAACCAAGGAATTAGAAGAAGTAGATAGATAATACTCTTCGACAATGCTTGATACTCCCCTACCATTATCTCCAGTACTACCTTTACCCCCGGTGATACAAGCGGGATTGGTTTCAATAGACGAACCGTCTGTATAGACCACTTTGGTTTTACTCCAAATGTATTTCCCATCTACCCAAGTTGGTGAGTTCGTAGACCATGAACCACCGGAAAGGGAGGTTGAAGAACTGGAAAGATAATAAAGAACATCAACGCTCTGTACACCTTTACCGTCCTTTCCAGGCTCTCCTTGTTCCCCTTGCTCACCCTTTATCTTAGACCATTTGTAATCAGAGAATACATTACTGTCATTTTTCTCAAAGTCGGTATACTGCCCAATCCATTCCCCTGAAGTTTCCCCATTATTGTCTGTAAACGTTTGGCCGTCATTTGAATACTTAATATGCAAGTATGAAGTCTTTCCATCTTCGCCATTAACACCGGGAATCCCTTGTTCACCTGTTGCACCCTGTAATCCTTCAAATCTGGCCCATGTATACTTGGAGGGATCATTACTATCCTCCTTAGTAAAGTCTACATAAGTACCGATGAACACATCTGGCGTTTCTGTCATTTGAGAAGCCGTAGGATTCTGGACGGGAGAATATTTTATATGAAAATATGAGGTTAGTCCGTTTTCTCCGTCTTTACCGGGAATTCCGTCCTGTCCGGCTGGGCCTTGCAAACCTTGTAATCCTTGCGGTCCACGCTCACCCTGCGGTCCTTGAGGACCTTCGGGACCGGCTGGGCCTTGTGCTCCCTGTTCCCCTTTAGAGGTATACTTCAGCCAGTCGGTAGAAGAATCTGACGGCTCTTGCATAGTCGTAGATTCAATGCAAATCCATGTACTGCCGTTATGAGTCACTTCATCGTAGTACCAGTATGTGCCGGATTTCCATTCACCCTTGAATGCCGGAACGGGAACCTCAGTCACACCGTCACTGGATATCTGCCTGATAGTTCCAGTCATATAGACTCTATTGAGATATGCGCTATGACCGGACATATCAATGCCAAACAGCTTCAGGTTAGATAAGTCGCCTAACTGCATGGCTATCATGTCCTTCGTTATTTCCCAGTTATTAACACCCTTAAGGAAGCGGATATAATTCTGTGTAGAGTAACATGACTTCTGGCGCTCAGCGTTAGTGAAATTACCGTATGCGACAAAATGCATCGCCTTACAAGGATTGAAAGTATATCCACTACGGAGGACGTATTTAAAAGAAGAGTTATCTATCTTTTCTGTAATCCGAAAATACGCAGTTTGGAAACCGGTATCGTTATTGAATACTCCCTTACAGATATCATCAACCTCTACTTGTGATACCTCCCCGGGTTCCAGCTTTAAATGAACGGTCTTGTTCGCTGCATCCACTGATTCAATGATACCACCGCCGGGAGCATTCCATTCTTCACCGGATACAATAGACACACGGTTATACCGCAACTCCGGTACTTCCAAGAAATCACGCAGCCGCAAAGACTTTGCGTCAATATGGCCTTCGGGAGTAATCAGCCAGCCTAGGAGGTTCTGCACGTAGTCTTTTGATGATATTTCCTTTGAGAAAGTTGCGTCTTCGGCTATCAATTTCTGAATAACAGCCTTGATCTTAACATTAATACCGGCAAGGAAAGTTATCAACCCTCTAGCTTCATCATCCTCTATCTTGCTAAGATATTTGTTCCCGGATTCTTCTTCCATAATAATTGGAGATAATCGATAATGCTTTCTACCGTCTTCTTCAGATATAGCATCATCCTTCACCAGTTTATACACGCCTTCGCCTATTTCGACAGAAATAATCTGACCGGCATACGGGAAATACTCTTCCGCGTCCGTATTGCGGGCATACGATGTCGCATCCTCCAATGTCTTGAAGGTTTCAGTGGAATCAATAGGTCTTCCCGTTGTTCTTTTATATTGTAATGCAAAACTACTTCCGTTTATCTTCACCATAATCTTATGCAGTTTTAAAAGTGAAAGTATCAGGGTCATTCAATCCGGGTGTCTGAATAACCCACATCTTATAACTAATAGCGGCACTTCCATTAACTCCTTCTACGGAAATATCCACCGGACCGGTAGTAATACCCGTATCTTCTATGAAGTTACCCGGGTAAGCTGTCAATGTCAATTCCTTGATCACATCTGCTGGAATACATACAGCAATCGTTTTCCATTTATCTACAGAGAACTTATATGTGCCCGGACCCTTATAAAGTCCACTTGTTCCTAATGCACGTACTTCAGCAGAAGTGGCGGGAACAGAAGAACATATGCCGGCAAACCATTTACGGCGGACATTTACACTGATCTTATCAGTCAAGGTTGCTTCCGGAGTTTTCCCATCTTCACTTGCAGAATATACCACCGTAGCCGTATATGTTTCGTTTTTTACATATTGCCCTTCTAATATTCTAGTTGCCGTCTGTATGCCATTGGATTCAGGAGAAAATTCCATAACATTTTCTTCATCTCCGTCATAATACGCCTTTACGATCGCTCCCTGACTACCTTTATTGGAGGTATAAGTTATCATCCCCTTGCTTGTTCCATACTCAACGTCGTTAGGAGTTGAGAGACGGGAAACCAAGGAAGCGCTATTGACGCCACTAAATATTGCAATAAATATTTCTTCGTAAGACATTCCCTTTTGAAGAACCTTTCCCGGCTTTACATACCCTACCTGAGGAGAAGATACCGTAATATCCTGGCCTAACGAGCCCTCACCTCCTATTTCCTTTACGTTTCCCTTATCTGTTCGAACTACAATTCGCGGAGATGAATCTTCATCATGTATATATATCTCACCTCTATTTAACCCTTCCAAAGAACGATCTTCTGTCGGATCAACAGGTGCGGCAGGAGGATATACAGGTGCCCCTTTCTCATCCACCTCATTTCCATGCCATAATATTTTAGATATATTCTTTTTCATCATACCTCTATTTTGTTAGTATTAACAAAAGCAACTTTCGTTTCGTCATACTGAAGCATCTCACCATTCCTAGGATTGTCAACATTAAATCCGACAAGATTAATAGCGGAAGATTTTCCAGGTACTCCTCCAACTCCGGAAATTTCATTTTCCAATGGTTCCAAGATAATAGACACGGAAAACATCTGTCCGTCTTCCGATACTGGAGACATCTCAGGAGTAGAGTTTCCTGAACGTACATATCCTTTTCCGTTAATTCTGAAGTCGGACACACATAAGATTTTATTGATAAACTGAGCGAACCAATAGGGAATACCGGATGCATTTCCGCATGTTAGGGAAAAGGCATCATAAGGAATAGAGTACAATTCTATTATCTCTTGCTTCTGGTTTCTAAATTGCTCATTTTCTATCTTAGGCGAAAATCCTCCCGGTTTAAAACCGGCTTCCAGCCTGAAATTAAATACCTGTTGTGCATCATCGATCCAGAAAATGTTATCAAACGGAGAATTATTATCCTTATGAGAGTAAGAAATAAGAGATGTCTCTTCAAGCATCAGGCTATCAGAGCAAACAGCAAAAGGCTCGCTTAAGACATAGAAATTTCCGGATGCATCCACAACTTCTATTTTGTAAACCGAATCCGATAACCCGGTTATATTAGAATAGTACATCTTAGTACTATCATTGACTTCATATTCTAATAGGCTGATACTGCTTTGAGTCCCGGCTATCAAATTCCTAAGATATGCCCTTACAGTATGGGAAGAATCATTTGAAAAGATTTGAATCAGAACGTTATCATTAGTATGAAAACGTTGAATATAGTCTATGTCCTGTTGGAATTTATTCTTTATAGGATTAAAGAACAATGGACAGATGTCTCCTATTTTAATCATACGGTCTTTTCGTTCTTAAGTGGGTAACAGTGCCACATGACACTTCACTGCAAATATACCAATAATCTCAAAAATAGCAAAAGATTTTCCTTTTTATTGCATATAAGCAACAGAAGGCACTTTAACAATCCTCTTATTGTTCTAACTCTTCACTTCTTTTACGATCAGCGTATATGTAGCGGCCTTCTCCTTTGCGACATTCAATGACATCTTCTTTATATACCCGGTTATCATTTCACCCTTATTGCTAAATGACACCAAACCGGTTAAATCGTTAGGAGTAGACATATCGCTAGTTTTTACCTCTACCTCTGATACTGTAAACAAACGTCCGGATGTCGGGAAATCGTCGGTTTCTTTCACACCATTGATAGCAACATCACTATTTCCGTCAGAAGATGTAAACTTAAGCATTCCGGTACAAGATCCTATATATTTTTTGTTCGCATTCAGCATAAAACGTGGCGAATATTGGAAATTAAACATAGTCTCAGGACTTAGTAACCCGGAAAGCTGGGAAGGTGTATATGCCCTATACAATTTGAGATTCACCCCGTCTTGATCGCAACTTACAAAGAATACATCATTATCACTGTCGTTATCCGTAGTATCCTCGCCTCTTTTCTGAACCAGAAACTCTATTCCGTAGGCATCTGCCCTATACGGACTTATCAGAGACAAGGTATTCTCCCGCAAGTTAAGCCCGGTAGAAAATTCATTGGTAAACCGGAACTCATCACGGCCGTTAACACTGTCATAATCTTCTTTGTCATAACCAACCTTTACAGAAGAATATATTAAAGAGTCATTCACGGAGAACTCATAATCGTTTATTTCTGTTCCTAAATCTTTAACTACCGTTGAAGTGAACAGTTTATCACGATGCATGAAGGTCACAGTGTTTTCATTTATAACAGGTACATAACCAAACTCGGCCTCCATCCAATCGCAGAATTTTTTATAAGAAGTATATAGTTTTGCATTCGGAAGGCCACGGGCACTTTCCGCCGCCATGATATAGGAAGTAGAAAGCCTATCCATGCTCATACGAGGATCATAATCATCAATAAGTCCGGAATACGTTTCGGTACTATCGGTCATGCTATCCAGCAATTTTCCAAGAACTGTAATAGGCGAGATTACATCTATGTTTACAGTGTTAATTCTAGACATAAAGCTTATTCCCAATGAAAAGTTAGGGAAAACTACGTCAACGTTATTCGTTATAGGAGCACCGAAAGTCAACTCCATCATAAAATAGACCTTTTGCCCTTTTATCAAATCAATTGGTATAATTTCATTGATATATTTGTAAAATCCGTCACTATAATGCGACCACACGTCTTCGATAGCCCCACCAGAGTCTTTCTTGAAGACCCGAAGCTTAATACTATTAACTACTCCTTGATATATGTGTACATAATAGTCTGTTGTAAAATTAAAATCAACATGAACATCTGCTAAGGCTTCGGCAAAAGGTACTCCCTCCTCCAAACTATTTCCAGTAAATTGCGCGTCACTAAAAATTATAGGGGAATCCAGAGAAGGAAGTTCGCTATTGCTTAATTTATATATAGGAATTGTATATGCATTAGTACCACTTGAAATACTTGTTATATTAACATACTGAACACCGTCCGATTCATAAGTATTCCCTCCTAATACATATTTAGCCTCATATTGAAACTTCAAGCCATCATAATTCAAACTTCTGGTATAAAGATCGGCTACCGGATATTCATACAGAATATTCCTTTTTGCCTTGATGATAGCAGCGAGATTATCGTCAACCGCATTGATAGAGACAACCATACCGTCTTCCGAATAAGTTCCAAAATCCAATGTGCAATGAAATATCTTATCCCAATTCCAGCTATTATTCCTTTTATAGAAAGCAATGCCGGCTTTAGAAGAAAGATAGTTTTTTGTAAACTCCTCCTTTAAAAGCTCGTAGGAGCGATTGACAAATTCGAATTTTGTACTAAACGACCGAATTACCCCGTCATAATTACTTCTCTTATAAGCCAATTCGAAATCATCCCAATTCTTAAGATCATCGGTCGCTTCATAAGATATTCCGTTTATTAATATCTGGCATCTGAAATACATAGGTTATTTATGTTTTATCGATTTGCTCATAGACTTTACATCTTCACACATACGCTTTACCATGAAAGCATATTCCTTTGCACTAATCTCGTTCTTCCGGATTTGCATTCCAAAATGAGACATAACCATCACTCTTTCTCTTGCAAAGTAGTTTTTATCCATTTTTGAGCTATTTTCCGGCTTTTCCTTAGCATTTATTCGTTCAAGCATATATTTGCTCATAGAAAGGATAGAAGATACTTTCTTGCGTATCTTTTCGTGTTCGGAGGGGAAATATGAAAATCCAAACTCTGAAAGAATATGTGCGGCATCCTCCCAATCCTTGTTTTTAATCATAATCTCAACTCCCTTCATACACTCAATTTTTATGTGAAGGTTGATTAGATTGTTTCTTTGGGACATTTCAGACAGAAAAGAGGATCCTCCGATTATCTCTACATATTCGGTAATGAGTTTCTCCGATTGTTCGGACAGTTCTTTTTCAGAATGTTCTCCTTCGATGATAAGCTTACTCTTATCTCCTGTAAATACATCTATGAATGTATCTAGGGAAATTTTATCAAGATCGGTGTATAACATAGTTTTTACGTACTCCTTCACACGCTGATTAATTATATTCAAATAATACCTGATAGATTACGATATTCGGAAGTTCGGGCCATTTTCCGCAATGTCTTGTTCAAGTTTGCCATACTTTGATTAGCCATATCCATTTTTCGTTCAAGGTTTTTATAATCATTATTAACATTGACAATAACCGGTTCTCCATTATTGTTTCTCATTTGTCGATCAAGCATTAGAGCATCAGAATGTAAAGACATCTTGCGATAATCGACCAAATTAGGGATAACCTTCGCTCTTTTGGGGATATCTACCAAAGTGGGAACAGAAGGAGTAATATACGCACCATTATCAGTTTCAATAACCTCCTGCCTGCCTCCATCACCAACAATAGCCAATCCACCGGGATGATTATCAGTCCCCTTTGCGTATTTAGGTATCGGCTGCGAGGCAATTATAGCTACTTGGGCGGCTCCCATAGCTCCGATTACAGCCGCAAGAATAGGACCGGCGAAAGGTCCGGCCTCTGCCAAAGCCTTCATTATAGCCTGAGAGGTAGCAATAGTCGTCTGAATAATGGAATTAGCCTTTTGCCACTTGGCCTGCTTTTGTTCCAAGTCAACTTTTTGCTTTTCCAGTTCCTTGTTTTTATCTGCTGTTGCTTGCTCGGCCGCTCTTTTTCTAGCTTCTGCTTCCTCTGTAGAGATAACACCGGACTCCGCTAACTCCTCAATACGTTCTATCTCTTCTTCTCCGGCTTCCTCGTTCTTTTCCTGCTCTTCTTCTATTTGCTCAATGCGAGCATCAAAGGCAGATGTCACAATAGAGGTTATTCCATTAAAGAGTTCACCATAAGCTTGTAATATTACTGATGCTCTTTCCGTAGGATCTAAATCTTCCCACCATTTGGAAAGAGAAAAATTACCTGTTTCTGCAAATTGTTTTGTTAATATACCAATGACATTATAGAACGAACTAAATAGACTGGCTGTTTCTCCCAAATATTCTTCTGTTACATTCCTCATATTAGACATGGAACTTATAAATTTATCAGCCCAATCTTGCCTTTTATCCTCCTCATTTTCGTATTCTCGGTCCTCCAATTCCATATTTAGTTTTCTAATCTCGGACCTTACTTTTTCTATTTTTTCTCTTATGGCATCAGCTTTAGTATCAGCAGGATCAAGAGTGGCTAACTCTGCCTTCAATTGGGCTTCAAACAATTTTAATTGTGCCTGAATAGAATCTCTGGTTATTTCGTATGTCTTTTGGCGGTATTTCTTTTCATTTATTTCACCTTTCCGATATTGCAATTCGACGGTACGAAGCTGATCTTCTGCTGAATTTTGGACTATATTTGTTTCCTTCGTGGTGTTTTTTTCAATTAGGCCGATTCTTTCAAGAGCATTTTTTACTGCAATGTCAGAGGCTTTTTTATCATATTTCTTTTTGACAGCTTCTACATCTTCTCCAGATTTTTTTGCGGCTTTTACCTCTGCATCTCTTAGTATTTCGTTTACTTGTAATTGGATGCTAAGCCTTTGATCCAATTCCTCTTTAGAATTAGTAGAAAGAGCCTCCAAACGGTTTTGTAAGTTAATCTTCTCTTTATTTTGATTATACGTATAGATCTTTTCGGAGAGCTCATCTTCCATGGCGACAACCAGATTTTCCCTCGTTTTAATCTCTTCTTGGGTATTCCCCTTAACAGCCGCAATGCGTTTAGTATAATTCAGGCGAATCTTTGCAAGTTCTTTTCCTAACCCTTCATCCATTAAATCAAGTTCGGATTGTTGATATTCTTGTTGAATGCGTAGACGTTCTTTTCTCTGTTTTTCTAATTCTTTTTTTTCTTCTTCTGTTAATTCTTTATTAAATGTAGTTTTATCAAATACTTGAGACTGCTTTAAATCTATTTTATTTAAATCTTCAATAATAGATTCAGAAATAGACGCAATAGCTTTTTTGCCAGCCGCAGCAGCGATAGCAGTATTAACATTATCTTGCATCTGTTTCCTGGATAACCCCTTTGAACTATTAAAATAAAACAAACCAATTTTAGCCAAATCTTCTTCTGCTTTTTTTCTATCTTGTATAGCTATTTGATAAGCTGTATTCTCATATTCATATTGACTTTGAATAGCTTGGATATATTCTTCTTTAGCTGCAACTGCCGCTTGGTCTGCGCTCATTCCTTCATTTATTTTTTCTTTATACAAACGAGCCATATTCGCCCGATGCTTTTCTAGTACATTAGAACGATTCATCTCTTTTTGTGCATTTGCAACCGCTTGATTATTCGCGTCCTCTTGTAACTGATCGTTTGATTTTAATTGCCTAGCTACTTCCCTAAGTCCCTTTGCAAAGAAGTCTAAAACATCCTTCATTACTCCTTTTGATCCATAGAATGATAACATAAATGCCTCCCAAGCCGAAGACAACCCAGCGATAGCTCCCTGAACATTATCCCCCATTGTATCAGCCATATCATTTAATTCTCCTGTAACACCTGTTATCTGTTCTCTCAGTGGGACAATCTTATCAGCAGCAGTTAAAAAGGCATTGAAAGCTGCAACGCTACGTTTATCAGTCAGTTCTAAAGTGGTATTCAAATCAACGCCTTGCTCTCTCAATTTTTTCAAACCGGCGACCAATTCCGGCAATGTATTTACAGAACCTCCTAAAGCTTTTGCTAATTTACCACTTCCATCTGCCAGGTTCAACAATATATTTCTAGTTGCAGTAGCAGACATAGAGGCATCAAACCCTGCATCTGCAAGTTTCCCAAGTAAAGCCAAAGTATCTTCTATCTGGAAATTAAAAGCTTTGGCAACTGGTCCAACAATAGGCATTGCCGTTTGTAAATAAGAGAAAGATAATGCACTTTTCGTTGTCGCAACAGCCATTGCAGAGACATAGCGTTCTGTTTCTCTAGTTTCTGCGTCAAACATTCTCAATGCCGCCCCTGCTAATGCAGCCGCTTCTGGTAAATCTGCTCCGGTAGCCTGTGCAAATTTTAAAATTCCTTCTGTAGACTGGAGAATTTCTTTCCTTGAAAACCCTAACTTAGCTAATTCTATTTGAAGATTAGTTGCCTCGGCAGCAGTGTACTTTGTAGCAGCCCCCAACCTCCGGGCATCAGCAGTCATATCTTTAATATCATTTGAAGTCGTACCTAATATAGCAGATAATTTACTGTTGGCTGCTTCAAAGTCTACAATAGATTGAACTCCTGATTTGAATAATCCTATCATTTTTTGAAACGAGCCAATTATAGCTTGCGCTCCTATCATCCCTTTTATCATTGAGCCAACTCCGATTCTTACTTCAGCAAGGCCAGCCCCCATACTAGATTTCAATAACCCTCCAGTACTATTGGCAAGGTTCCCCATGTTTTTAAGGGAAATATTTCCTTTCAATATTTCTGATGCGGCAGATTGAATATCTTGCTTATATCTCCCGACATTCATCTTTGCTTGAACCAATTCATCAGAGTTTCTCTTTAAAAATGCAGTATTTCTATCTATTACTGAATTAAAACGATTAACCGTTGTTTCCCCTTCTTTAGTGGTTAAATCAAGATCTTTTCTTGCAGAACGAAGAATCTTATTTTGTTCTTCCGCCTGTCTCATGGTTTTTATTTCTTGATTTAGGGCTTCATTTGCTTCCTCAATAGTATATTTGGTTTTCTTCCGTTCCTGATTTATTAACTTCTGTTGTTTTAATTCCTCGGTTTTAGCTTTTTGAGCCTTTAATTCAGCTGCTGCATTAAGGTCGTTAGCCCTTGCTTCAGCCAATATTTGAGCGACATTCTCTTTGGTTTGTTGGACTATTCTTTGAAGAAGAGTTTCATGTTCTTTCTGTAAATCAGCCAGCTTATTTTGGGTAGTAATAAGATCATTCAAAACCTTATTATAGTTAGCGGACTTATTAGATAATTCTTGAAGATTAGAGGGTTTGTCTTGTATACCCTTAGCGAGCAATTCAATGAAGTTTTTGTAGGAATTGTAGGATTCGTCAATCTCTTTTTTAAGATTCTGTAACTGAGTGATTGCTTTCTGATCGACTACATCAGTAATTTTTAATTCATTAGCCATATAACGTGCGAATTAAGTACCATGCCACTTGACATAGTTTCCGCACAAATATAGAAATATTTTGGGAGTTTTACAAGCTATTTAGAATGAATAAATATAAGGAGGGATAGCAAAAGAAAAGCGGAGGTTAGTCCGCTTTATCTTTATCAATTATTTTAGCAGCCAGCTCTCTACCAACATCTACTAGATTCAAGGTTGGGAGGACAACACTACCTGCTCCAGACAATGATGTAAGCATGCAAATGTAAGCCCTGATATAAGGGAATATTAATGCGGGGGCATTAATGGTGAAAAATGTACCCAATTTCGTTATATCCAAGTTTTCTTTAAAAGTAAAAAAACCTTCTGTTATTAAATCCACAGAAAAATCTCCATCCTTATCTTTTACAGAAACTTCAAGAGTTAACATGAATTTTTCCTTATGTTTCACTCCTCTAGGAATAATTGATATACCTAATTCGGTACCATCATTCACCTCTTTATTTATTTTAATAGATGATTCTCTTATTAAATATCCGTCAAAACGAAATTCTGATTTATTTATCTCTTCCATACTTATGCTGCTAATGCGTAATTTATTTCTTCTTCCTTTTGTTCTATAAGCCAAGAATCAAAATTAAAATCAAAGATAGTGTTATTTTTCTTATATTCTATAGGAGAATCATACCCTATCTCAAATAATATATCTTGGGCTTTACATACATCTTCTTCAGATACAAATATTATATCATAATCAGCATAATCAATATCAAATTGTGTAGCGAAACAAAGTTCTTCTCTCGCATAATCTTCGTTATTGTTAAACTCTGACAAGGGGGCTACTTCAATAATAAATGTATGGTTTGAAGAACCGTGTCCACATCTAAACTTTAAATTATTAAATTTAGAGTTCATTTCAATTAGAAATGCCTTAATTCTGTCTATTCTTTCATCCATATTATATTGAGTTTATTTTTTGTCTTATATCTTTAGCCAATTTAATGCATTTATCACTTTGATCGGGTGATATTCTTATTTCATGATAATCTGCATCTTCTCTTTTCTCCTTTAATTGTTTAACGCTATTGATGTAATTTTGTTTATCCCTACTCCCTTCAAATCTCAGAAATTTACATGTTTCATATATTAAACATTTGTGGGAATGACCATTATAATCAGCAGAAGCTTTTACCCCTTGTTCATATAGAGACATTCCCTTTCTTATTAATTTATGGCTCATTAATTGCAAACATGAGTAATATGAAGGATGACAAACTGCATCATACATTCCTGCCTCATGCAACTTAATAGCAGCTTCCAAGTTTATTTCAGATTTATCATATAGTTCATTCATACATGTCGCCAAATCCTATTAAATACATATAAGGTATCTCTCACTAGGATTATTGTTTTAGAATTTATTTATTGGGGAAAATAAAAAAATCTTCTCTTTCTAAATGGGATATCTTCTTATCCCTTAGCTGATTCGTAAGCATGAGAAGTGATTTAGAAGGATTTTCTATCATCAGTGTGTGTTGCGTGTACAATAATGGCTTCATGTTTATCTCCTTTCATAGAAATAATTAATTGTAAGACAATCTATATTTCTAGTAAGTGTTATTGCTATATAATTATGTGTTTCGTACATATCGACGTACAAATATACAACAACAACATCAAACAACAGTTTTATCAAGAGCATTACATAAATCTTTTAAGTAATATTTAGATTATTAACAGTTTCAGCACCAGCTTTTCTCTCACTAATAGCACTAACTTCTAGCTGGCTATCAGATAGAGGAAGAACACTAATAACAGTTATATTAGAAACAAAAAACCGCCCTTCGCAAGAGGGGCGGGAATGAGTTACAATGTTGACTCCGAGAAATCCAGTTCGTACACGATCTTTCCACTCTCGTCCCTACTGAATACTCCCACACAGATAAGTTCAGGGAATCCGGGACCTGGTATTGTAGAAAAAATTACGGATATTGCATCTCCCTCGGCAATATCCAGCGTTTTCACTAGCTTTTCGGCTTCTTGCTCACATAAATTTGCAAGTTTCTCCATGCTGTCCGTGTTCTTGCCACAGCTGACGGATAATCTGGAGGCGTAATTGGATGTTTTCATGATTATATTGTGTTATTGGGATTGGAATTCAAAATAGTACGCAACTGGGTATCTATTTGTAATAATGCTTCAAATTGCGTTTCCAAACTTTTAAGCATTGAATCAATAGTACTATCTGAAGGCTTAAGAGACTCTACCTTTTCTAATAACCTATCAGATAAGTTTTCATTAAAAGACCTTTCCATCTGCGCCAAGTAAGCTTGATAAGTTATTCCCGGCATTAGAAACTGGTTTTCTGCGTTATATTTTTCTATAAATTCCCTCAACTCCGCTTGAACTTGCAGAGACAACTTTTGGGTAGCCTTAAATTGTATTTTCAAATGAGAAAACTTTTCTTTAGGCTTACGATGGAATTGATAGATGAAAGTTATTATAGCAATAACAACACCTATTATAGCAATTATATCCATATTATATTTATATCTCTCCATCATCTTTCACATTCAACTTCCAGTAGGTTCTATCTCCCCCTTCATACCACCTAAAACCAACCGTTTTAAATCTAAGGTCCTCCAATTCTTTTCGGATTTCCTCATAAGTCGCTTTTATAATACCGTTATCTGCAAACATATAACCTTCAAATGTTATATCTCTCCCACTTAGTTTTACTTCTATGTTCTTTTCCCATAACTTTTCTTTTGCGTTGTTATAATACATCTTACGAGCTAAAGGAAAATGCTTTTTTTGAAAGGCTGATAATGCCTTCCGAATCTTATCACACATAGATTTATCATCACATTCAGAAAGCAGCTTTTCTCCCTTCTTTATTTGGTCTTGAAACAAGATAATACTAGCTATAGAGTTTATTTTTATTCCTTCATTCAAATCCTTTATCATTGATTCTATCTTTTCATTTGGAGAAGGCTTTATACTTACGACACGTCCGTTATATGATCCATAGAATTCTTCGCCTGGATTATTAGTCTTTTCCTCATACAAAAATGCAGTATTTATATCATATAGTTTTAACGATCCAACAGCATTTTTTATAAAACTGATATCTTTAGAAGTTAATTTCCTGCTAGTATATAGATTATACACGCCGTTTGGTTCTGATGATAAAAAAGCTATTGTATCTTTATCTTCTATATAAATTTCATTTGAATATTCATTATGAAATTTTTGAATAGGATTCATTTTGAAATAATCTAGGCAATATGCATAATAATGCCCTTCATCCAAAGTACTATCGCTATATAAATATATGGTATAATTAGATAAAAGTCCTAATTCTTCCCTAATAGAATCAACTTGTTCTTTGTTTTTTTTTGCATCTTTCGTCCAAACATGATAGCTTCCTCTATTATTTTTAAAATCTTTCTTGAAAACAGAAACTAGCAGTTCTCCATTTTTAGTAATATAATTTATGTCTCTTTTTTTATCATTCGAAAGTGTGCAAGAAATAACAAAAAGTGGAATTAAGAAATATAATATTATCTTCATAACTGTGTGTGTTTTATGTTATACAATATGACAAAATAACTGACAACTCTTTATAAATGCAAGAAAATTAGCATATATCTTCACTTCGCACGCAAAAAAGTTGTTTTTTCTTGCATTTTTCAAAAATAGTTTGTATGTTTGCGGTGCTTAACATATAAATATCCGATGCGAGCGAAGCTTGCATTAATCATGCGAGCATTTTTTATGCTTGTATTTAAAATATTTGAGGTATTACTATACCCCCATGTGGAACTGTAATGGAACCACAGCATCGGATGTATGTGTTAAGCAGTGGGAAAGGTAGTTATACCTCTTTTTTATTGTTTATGCTTAACAATACATCCAATCAAAATCAAACGAATAATAGTAGTTTGATGGCGACGTTAATCCACGAGACGGACAGAATGAGTTCGCTTGAAATAGCTGAACTTACAGGCAAAAGACATGATGCTATCTTGCGAGACATCAGGAACTTACTAAAACAAGGGGTATCTGCCCACAATTTTGTGGAGACCTCTTACAGAGACAAATCCAACAGACAAAGCCCCTGCTTCGAACTCACCAAGAAAGGTTGTTTGATTCTAGCCTCCGGCTACGACGCAGTACTCCGTGAGAAGATTATTGATCGCTGGGAACAACTCGAACTAGAGAAGCGCAAACCTCAAACTCCCCAGACCTACCTCGAAGCCCTGAAAGCCCTAGTATCATCGGAAGAGGAAAAGCAACGGCTGGCGCAGGAGAAGAAGCAACTGGAGCAGCAAAACGCCAAACTCCAGCCAAAGGCAGCCTTTGCCGACGCAGCTTTTGCCACCGACGACAAGGTAGACATAGGAATGTCCGCCAAGATACTGAAACTCGGTTTCGGGCGCAATACCCTATTCGACAAGCTAAGGAAAGCGGGCGTATTCTTCGCCAACCGCAACGAGCCAAAACAGAGGTTTATTGATGCCGGATACTTCGAGATGAAGGAGAAATTCATCGAGCGAAACAATCATCCGGGATTTGTCGTAACCAAAGTGCTAGTTACCCAAAAGGGATTGGCTTATCTGAACCACCTGTTTGGCGGAAAACCTTCTGACGGAAAGCTGGCTAGAATAGTATAGCAAATCCCCTTCCCTAATTCATTTACAGCAGTCCGTTCCAATGCCGGACGGCCACAACTATATCCAAAATATACGATCATGATAGAAATGACAATCATCGTTTTAAGCCTGTTTGCCGGATACAAGATGTTCGGTGACGATAACGACAGGTTTTTCATGTGCTAAGTAAGAGCGACACGATAGTATCAACACATTAAATAAAATCATTATGGAAACAAAAAGTTTGGAATTATGGTCTACCGATAGGATTGATTTGGTAGAAGCGAAAAACGGGCAAGCCGTAACCTCTTCTTTGGTGGTTGCGGATTACTTCAGGAAGGCACATAAAGATGTACTGAAAGCGATTAAATTGCTGGATTGTAGCATATTATTCAGAGAGCGCAATTTTGCGCCTTCTGACTACACAAAGAAAAATGGAAATGTTAGCAAGGTCTACCCCATGTACTACATGACCCGTGACGGCTTCACCTTCCTCGCCATGGGTTTCACCGGAAAGGTAGCCGCCCAGTTCAAGGAAGCCTACATCAACGCCTTCAACGAAATGGAAGAGAAACTCCGATCCGAGCGTTGCACCAAGTACGCAGAACGCATCGTCAAAAAGCAAATCAAGGAATTCAACCAATCATTGCAACAAACGCTCGCTAGCGGCCGCAATAAACACGGAAGTATCTACGGTGGAATGATACCCTATGGAAAGGAAGAAGTGGTATATAATCCAAAAGAAAGCATGGAATCGAATTTAAAGCGGATATTCGGTCAAGTACATGAGATGTGTAAAGATGGCTTTCTTATGACTTCGTTAGCTGTCGAGACGAACAAGATGCTACAAGAGCTTATTAACAAGAAATAGATTTTGTCAGGGGCTTCGGTCCGGCACATTAGTTGACGCCAATCAGCGGGAAAGGGTAGCTTCAGGGCTGCCCTTTCTTTGATTAATCACATTGCCAACAGATTGATGATACCCTGTCTGCCAATTCCGGTAATCTTTCTATGGTAGATAATATGACCGTTGTCAGCAACCTCTTGCTTTATATCAAACCAACCAAGCGTAGAGTATTTGGTGTATGGAACCCACGTCTGATTAACTTTGTATTGTACGCCAAGTTCTTTTAAACGGTTATTGAGTTCAATTGCCGATTTAAGCCCTAGCTCTTTCGCAACCTCCGTACATGTATAGGTCTTATTGACATGAGTTAGTACTGCTACCTGTTTCTCTGCTTCAATGCGTGCCGACCGTTCTTCTTTTAACTTAGTGAGAATCTCAATACCAAAATCCGGGTTGTTTAAGATTTGATCTATAACGTTATCGGTAGCATAGATACCATGTTTGCGGATAGAAGGAAGAACTTCTCCACATACCCAATCTTGAAAAGGTTCTGCTTGTGGTTTATCCGAACGCATGATAGCCTTGTATAGATTCTTTTCATTCACATATATAAGCTGCTGAATCCCTCCATTTGTAGGGGTATCAATCAAACTTACACCCTTTTCATCTAACCTTTGTTTGGTCATACCTGTATGCAAATCAAGTATCTTGCAAACATCTGCCAAGCAGAATAATGGTTCTTCACTTGTTCCGGCTACACGCACTTCACCGAAAGCTTCATTTTTGAAAATCTGAATATCATTCATACAATTTTCGTAGTGTGCCCTTTCACACACAGGAATATAAAAAAAACAGCACCGAACGCTTGAGGATCTTTCGGCACTGTTTATATATTCCCAACTCTATGGAAATACTTAATATCTTATATGCGCTTCCCCAAGCTGTATCGCACTACAAATATAGCAAGTTTTTATTATTTGGCAAACAATTATTTTATTTTTCTCTCGACGGTGTTTTATTGTTCTATTTTTCCTAAACTTTTTGTATAACCCCCGTGATTTTTCTAACAATGCACACCAAATATTATTCTATTCTTCGTATTACGGATATATGTATTCTACGAAAACACCTTTGTATTCTTCTCCCTCTTTTGCATACCAAATACTGCCATCCTCTTTTTTGAATAGAACATACACTGATTTCTCCATTTTAGCCGCCTTCTTTGCGATTTCCCGCATTTTCTCTTCAGAAGCAAGCCTCTTATTGCCTTGACACCAACAACTCATAATACGCCAAATTTTGAAAAGTAATTTTTGAGAGCCGGATTAAGTACATATTTGAGGAAGTATTCACGAGACTTCCCTCCTACTCCCAATATGGCACTCCCATACTTCCTTTCTATATCCGGGCCTATGTCGCTTCCTCTTGTTTCTATCTTCAATCCCTTTGAGGACGAAGAGACACGTATAGAATCATAGAATTCGCCTGTTATAATGAGGTTGGGAGTATAAATATCTCTAGCCGGATAGCCCTGGAAAGAGGGAGTAGGTTTTGTTATTCTCTTCTTCATCTTAGCGTACCCCTTTGCATTGTTCTTCCACTTCCCGGCTTCATCAGTAGCAAACCAAGGGTCATTCAAGTAAGTCGGTCGCAATGGTTTATCATTCCCATTTACACCTGAATACAACTGCTCTGTCACAAATTCCCTAACAAGAGATTTGTTCGAATCCATGGTATTTTGAATCTCTCCTTCAAACCCATTAACAAAAGCTGTCACATTATCCAATGCTTCTTTTATTGTAGCCATATTCAATTGATAAATAATAGAAAAAGGGAAGGCTACAGCCCTCCCTCCTCTGAAAAATAACCACTTTAAATAATACTCTCTGAAGGAGATCTGACACCTACAATTCTATCATAGATATCAGAGAGAATACTTTCCTTTTCATTTTCAGTCCGACCAGAAAAAAGGACTTTATGTTTAGCAATAAACTCTTTTTTCTTCATTTTCCGCACTTCTTCGTCTACGAAATTGATACCTTCGACTTTCATGCCTTCCATTGTTCAATACCGACAACACCATTCTCTTGTAGAACCTTCGGAGACTTCAAGGAAGGAGTACCGGTTGCTGTGATAACCAAATTTCCATTCTCAAATTTAACAGCGGACACCTCACCATCAAAACAAGTTGTTGCACCTTCAGCCAGTACCGCACCAAAGAAAGAAGTGATATCCAGATTTCCAAAGTGCTCTTTCAATTTATAATTGTTCTCTCCGGTATCCAGTTTTACAAGTTCAACATATACAAGGCCTTTCAAGGCTTCCACTACATCGAACTTATATACACGGTAATCAGCATTTTTCACATACTTCTCATAGTCCTTGAACATTGTGCCTACCGTTAAATTAGCCTCGGTACCGGACGAATCCCAATCTTGGCCACCCGGATATATACCAGCAAGAGGAATACCGGCTAAAATATCAGTCCCGTCATTCATCCCATAAACAACATTGTTTTCATCCACGAAATAGGCATCAAAAGCCACTCCTTTAGCAGCCATGATATTTGCCTTTAAACTGGCGTCATATTCATCGACAGTCCACACATCATCTTTTGCTGAATACGAAGTGATTTTATTTGGACCGTAACCGACAGCGTTTTTATTCGCTTCACCGCCAGAAGGTGCGTATTCAATAATGGTTTTAATCGGAAAGATTCGATTTGGTCTATCATCGTGACAAGCAGCCTCCAGTAATTCAGCAGTCGCATTTGCCGGTAGCTTATAACCATGCATAGTCAATATAATAGCCTTTACCTTTCCGGGATCAAGCAAACATTTTGAGGAACCGGTATTAAACTGAGCTATACCAGCACATTCTCTAAGTTCTATCGCCATAACATTTATTATTTCTGATTTTTATATTCAAATTCTTTATCTCAATAGCATCAATGAAATCTCTAAATGGTTTTCCGTCAGCTTCCACGCCTTTTCTGCCATATCGGTAGTTTTCCGTATACAAATGGGGAACTATACCGCTATATTCATTAATCAGGTCAGGAGAGGATAATATGCTACGAATAAATGCATCATACACTGGCCGAAGCACTCTTTGAAAAGAAACCTTCTCTCTTTCCTCGTTAGTATACCCTTTTTGAGTATCAATCATAATAAGAAATTCAAGAGTTGCACCGAAAGTTTTGGATGTACGATCTTCGATATATGGTGAATACAGACATATTATAGGGAATTTTAAGCAACTTGTTTTCTGAGACTCACTCCATTCTGTCAATTGACCTGCAATGTATTCCCAATCCCCAAACATGTAAGATACGTTATTACCGTATATCTTAGCAGTATCTGCAACAACATCTCTAAATATGTCATTAATTGATTTCATATTCCCATTCCATTAATACATTCAAGCATAGTGCAGTTGAAAGAAAAACCTTCATATTCCTTATCTGATTCAAGAAAGTCATACAGGTCCTTATTCATCTGTACCATATCGTTCCAGGCAGAAACCAAAAGAATATTAGGATTAGCCTTCTCATCGCCAGAAGCATATACAGTTCCTACCGGAGTCTGTTTTATGACACATCTTCTTACATAATGAAAATATACATAATTAGCCACCGGACTATATCCTTTATTAGAAAGCTTTTCTTTCAGTTTTTCCCATTTATCGACATCATTATCGCTTGATAGGATATATTCAATGAATTCACGACTCATACTTTTTCCCAAGACCATTCGGAGATACTTTTTCTCGTATAAGTCGATATACGATTGAAGATTATCCCTTTCTGCCTTTCTTGTGATTGAATCATCGTCTATATCCCAGATAATACCGAGACTTAGCACTCCCGTAAAGTATGAGCCGTCAATAATCATCGTTTATTCTCCTTTCTTCTTATCTTTTTTCAAAAGGTCAGAGCATCCTGCAGTGGCGGCCGCAGAAGTAATTTCAGAAGTTTCCGAAACTATTCCCATCTTTACCCATTTCATCGCAATCGGAAGAGAAACATGGGTTTCATCCCCAGCTTTAAATGCCCCGAAATCCTTTTGAAATGTCACTTTGTACACTTCCGACAAGTCCAAATTATAGGACTTGTCGCTTTTTGCTGTATTAATATTACTTCTTTTCATATTTTATATTTTATCTTTTAACGTTAAGCACTTTTGGTTATAGCAGTAACCACATTGGCAAATGTATCAGCTACAAATGCCGTCTTGTACTGCGACTTGATATAAGCAAGCATTCTCTTTTCTCCCAAGATAGTAACCAAGTTCTTAGTAAAGTCGTCATTCTCCCAGCCTATACTCATAGAAAGAACAACATAATCCCGAATAAACAGATAACGGAAGTCTCCCATCTGGAAAGAACCGAGCGTCACATTCGGATCTTGAATCACACGGAGTCCGGTAATCAATTCATCCCCAATCTTGAATGGGCGGATATAATCACCATTGTCATTCTTTGTGAGCTGCATATTGGCATAATCTACCGGATTCATCCGAATGGCATTCGGAGAGTAGGCCATGTTGCTTACGCTTACAATCTGCGTATAGGCAGCAACGATCGCATCATACATATTAGGTGATTTGGACACTTCAATTCCCGTCAGAGAAAATGCCGGAATAGAATCACCGACTCCTTTTATCTGGCCACCGGTTCCGGTACCATTGAAAATACCATCTTCTTCTTTCAAGCCAATCTTATTGATGATCTCGGCTTCAATTTCTCTTTCCAATTGCGGAATATCTTGTAAAACTTCAGTTGTAACCTTGGCTGTCAAAGCTACCTTTCCAGCAGAAACGGTAACAGTCTCCACGGATGCTGTCATTGAAGGTTTTAAACCTCCTTCGGGGACCCATGCAGCATCACCGGTAACATCTTTCAATTCAGCATATACTACGGACGGAGTGGAAATACTTGCTACATTAGCCACGTCACGGATAGATGCACGTTTACGAGGAGCTACACTGATTTGTTCGTCAATTGTAATTCCACCAGCAACAGGACTTCCGCCTGTAGTCATTACAGGAGCGGCAGCTTCTTTCACTACGACATCAAATTTAACCCCACCCTTTTTCTTCAGAGCTTCAACGTCAATTGTTTTTACTCCATTAATCTCGGTTACAAAACCTTTGCAAGCATCAGCAATTTGTTCTCCAAGAGACTTAAATCTTATATCTCCTCCTTTTGTCTTTTCGGTGGCCGCCTTAATGCGTACAATTGTTTCTTCAAAAGATTTTAAGCGTTCATTGATAGATTCACTATCTGCAAATCCTTTTACTTCTTTCTTTAACTCCTCAATAGATTTTATTGCATCTTCGATTGATTCCTTCATGGACTTAGAATCAATTTCATCTTTCATAAACTGATCAAAGAGAGCTTCCATATAGCCGTCAAGCCCTTTGGAAAACACATCGAAAACCTTAGATTCATCTTCGGACAATCCTTTTGTATCAAGAAAGTCTTTAAACTCAATCTTTTTCACTTCTTTTCCCATACTTACTTTAATTTTAAATTTTTGAACATCGATTTCACCTTATTTCCATGCATGTCGGCTTCCTTTTCTTCAAGTGAAGATTCTTTCCGATTCTCCGGCTTGAAAGATGCAAGTGACATTGCTTTTGATATAATTTTTTGTATCTTCTGTTGCTTGGATGCGGACATTCCTGAACACATTTCAGATATTTCGAAATTTAATTCTTCATAAGCTTTTTCAGTATCTTCTATATATTTTAACCCCAAATATTCAGTTTTCCCATTGCAACCGATAGAGACTACTGATATCTCATAAAGCTTTACCTCTTTCACAATGAAAGCGTCTTTTTCCGCATCGTATTCGCAATTTTCCCACACATATTGATAACCTATAGAGAACTGGTTTAAAGTTCCAGATTCGAGCTGTTTTATTGCCTGTTCTCCTCTCAGTACTTCATCTATTATTGCTTCAAAATAAAGCCCCTTTTCATCTTCGTTCAATACTGTAATCCGACCTATAGGTTCATTCATGTTATGCATCCACAACATGATTATCTTGTCATTTGCAGAACTCTCTGGACCTCGATCTTGGATACTCTTCGAGAAACAACCCTTAACCAATATATCTCCGGCTTTATCTTTATTCCCAAAGACCGCAGCATAACCGCTAATAGTACGGCTTTCGTTGTCGTAATTTACTTCTTTAGCATAAATGGAGAATGTCTTATACTGCATCCCCATTCTTCCGCTATATTTATTAGTTTTATCCATTTTCAATAGAGTTATTAGTTTTTAATTCACCTTTTGGATTATCAGGATCAATATCTATAAACTTTGCTAGCTCATTTCTGGATTCATCAAGAGTTATTTGACCTTTTTCAACTAACTGAATTAAAGAAGAAGCCATTTTCTGAAATGCAGAAGAAGATGATGATTTATCCTTTTGAAGGCAGTCTACATGGGTATAATCCAGCTTTATAAAAACACCCTTAGGGCAAATAGCGTCCGTTAAAGCTTCTGCAACTTTTTCAGAATCAGGAATAATAAGACCTTGATAAGCTGATTTTTCAGCTATGCTTTTATTGTCATATTTAGATTCATCAAATAAGCTATAATCAACTCCTACCGCATTGCATATCTTTCTGCTACATCGTTCATCCTCTTCATGAAGTTTAAGCTGGGAGGAATCATAATTCAAAGGAATCCAACCAAGTTTTATCTTTGATGTCAGAATTGGGAATTTATTGAGAATGCCATATTTTTCTTTTAGTTTAGATTCCAATATTTCTTTTTCCTCTGGTGTCATAACTTGATTACCCATCTTATCGGTATAATCAGAATAAATAATACCTTTGGGACCGCCATTTACAATTAATTGATAACTGGCTGTCATCGCTGCAATCCAGTTATTAACCGGCATAGAAAGGGAGTCTGTAACAGAAGAGAATTCTATATCTCGATTGGAACCATTAACATTTGCAGAACTATCGTAAATTACAAAGTAGTCTTCGTCTGATAATTCTTCCCGCAAACCATCCCACTCTAAGTATACGCTAGAAACAATATCCTTTATATCATACTGGCGAAATAGTTTCCCAGAAGAAACCATGTGAAATATCTGTGCAGGTATGACATACATTGCGAGTGGCAATGATTTTTTTGTTGCTCTTACTGTAAAAATGGGACAATATCCGAAAAGTTTAAGAGACATCTCAATCTCTTTTAAAAAACCAACCCTTGTTTGAAGTGGATTAGGACGTGACAACAACTCTCTAATGTCGTTATATCCCTCTTTTTCATTACCTTCCTTGTCTGTGACATATATTTTCCCATTCGCAAAAAGAGAACCTATTTTATTTATAACAGTAGAAAATGGGGTACATACAAGAAGAGAATCTGCTTTATCCCTATCCAATGTTAGATCATAATCATTTTTAATTTTACCAGATGGCGAGAAGAAATTGGAAAGATACCAGAAATTCCCATTAGAATCCTTTTCAATAGCTTTTACTGTCTCTCTCATGGAGGGAACAGATATATTAATCCTTTTTTGAAACCAATTTCCTAATTTAGACATAAAAAGAATGATTATCTGATTTGAGATAACCATTCCCTACGAAATGAAGAGGTCTTTACGGACAAAAACACTAACGAAAAAATCCGATAGTATAAAAACGTATAGGTTCCGTGCGTCTTCACACGAAGGGATTGGTATCCTCACTGCAAATATAGAAATAATTTCTATTTAGTCCAAATAAAAATAAAAGAATATTTTCATGCAATTATATCATTTCAGAAGACTTTACACGAGCACATACACAAGATAGCACATACATACTTTCAAAACTGTTAATGCCGTCATAATCAGACATATTAGCTATTAATGCACTAAATGAATCATCCAATTCTGGAAAACAGATTGTTTTAATAATCGATTTATAAGATTCAATCATGGTTTTCTTGTCTGCTGTTTCTTCTCTTACCCACAAATTATGATCAACACGCCTTCTATAATCGTCTGCATAATGTTTCATCTCAACAGGTATCTCCATTTGTGCATTCCCGTCTATTTTATTAATAAGCTGGTCAACAGGTATTAACGAATCGGAGAACAAGCAATCAATCATGAATATCTTTCCGTCAACAGCACAATAAGAAACCATTATAAATAGCCCATTAATATTCGGGTGTATCTCAACAAATATATGGTTATTTTCTCCCATCTCTTCTTTCTTGTAGTACAGGACATCTATTTCACCTCTCATTTCCACAGTTCCTGTAAGAGCATCGCAAGCATCATCATAAGCATTCTTTCCTTTCTTCCTATATGTTTTCAGTTGAGACGCAAACTCCGGCCACCTCCTTTCCCAATCAGTAGGAAAATAAGTAAGATTTATCACCTCGGAAGATCTGGTAAAGATCCGAACCTCCTTGTTTTTTGACTGATGAAACCAGCTTACTTGAGTCCTAGGATTACCAATTATCCGCATCTGTTTCTCTACATTCCTAGCAAATCCTCTTCCTCCATTATTGCTTTCTATATTCGCCTTGGATATTTGGTCTTTAGTAAGCATTTTAGCTGTTTCCGGCTCGGTAAATTCCATGTCCTTTTGTGTAAAAAGGACATCAAGAATGAAATTTCCTATCTCCGTATCAATATAGTCAATAGAGCATAAATAATCACTCCCCGTATCTGCTGTATCTGTGTAATTCTTTCTTATTGCCCTATTTGTGATTGGTATAGTATCATAAGTTTTAAATTTACTATACATTAAGCCCTCCATAGGAGTAGGATTCTGCATATATTGAGTTTCAAAGACATAGCTGTTTACTTTTTGCATTCTATGCAGTTCTTCAAGTGTATGCTTAAACTCCCATAAGGCTTTCTCTTCTCCATTTTCATAGACTATTACAGGAAGTGACAAAACAGTCCATTCTCCTGGCTCCGTTTCCATTAAATATCCGCAAAGGTCATGCTCATGAAGCCTTTGCATGATGATTATGATAGGGGTATTCCGTGAGTTTACACGGTTTCTTATTGTTGTTTCAAATCTTTGATTTACTTTTTCCCTAGGAGTGTCAGATATCGCATCTTCAGGCTTAACCGGATCGTCAATAATCAATGCACCTGCAAATTTAGAAGAAGGTTTGAATTCGTCTAATGCTTCGGATAAATCGTTTTCATCATCGACAGCACCGGCTCCAAAACCTGTAACTTGCCCCCCAGCAGCCGTAGCGTACATGCCACCTCCTTCTGTTGTGTACCATTTCTTTTTTGCATCACTAGTTTTCTTTATGCCTACATAAGGAAATATACACTTGTATTCTTCCGACTTAACTATATCTCTTACTTCCTCCGAATTATCATTAGCAAGATCATCAGAATAAGACAAATGAAGAAATTTGGCAGATGGATTGATTGCAAGTCCATACGATATGAAATTCTTAACTACTAATTCCGTCTTGGAATACCTCGGAGCTATGTTTATAATCAGTTTCTTTATTTTTCCGTCAATCACATCATCAAGAGCCTGGCATATCTTTACGTGATGGTCGTTTACTACAAATTTACGACCAAATCTTGCTTTAAAGAAATACCTCGTATAGTTCAATGTTCCTGACAAGCAAAATGCCCGTATGTAATCATATCCTTCCCCCATCATAAGTCTTCTATTATTCGTTTGGCTTCCTCTTTACTCATAGGAGATACAATGTTTATATTCATATCTTGAGGAGAATCAAAGCCAAGCATTTTGCAAATGCGCTGGATAGTCCATGTACGCCCATTTAGTTTTATTTCAATCCCATCCTTTCCTTGTTTCACGCTTTCGACCTGCATTGCCATTTCATTAGTCCAATCTTCGCTATCTTTGAAAATGACATTGCCGTTTTTTATGGTAAGGAAATTACGAATGTCAGCATACATAAAGCTTTTAAGCATATTTAACACCTCTTCTTTTGTAATGTCTGATTTCCTCTTTAGTTCTTCTTGAAGCTCTTTTACCCTTACCAAAACCTTACCATTATCTAACAGAGCCGACGCTTTTGTCCATACCACTTTATCAGCCCAATTTTCACTACTTGGATATGCACGCCTATAAGCCTCAGATGCATTCCCGCACTCAATATAGTAATTGCAAAATTTTTCCTGTTTTACTGATAACTTCATGTCTTTTCGTCTGATTAGCTACATGCCACTTGACATGTAGCACAAAGTTAGTAATTTCAGTTTATTATTTTACACTCTTCCCCCACATTTCCGCATTATACAGGGCATAAGCATATAGCTTTATCTCTTCGTTGGTTTCCAGGAATTCCACTTTCATGGCTTCCTTCATACATTCCGCCAGTAGGTTGCTGTTTATCTCTTGCTTCATAATCATTTTAAAGGATCAATTATTTATTCTCTGTCTTCTATTTTTCTTTTAAGTTTACTGTATTCATCCTCAATGCACTTGCTTATCTTGGCTGCATCTTCGTAACGTTCAGACTCTATCAGTATTCTTTTTATCTCTTCAAGCTGATTGATGTATACGATGTCATTGCGATCCGTTACGTGCTGAATATAACTTTTGATGCCATTCAGCTTGTCCTCCATGCGTCTGTGCCATTTGCTTATCAAAATTACAACAATGGCAACGGTTGTGGCATTGAGGATGAATAACGCTATTTTAAGTATTAATTCTGCTGTTTCGCTTATTGGCATGGCTATTCCTCCTCCACTAGTTTTAACGCTTCTTGTATTCCGACTTCCAATGCTTCTTCGTAGGTGTCCCACTGACCGCCATCGTTAGGACCGTCAAATATTCCATCGGTTATATGAGTGCCATTGTCTGCTTTAGATATATCGTATCCATAACCGGAAGCACTTCTATATATGCAGACGTGCATATTCTTGGTTTCACGCAGCCATTTTTGCACCAATGATTGTGGTGGTCGATAATAATCTCGATAAGGTAGTATATCATTAAGTAGCGTCACTGTCTCTAATGTTACAAGTTCTTCGGTCATTTTCACTGTTTTACTCAATTAAACACATTCCAATTGCCAATCCCACGAAAATAATAGCCACTATTGCAAACGCAGCTAAACAGCCATTATCATATTCTTTCTCATCAGAAGGTGTATTCTCAATATACCAATCTAGGATATGTTTCTTTTTTATCATTGTTATTCCTCCCATTCTTCGTCTTCGTATTGCATACAATATCCTAATAAGTTCAACTCTGGATCGTCCAATAAACATTCTTCTTGGTGTACACAATTCATGCAACACCATTCGTCTGATAATATACTCATTGTTATTCGTTTTAACTACTCTGTTTTACGATTTTCTCTTAATTTTTCTTCAAACTCCGCAATGATGCAATCAGCATCACCGCCATGTACCCAGTTTTCTAAAATAGAGGAAAGAACCTCAATTGATTGCTTTGCGTGCCATTCTGCACCACATTGAAAATCTTCCATACAATCAGATTTCCGACTAACATAGTTATCTGGATCAACCTCCTTTAAAACCTCTTTTCTAAACTTTGTTTTATTAGTAGCATAGTCGTATGCTGCTTCTTCTAATGTCTGTTTCATATTATGGTTTATTAGATTAATATTTCTTCCCGTGCATTTTTTCACGGAGTTCGTTATACTTCATTTTCTGCTCGATGTGCCAGAGCAAATCTATGTTCAGATGCTTGGCAAGTCCGAAAATCTTAATGAATGAATATACTATATCTCTGTCAATAAGACTCTTGGTGATATTGAAAATGGATTCTGTAATTGTCTTATCTATGAATATACTTGAATATTCTTCAAGCACTTCGTCATCCAAACAGTCATTCTCCAACTCAATCTTACGCAGTCCGCACAAGTCAAGCAAGCGTATTGCTGCATCGGCAATCTCTTCGGCAACTGTACCTTTAATGCAGTAGTCATATACCTGCTTTAAGTTATTCTTTGGATATGATATACCGCAGTTAAATTGCTCTATAAGAGGCTGTTTCCCTTTCCTATCCGCTTCCACAGCCTCCATTAGCTCCGATATTATTAGGCAAAGACAATGTTCATTGCTCAACTCCTGATCGTGAAATTCGTGCTCACAAGCGTTTTTGTAGGCCTTATCTCTTAATTCGTTTAAATTCATTTCTATTTTTATTTAAATTACACAAATAGCGATTGCTGGATACGTGATAACACAAATTTATTCGCATCAGCAAAGAACTTTTTTTTAATCTCAAATCCGTATGCCCTGCGTCCCAACTGGGCAGCAGCTAATAAGGTAGAACCGCTTCCGGCACATGGATCAATAACGACATCACCTTTGTCGGTGAATATCTCTATCAGTCTACGAAGCAAAGGAACCGGCTTTTGCGTGCTATGAACCTTCGGAGTTTCATTGTCCACCACCCAATCAAAGCAATTGAAGATCATCCGACCATCGTTGTTAAATTTTGGAAGTTTATCGCGGTAAAGCAACAATCCATATTCACAATTGCCGACTATCTTCATATTGGCTTTCAAGACTTGCGCTGAAAAGTTCTTTCTAAATACAAGATTGATGTAATTATTCAGCCCATATCTTTTACCCAGTTCAATATACCGGAACTGGTCTTCAAATTCACAAAATATTATCATGCAAGGCGCCTTGCCTTTTTCCTTGGGTTCCTTTACAAGCATTTGGGAGCAGAAGTGCATAAACTCGGCAGGGCGAAAATCTTTATCGGTATCAAAGAATTGTTTGCCGGCCTTATCACTTTCCCCGTTCTTGTTATCTCCGTCCACATACCATGAAGGGTTAGAAGCATAAGCACTATTGCCTAAATTGTAAGGGACATCAGCTATGATTAGTTGAGCCTTAGGAATGCCATAGACTTTATAATTCTGGAAATGGTCATTATATAGTTCTATTTCTTTCATTTCTATTCTGTTATGTTTTAACTTCTTTGTATATTACATCAGGGTGATTCTCACAATATTTTATAATCTTTTCGTTTCCTTCCTGCCAACAAATAGGCACAGAGGATAAACTTCTTACATTTTTTGCTAAATCGCAATCGTTGCAATTTTCTTTCCCCTTAACTTTGATTCGTTCATATTTCTTGCCATCTATAATTATTTTACTCATTTCTATTCTTGTTATACGTTGTTATTAGTCAATCATTGACGGCATCATACAATTCTTGCAGCACATAAAAATCGGTTATCTCATCATCGCATATTTCCAATGCGGTGTTGGCTTTATAACTCAAACTTCCGAGGATAGTTTCTTCTGATAATTCAGTTTCGCCTAATATGCAACCGTTTAATTCCTCTACGAAATGTTCAATCATATCAATAGTAAACTGCTTGATAGCCCCTGTTTGATTGTATTTTTCGTCTATTGTTTCTACGATCTCTAATGCTTCTTTTACATTTTTCATAATGTTCCTTTCTAATTTGTTATTAATCAATTGGTAACTCTTGAATTTTTCTCATAATATCCGTAACTTCGTCTGCTGTGATATAACCTATTACATTATCTGTTATTGGTGTAGCATAGCATAATATACCATCTTTAAGTATTCCAACCTCATAAGTATCTATACCATTAGAATAGAACATAGAACCGAATATGACGCTAATTCCATAACCGTTTTCAAAATTCATTTTTGCCTGTTTAGCTTCTGCATATTCTTTAGCAAGATATAAAGGAAGTTTTTGAGCTTCTCCTGCTATTGGATGCGGAATAAATACCAAATCTTTGAAATTCTTTATTTTGCTCATTACTATTCTGTTTTAAATTAAACTCCTATTCACAAAGTCCATGATAAAGACTCATACAGCTATACCCACCTTCTGGCTCAAACATATCTATCATTGCATCATCGCGATTCACGTAATCAATCACTTCTTGAACCGTTGGACATCCGTCACCATATTCCCTACAGAACCGTTCCGGTATATATCCTTTTGGGAAGAATCCGGCATGATTCTTTTGTCCTAATGAATCAACCTCTTTTTCAAGTTGAATAAGTCTATCAGTCATAATCTTGTCTTTAGACAATACTCTGATTTCTCCCTTACGACTCATTATGCAGGGGAAGCAACCTACGCGAGATGCACCACGTTTATAAAGAGGATTAGGTTGTTGCCCATTCTTTAAAATGTAGTCAATAACTTGTTGAGCCGTCCAATCAAATATCGGACGTAATACAGAGGCATCATGCTTTTTGCACCATTCTAAAACCGTTTTTTTTCGATACAATCTCATTCCTTTATCAGCATTAAAATACTCCTTGAAGTACGAACATTCCGGCTCCATCTTTGCACGGGATGCGCTTTCTTTACCCCTAATACCTTGAATGAGGATAAAATTTTCATCATGAGATATAACCCAGTCAATCATAGGTTGAATTTTAAGCATTACTGTACATACACGGCGTGAAGCAACAGGAAAGCATTTCATACGTCTACACATATCTTGAAAATTGCCCACCTTCTCATTACGAATTATAGTCAACTTAACACCAAGCAGTTGGCATACATCTTGTATATGCTTGTACGTATCAGGATGCTCCCAACCTGTATCACAAAATACGGCTTCTATTTTATCGGCTCCGTATTTATTGGCAGCTTGGATCAAGCAAGCTTGCGAATCCTTACCACCGGAAAAACTTACTATTATTTTCATTGCATATAGACTTTTTTATTTTCATCTTCAAAATATACTGTTTCATACTTATTGCGATTAAAAGCAATAGGGAGGTTCTCTATCGGACAATATCCGAGAAACTCATACACTATTCCATTTTTGCGAATAGAGAATAGGTCACCTATTTTTAAATTCTTGATTTCGCTCATTTTTATATTTGTTATGTTTTAACTTCTTTGTATATTACATCAGGGTGATTCTCACAATATTTTATAATCTTTTCGTTTCCTTCCTGCCAACAAATAGGCACAGAGGATAAACTTCTTACATTTTTTGCTAAATCGCAATCGTTGCAATTTTCTTTCCCCTTAACTTTGATTCGTTCATATTTCTTGCCATCTATAATTATTTTACTCATTTCTATTCTTGTTATACGCAAATCCTTGATAATCATTCAAGAACTTGCAAGGTTAATTAATCATATCCATTAAGTAGTCTGATATTGCGTAGACTACCAGATAAAATAAGATGTTAACTCCTAGGAGAAGGAGGATATTTAGGAGTATTCTCATCTGCGGGAAGATCCTTTCAATTCGATTACATTAAACATTTCATTAATGCGATCAGCGATATATGCACCATATCGATCCTGAATCTCTTCTATAGAAAGATTGGTCGTTATATGAGTTTTACACTCGTATCTCAATTCATATCGACATTGAAGAATATACTGCATAACATTCAACTCCGTGCCAAAATGCTTAGAAGGAATGGGCTCCCTTCCTAATTCATCAAAACAGATCGTCCTAGGGATTCCACTATTGTAAGTATACAGTTCCAAATAATCCCGTCCTTTCATCGAGAACCCAGTAGCAACATAAGAGGCGGAATCAATCCTGAATCCTCCAATGGGATAATCCCCGGGATCACGTCCTCCAATAAACCATAAGTATTTATTTAGAATTTGCATTATAGTTGATTTCCCGGTTCCGTAATCTCCTGTTAGCAAAAGGCCTTTTCTAGCCACCGAATCACCTTCTGCATAGAGAAATATATCATTCATTATCTTTCTAAAAGCCCCTTCAACTTTAAATCCCGGACAAACAAAGCGGCAGCATTCAGCAAACACTTCCGCTCGTCTCTTCTTGTCATTTATCGATGTTGTAGGTGGCAGTTGTGCGGATAACAGCTTTCCTATCGGAATCGGAGTTACCGGCCTTATCCTTGTTTCCATACTTTTTTTCTGTTTGATAATTATTTCTTTCCCATGTTCTCACTGCTGCTTTCCAGTCTTTCATTTTAGAGCGGCCAACCATCCATCCGTTAGAAGTGTAATGGTCCATCCATCTTTGCGGATCAACATCATTTTTTCTCTCCATGCAATACGCAGAAACTTCTTCAAAAGAAGGAGGAACAAATTGTTTATTTTTTGAGATTGCCTCTATATTATCTTTTAGTTTAGTTTCTATTTTAGTTTTATATATATAGTCTGGCGCATTGGTTGGCTGATTGGTTCCCATATTGGTTGGCTGATTGGCTGGCGCATCTACTATCTCTTGGGCTGGCTTATCTACCGGAATATTTCCGGTAATTGAGGGCGAATTTGAATTTTCAAAAGCTTTATCAAAAGAATATAAACCTACAATCCTTTTGCTTTTACCAGACTTGTAATAAATCAACCCGGCATTAATTAGAGATAACCTGGCACGGACTAAAGTTTTCTCGTCGATATTAAGAGCACAGCAGAGTTCGATATTCGAGCAGCTGAAAACGTCCTCCCAGCCCTCGCTGTTACAAACGGCAACTAATTCGTGGAATAGTGCCTGTTCGGTAGCGGTAAGCCGATTACGTCTTCGTGCTTTTCTCATTTTCTCTGTCAATGTATATCCGTCCATAAATTTAATACGCATGAATACAATTTCTTTTGCTGTCGGCCACAAACCGACGGTTAAAGAAACTACAATAAACTACTCGTGGATTGCCTTTCTCAGTTGAAATTATTCGCCCGTTGTTGCATTTTGCACAGGTGTCCGGGCGGATAACTTGCTTGTCTGATTTCTTTTTCATATCTATTTTCCTTTTAAATAATC